ATGACTGCCTGGAAAGACAGGCAATATTGGATCCATAGTTCAATTGGTAGAATAGCGGTTTCCTTTGCCGAAGATTTGGGTTCGACTCCCTGTGGATCGACCAAACTCTACTTGACATACAATTCTGTAACTAAGCGAAGAAATACTATCAATATCATTCCAAAAGCTAACAGAAATGTTGATGATGTTGTATCAACAATTGATGCATTTATAGATAAATATTATCCAGATATACAATATGATTTATCAATTTCAGGTGATAAAATAGTTATTACAGTTAAATAGCTATTTAACTTATATTATCATAGGTATAGTTGAAAGTACCTTGTTTACACGTTATTAGGGATAGTAACTAAACGGCAGAAAGCTTTCCGCTGTGACTATGGGTGTGCGAAACGGTAGTCAACCATGCAGATATAGTATAATGGTTATTACATCAGATTTCCAATCTGGTTATGTGGGTTCAATTCCCACTATCTGCTCCAGGGGCGCAGGTTTGAGATCATGCCACACTAACTAAAATCCTTGTATCTATGGGTATTCCTGCACAACCATAGAATAGGTAGGGAATTCTATTCAATATGCAGATGTAGTTCAATATCTGCTCCAATAATCCCACTGCCCCAGCTATTCTATTAGCAAGTAGGGTTCGTTGCATGCAAGGGCAGCATCTGCAACGGTCAAGCGTACACGATTTATAGTGCTCGATATAAACTGTATGGTGAGCAAGCAGTACGTTAAGTAGTACAGTGACATTCGGAGAGACGAAGGTACTCATTTTACAATCTGAGGTTTCCAACTGTCCTTAAGGTGGAAACCTGATGTCAGAATCATCTAATGTAAGATAATTAGAATTGAAGACTAATGTCATTTATCATACGTTCAAGATCAGGTCTTTCCGATGTAGTTCCTGAGATATCATCGTCAATTCATTCTAATCAATGGTGGTGCAATTCCACCTTCTGACACCAGACCCGCTATTTCATACATCTTAATTGGTCACTGAATAGAATGAAACCTTGCCAATCTGGTCGGCAGTCAGTACGGTGGAACAGCGTGCAGTATGATGAAGATGCCTTTCTAGAAAGACTCTCCGGATACCTATTCCGCAACAGGTGCAAAACGGTAATTCCCGAACCCATATGCGTTAACAACAGAGTGTCAGGGTGACAGCTTGGAACAGGACAAGTACCTTCAGTTTAAAGGGCTGTTGGGTTTACTCAGCAGCTCGTATGCAGTCGGTGGCCACTATCAACGTACACGATAGCGTAGGTTTGATTCCTACGGACTGCACCAGCCGACTTGTCAATGTCGTAAAACTTGATGGGTGATACTTGCCCGAACGCTAAGCTATAAGGTCAGTACTTAGGAGTTATAGTCTTGAAGAAATGGATCTTCTTCTGATACGCTTGATGTAAAGGATTCTCCAGCGGTCTGAGGTGCAACAGATGGCTGAGCTGAAATGTATCAAAAGTTTTACTGCACTAACGGATGATACAAGTACCGTGGAGATTGCCGGTACGCTTGCCCTATATGCAAAATAGGGCATAAACGCAGATGTAATATAATGGTTAGTATATCAGACTTCCAATCTGAGTGTGCGAGTTCAATTCTCGTCATCTGCTCCACAGGAGACGTAGGCAGTCGGTGAAACTCCGACTATCGCGCGTAAATGTAAGAAAGCCGAACTCCTACAAAATGCGGATATGGTGAAATAGGCAGACACAATAGATTTAGGTTCTATTGCCGTAAGGCGTGCAGGTTCGACCCCTGTTATCCGCACCAATAACTTCTCATAAAAACTTCCACAATGGTAAAAGATGTCGAGTAATTCGGCATCTTTTGCTTTATGAATCGTTATATAATATACAAGTATTAAAATATGGAGGACTTACATATGAAACATCAACAGATAATTATCATCAACGGAAATGGCGGTGTAGGTAAAGATACATTCATTAGAGTATTGTCAACTGTATTTAGAGACATAGAAATATGGAGCTATTCTACTATCGACAAAATTAAAGAGATTGCTAAGATGATAGGATGGGACGGCGTCAAAGACGAGAAAGGTCGCAAGCTTCTAGCTGATTTGAAATCTCTTTGCGACAGCTACAATGATATGACTTTCAAGGATATGAAACAACCTGTAGCTGATTTTAAAAACAGCTATGGTACGCTGTTATTTATCCATATTAGAGAGCCTCACAATATTGAAAGAGCAAAGAAAGAATTTGATGCTATTACAATGTTAGTAACTAGAGACTCTGTTGAAAATATAACATCTAATGAAGCTGACAAACATGTTGCAGAGTATGACTACGATTATGTTGTAAAGAATGATGGTGATCTTGAACAACTGAAATCAGAAGCAAAGAAATTTTTACAATACATAAATAATATCATGCGAAACAGCTAATCGTTATATATAATATACAATTTGAAAGGAGTATTCTAATGAATAAGGTATACAGTGAGTTTCGCAGAGGTGATGTATCGTATGTTCGCCTTACAGATGAAGTAGGTGATGGTAACAATAAATCATCTGTTCAGAAGAAAAGTCGACCATATCTCATTGTTTCATGCGAAGAGAACAATAATTGTGCACCTACTATTAATGCAGTACCTATTACAACACGTCCAGCTGATCATCTACCCATGCATGTCTATTTCAATTACAACAACAGAGATCAGCCTATATTATGTGAGCAAATAGCTACATTGTCAGTATTAGATTTTCAGCGTTCTGGTTCTCACTTCATGTATTGTTTCAATCTTGAATTTATGACAAAAGTAGATGACGCACTTTCTGCACAGCTAGGACTTAAACCTAGAGTTGCTGATATGAAGGTGTTAGAAAATCTAATTGATAAGATTTCATCTGAAAGGGAAGCAGAATTAAAGCGCAAGTATGAAGACAACTTACAGATGAGAGTTGAATCAATTGCTGCAAAGTTAGCAAAACAGTTCAATATCAATTTAGATGCACAGGATATGCTTACAGGTGCAACATATAGACCTGAGGAACTGACATATGCATCTAAAGAAGATAAAATGAATCTTGCTGAAACTGCTAAATCACGAATGACACCTCCAGTTACATCGCAATCTGAAACTAAAGATTCAAAAACTACACCTGAAAAATCTGACAATTCAACAGATAAACCAAGAAAAAAATCCTCCAAGACACAATGGACAGAAACAGCAATGAAGGCATACTTATCAGATCACGAACATTTATCTGTATCAGCTATGTCCTCCAAATACGGTATAGCTAAAAAGTCTGTTGCACAGTACCGGTATTTATTCAGAAAGAAATTAGACGGACAAGAGAGTGATAATAATTGACACCGAAGGAACTATTTGACAAAAATCAAAAGTTAGTAGGATATTGCTTCAAGAAATATGTAGGTAACTATTCTTTACCAGACCATGAAGATATCATTCAAGAAGGTATGTTAGGTCTTTGGCAAGCTGCTGTAAAATTCGATGAAACTAAAGGTGTCAAATTCAATACATTTGCAGTGAAATACATATATGGAACTATGCTGAGATATATTAGAGATAGACGAAATACGATCCGTGTTCCTAGAGCAGTAAGAGATGCAAGCGATTCAGATACTATAAACAAAATATTAAATGTATATTCATTAGATGCTGAAAAACAAGTAGATGACAATAAATCAACATCGTTAATAGATACTATAGCAGACTCGCCTGATGAATACGAATATCTAACAGAAGATATCATAGATAAATTTTTAGATACCATTAAAAATCCAATTCACAGAGACATAATGGAGGAATATTATTATACAATTGTATGGTATGGTAAAATTACACAGCGTGATTTGTATGAAAAGTATGGTATATCTCAACCTAATTTATCTAGAATATTAAAAAGATACAATGATGAATTTGCAGCATACATAAACAACAATTAAATATCTATACATCAATTACCTTATATAAATATACAGGTAATTGATGTATAGTTTTATGCCGATATGTCGGAATTGGCAGACGAGGCAGACTCAAAATCTGTTGTCAGTAATGACGTAAGGGTTCAAGTCCCTTTATCGGCACCATTATTGTGATGATATATCACAATATAATCATACTATATGGAGGTATTAGGATATGATAACACACATCATAAAAAGAGATGGTCGTAAAGTACCATTTGACATCGAGAAAATAGTAAATGCTGTATTCAGAGCTGCTAACTCAGTAGGTGGTACAGATGCGGAGACGGCTAAAGACATCGCCATAAAAACATGTGACTACTATGAAAAAACATATATAGATCAGACTCCTACGGTTGAGCTTATTCAAGACATTGTTGAGAAGATGCTTATAGAAGGTGGACATGCAAGAACTGCTAAAGCTTATATATTGTATCGGCAAGAGCGTACACGTGACAGAGAAAAGAAATCTGGTCTGATGCAAACAATGAAAGAGCTTACGTTTGAATCGGCTAAAAACAGTGATAATAAGCGTGAAAATGCAAACATAAATGGTGACACGGCAATGGGTACAATGCTCAAGTATGGATCATCAGCTGCTAAAGCCTTTTATGAATTGAGTATATTGAATCCAGAACATGCAAAAGCTCACCGTGAGGGTGATATCCACATTCATGATCTTGATTTCTATACGCTTACAACAACGTGTACTCAAATTGATTTGGTTAAGCTGCTTAAAGATGGATTCTCTACAGGACATGGTCATCTAAGAGAACCAAATGACATTGCAAGCTATTCAGCATTAGCTTGTATTGCAATACAATCAAATCAGAATGATCAACATGGCGGACAGAGTGTACCGAATTTTGAATACGCAATGGCTGTAGGTGTAAGGAAAACATTTGCACATAAATATGTTCAGAACCTTGCTAAAGCATTGTTACTTGTAGACGGTATGAGTGATGCTGCTGAATTTGCTAATAGAATCAGCAATGATATTAAGGAACAGTTTAATCTAATTCCAACGCTTGCAAATGAAGATGATTATCAGAAAGTAGAGACACAATTCTTAAGCGAATATGTAAATTCTGATGATATTCAAAAGGTACAGTCATTTGCAAGATCTCAAGCTACTAAAGAAACAGATAGAGCTACATATCAGGCAATGGAAGCTCTTATTCATAACCTCAATACAATGCATTCTCGTGCTGGTGCTCAGGTTCCATTCAGCTCTATCAACTATGGTACTGATACTTCTCCCGAGGGAAGAATGGTTATCAAAAATATTCTGCTTGCTGAGGAAGCCGGTCTTGGAAACGGCGAAACTCCAATATTCCCGATTCATATTTTCAAAGTTAAAGAAGGCGTGAACTACAACGAAGCCGATCCTAACTACGACTTGTTTAAACTAGCGTGCAAGGTTTCTGCTAAGCGTTTGTTCCCTAACTTCTCATTTATCGACGCTCCATTTAACCTCCAGTATTACCGCCAAGGGCACCCTGAGACCGAGGTTGCTTATATGGGCTGCCGTACAAGAGTTATTGGTAACGTACATGACCCGTCAAGGGAGATTGTAAATGGACGAGGTAATTTAAGTTTTACATCTATCAACCTTCCACGACTCGCAATTGAAGCTGATCATAACATAGACAAGTTCTACGAAATGTTGCATGAAAAGATGAATTTAGTAATAGATCAGCTTATGCATCGTTTCAGAATACAATCTAAGAAGTTTGTACGTAACTACCCATTCCTTATGGAGCAGGGTGTATGGATTGACTCAGATAAACTTAATTTAGATGATGAAGTCGGAGAAGTATTGAAACATGGTACACTATCTGTAGGCTTCATAGGTCTTGCTGAATGTCTTAAAGCTCTCATTGGAGTTCATCACGGCGAAAGTGAAGAAGCACGTAAGTTAGGTTATGAAATTATTAAAACAATGCGTCAACGTGTAGATGAAGAATCTAAAAGAACTGGACTTAATTTCTCGCTGCTCGCTACGCCCGCTGAGGGACTTTCAGGACGTTTTGTACGTATGGATGCAAAGAAATATGGAATCATTGAGGGTGTAACTGACAGAGATTACTATACAAACTCTTTCCATGTGCCTGTTTACTATCCGATAAGCGCATTTGAGAAAATAAAAATAGAAGCTCCTTATCATGAGCTTACAAATGCAGGTCATATCAGCTATATTGAGATGGATGGTGACCCTGTTCAGAATGTAGAAGCATTTGAAAAAGTTGTACGTTGTATGAAAGAATCAGGTATCGGTTATGGTTCAATCAACCATCCAGTAGATAGAGATCCAGTTTGTGGATTCACAGGAATCATTGGAGATACTTGTCCACAATGTGGACGTACTGAAGGTGATATCCCATTTGAAAGAATTCGTCGCATTACAGGATACCTTGTAGGTACACTTGACAGATTCAACAATGCTAAACGTGCAGAAGAAAGTCAAAGAGTAAAACATAATATTTGATGTATATCGGCAATAGTCGGTGTATATAAATACAACAGCGGACATTTGTAAATCAAGTGCCCGCTGTTTTTGTGTGTAAAATTACAGAATCGTTATGTATATTGTAGAAAATAAATAACATAAAAGGAGATAATATTATGGTAAAAACAATTATCATCATTGTTGCTATGACGGCCTGTCTGTTGAGCCTATGGAAAGCAATGTTTAAGCATGCTGCTAACTTTGATAAGGTATTTTTCAGTGTGCTGTCTGTAGTTTTCATACTCATCGGAATTGTAATCAGCAATAAATTATAAATATATATATAGGAGGATGTTAAATATGACTTTACTTGAACGTGTTCATCAAGACTATCAGAAACGCATTGACATGATAAATCAGATGATGAATTTGCCTAACTCAGCAGCTGGATTAGCTGCAGGTGCAGCTATGTTGTATGCATATGCTAGAATGAAGACCACCGACTATGCTGAACTTAAAGAGGATTATGAATTCGCTATTGCTAACAAGGTATTATGTAATCATACAAGCGGATATACTAATTATAAAAACTATGTAAATTACAACATAACATCTACTACGTATATAGTATGGAGGCATGGTAGAAACAGATATGGTGTTGAGGAGCTGTTGCTTGAAAAGGACGGAGATATAACAACAGTCTGGTATATACCATATCACAATAAACTTGTATTGCCGCATCTTGACGATCGTCTAGAATATTTGAATGTAGATTCCGTAAAAGATATGGAATGGTTCTTCGCATGCCTGTATGATGTTAAATTATAAGGAGGTAGCTATATGTCGAAATTATTTAGTTCACTAGAGAACAAGATTGCTGAAAATGCTCAGAAGTACTATACAGATGGTTCATCTAGTTTGACTGATGCTGAATTTGATGGACTCATTGATCAGCTTCGTGAAGAAAATCCAGATTCTGAACTTCTGAAGAAAACAGGATGGGGATATTCTATCAATGAGGCTACTACACCCGGTAAGAAATGTCTTCATAAATATGGAGAAGCTGGTTCTCTTGAAAAGTGCAGAACTTGGGAAGAGGTGAAGCATGTTTTCCGTAATCAGTTTGTAGATATATCATTGAAAATCGACGGAATCAGTGTTCTGCTATATTATCGTGACGGAAAACTGTATCAAGCCCTTACAAGAGGCGACGGAGCTGTCGGTATTGACATTACAGATAAGGTGCTTGAAATTGGAACAACTGTTGATATGAGCAACTTTACAGAATGTCCTATCAAACTTGGTGATGGTGATAATGCAAACTTCACCGGTGCAGTACGTGGTGAGATTGTAATGTCATTCCGTAATTTTAATAAGTATAAGGAAATGTATCCAGAAGCAAAAAATCCAAGAAATGCAACAGCAGGTATCATCAACAAAAAGTCACTTGAAACAGCTGAGTTGAAATTACTGAATATAGTTGTGTACTCTGTAGTCGGTTGTGAAACTTCATCTAATTTCACCGGCAACATTTATGAAGTGCGGAGTTGGCTTAAACATTATTTCAAACACACTGCTCCGAATTGTAATTATCTTCTTTCAGAAGCAGATATGTTGGATGCTTTCATATGTATGAAAGCAGAATGGGGAGGAGAGTATCCAAATGACGGATTAGTGATTACCTCTATCAACTTAAAGAATGACGATTTTGCAATCATTCAGGAATCTCAAGCATTTAAGTTCAAAGCTGAAACTGCGCAGACAAAGGTACTTGAGATTGAATGGAACATGAGTAAAACAGGCTATGCTATACCTCGAATAAAGGTTGAATCTGTTCAGCTTGCCGGTACAACAGTACAGTACTGCACCGGTTACAATGCTAAGTATATTGCTGACAACAAGATTGGCGTAGGGACTATTGTTGAGATTGAAAAACGAGGAGAAATCATTCCTAACATAAATAAAGTTATTGCCGTATCAGGAAATTGTGAACTTCCAACGTTCTGCCCTAATTGCGGATGTGAATTGCAGTGGGATGGTGTGCATCTTGCTTGTAATAATCCTAATTGTAGTAATACAGTTTTGCAGGATACTATGATTTGGACAAACGTACTTGCACCTATTGACAATCTAGGTGAGTCACTTAAAGAGAAGTTCTTCAATGAAGTCTATGGAAATGTTCCTACAATAGAGAAGCTGATGAAAAACAAGCCAATTGCATATCAGAATTCATCAGTAGGTACTCAGACATATAGAATGAAGCTTATGTTTGATAAATTGTTTAGCAATGAACCTATTAATCTAATAGATGCTATCAAAGCATTAAACATTCCAAGATTCGGAGATGTAAATGCTGATAAATTAGCTCAGTATCCTGAGCAGGTTAAGAGTTTGGTAGAACTTGCTTGTGATGGTAGTTGTGCTGACGGTATGAAACTTCTATCATTGTTTAATGATCTAATGGTAAAAATAGGTGTAGCAAATACAAAATCGCTTGAACGTAATATGGACAAGATAGCACGACTGAGTTTCATTCAGAAACGTATCGACTGGTCAACACCAACAGTTGAATCTGTCTCAGAATCTAAAGGTAAAGTTGCTATCACAGGTAAACTCAGTGTAAAACGTTCTGATTTTGAGAAAGAGCTTAAAGCTGCTGGATTTGTTCCAGCTGAAATTTCAAAGGATACTAAATTTCTTATCACTGATAATCCAACTGGTTCCAGCTCTAAGAACAAGAAAGCAGATACTTGGGGAATCGTTAAGATAACAGAGCAAGAATTCAGGCAGAAATATATGTGAGGTATTGAATTATGAAAAAGAATAAATTTTGCTTAAGATTTCGTCTAATGAAACTTCGTCAAATGTTATGCATACATTCATATCAGTATTGTTATTATAGTGTGTGTTGTGATGAATATAGATTTCATTGTAAACGATGTAAGCATTGGAAGTCTGTAAAATCTGATAAAATGACTAAAAGATATAAGAATATGGTGAACAAGAGATTCGAGGTGTAACTTCATGATAAGATTCATACTATATGTTGTATTGCAGATAATTGGTTTATCTATGATTCTAATACCTGGCAAATCTTACAATAGAACAGAGAAAGATAAACAATATCATGAACGTAGAGAGCTTACTATATATGAAGTATGTATGCTCGTAATAGGTATCATAATATTTTCTTTTGCATTTCTATTTATGATATTTTCAATACTTGAATACATGTAGCTTCGAATATCAAATCGTTATAGACTATGTGATAGAAAATATTTCCATTACATAGTCTTAATGTTTATAGGAGGTCATACGATGTGAAATCTAAGAAATTAAGCAGAGGCGTTTATGAATACAAAGGATATCGCATATCTAATTGTGGATACCATCATCCTGATCATTGTATTTGGTGGGAAGCTGTAAATATAGTAACAGGTTGTGCTGATTATCATGCTACAACCAAGAAACATCTAATTGAAATTATAGATGATGCAGAATCTAATGGAAGAGGAGATATATGACCATGGTGATATCTAAAAGTGTGTTGGATGAAGTAATCGCAAGCATTGCAAATGGTCAAGCTAATTATCAGAAGTTCGTTATTATTATAACAACAGATTTTAAATGTAAATTCAAATGTGATCACATGATTGGTACAACTGATGCTGCTGCAATTGATATTATCAGTGATACAATCATACAGTATTGCAGTCAGCATTACATTTTGGGTTATACAGCTCAATATATTGACAAAACTGCTAAATGTATTGAACTCCATATTCGAAGAGATATTGATCCGGATTCATTTGTTAAACATGGATATTGGTCACAAGTAAACACAGGTGATCGTATAGGTGATTATTATTTTGTATGTAGTCACTGTCACAAAAATACACCAGATAAAGCATTTATAATTGCTCCGGATTACTGTCCTTGGTGCGGTGCAAAAATGAGATCGGAGGTATAAATCAATGATAGAGATAGCAAAGCTACTTAATATTGCACAGAAAACATATGACGATTGTTACAATAATATGGAATCTGCTGAAGAAGGAAAATGTTCAGGAAAAACTGGAGGTACAAAAGCAACTGAATATTTGAATGAAGTATGTATAGATTGTCCTTATTTCTGTTTAGATAAGAAAGACATAGGTCTTGGATTATTCAGCAAAATTAATGATTCATTGAAAGGTAGTGATGATATGAATAAAATCATAGTTAGTCCGGATGATTTAGCTGCACCTAAGGATACATTCATATGTCTATTCGGTGACTTTGCATATTTTGAAGACGGGTCATTCAAATTGAATGAAGAAGGTATAAAAATACTTCATGATGAATCAAAATTGATTACATCATATTCTGGTGTGCATTATTGGTGTAATCATTTCATATGTGAATTGCTTGATTTATACTCTGGTACAAGTGAGTATAATTACTCATTAGGTACTATACAGCATCAAAAAGAAATTGCCCAAGGTTGGAATAATAACAAGAATTCAATTATCCAATGGTTCTACACAAATTCTGATAAATTATGGTTCCAATTAGCTGAGAAGATGTTTGACATCTTCATGATAAATATCAGAGATAATGCAAATATATTCAAATAAAGGAGTAACATTATGATCAAATATTATGACCCAAACATGTGTAATGCAATACACACTGTTAGAATAACTCTCATGCAAGGAGATTATGTTGGACACATCTCTCGGAAGATAAAAGGTGATTGCAAAGGTGCAGATTTACTTGAAGCTGATTGTTTTGAATATGATGATCAAGACGATATTGACAGATATGTCGAAAATGACTGCAAACTTTCGTATGACAAGGATTATTGCATATATACAGCAGTATTGACTAATTCTGACGGCGACCAACTTGAAGTTGAAGGCGATACGTATGAAATGAAAAATATGGTTGTATCTATAGAGTTTTCTGAAGTTGAGGAATTGATTACTAATGAGACATTAAAATCATGCCCGTTTTGTGGAAGGAGTGCGGTGTTGAAAACAAAAGTTTCTGAATCTGAAACAAGATACTATGTTATGTGTGGCAAATGTGAATCTAAATCACGTACATTTGTTTTAGCAGAAGAAGCTGTTAAATCTTGGAATGCACGTCATGAAATTGATAAATAGAAAGGAAGAAAATTATGAATGAAACTAAATTAAAGCCTTGCCTGTTTTGTGGAAGCACAAAGTTGAAAATTGATAAGAAAAGCAAATTAGTGAATTATAGACACGTAGCTATATTCACAGTTTCGGTAAGGTGTTCTTGTTGTCATGCAAGAGGTGGCACAGTAAGTGGTGAAGTAGGAAGCGGAATAGCTGATCCTATATCAGATAAGCTTACAACTTATAAGGAGTTACAAGCAAAAGCTGCCGAATCTTGGAATTCACGTCATGAAGATGTCGATACAATTGTCCATGGAAAATGGATTGATATTGAACCTGAATACAACTATGAAAAGCATCAAACTGCCCATTATCAGTGTTCAGTATGTGGAAGAAGAACAGGGTATAAACAGACAAAGACTTACAAGTATTGTCCTAAATGTGGTGCTAAAATGGGAGGTGATGTCTAATGTCACGCTGCTGTACATGTATACATTATCCAGTGTGTGAGCATTATTTAGTTAAATCTGGTTTAGATGCTACATCTGTTGTATTAGCATCTAGAATAGAAGATTCTACACTAAGCTGTCCACAATATAAATCTACTACATCTTGTATAGATGTACCTTGTAACATAGGTGATACTGTATATTATGTCCCAGATGGTCGTCAAGGAATAATCATCAAATACGTTGTAACTGCTATTCACATTTCAGACGAAGGAACTATACGACATAAATTGCATAAATCTCATATTATTGCTTTTCATGAACAGAATAAATTGAGTAATAAATTCAACTTTGATGAATTTGGAAGACGATTATTTACTACGTATGAAGCTGCAATTAATGTAGTACTTTGTACTAAGGAGTGTGATGTAGATGAATAAAGCTGTTTTATTAAGCATCAAGCCACAGTATTGTGAATTGATTGCTAATGGTAAGAAAACTATTGAGGTTCGTAAGACACGACCTGCAATTGAAACCCCGTTCAAGTGTTACATCTACTGTACTGGTAAGCCAAATCTTTGGAAATTAAAACATGGTGTAATTCCTGATTGTAAGTATAATCGAATTATTGATGATATACCAGGTATTCTGCTCAATAAGAAAATTATCGGTGAGTTTATCTGTGATCACATTTATCAATATTCTACCGGCAACGTTGAGGGCATAGACATATCAGATGAAGACATTACTGCAAGTTCTTGTCTATCTAAACAGGAAATCGGAGACTATGAATTTTCTGCACCTCAAAGAGATTTTTGTATATATCGTGTAGGTGTTTATGGATGGCATATATCAGAATTCGTTATATATGATAAACCAAAAGAGTTGGGAAGCTTCAAGGTTACAAAGCCACCGCAGTCGTGGCGATATGTGGAGGAGATTTAATATGGATAAGAATGAAATTACAATGACTTCTGAGGAAGTTAAACCAGTTGAGAAGATTAAAGCAATCAATCCTGTAATTGTAGTTAATATGAAAGATGACAAACCTTATTATAGCATACAGTATTATGATTTAGAAAATGAAACTTGCTGTTTTGGTTACTCTTCTTTCAATTTGAATTATGTAAGGGAATGGTTAGCTAAATATTTTGAACCTGTTAAAGCTGATGTAATACATGTAAAGTATGGTTATTGGAATGACATCGGGAACGATGTCGTGTGTTCTGAATGCGGTTGTTCAGCATATGATGGTTACACTTCTAACTATTGTCCTGACTGTGGTGCAAAGATGATTTTTAAGGATGATGAAAGGACAGGTGACAATGTATGAACAATGAAGATAAGTGCTTGTTTAAGTTATCAGAGTGTAAAGAAGCACAGCGTAAATATGATTTATGTCCGTGTCAATTAGCTGTTTTGCTGAAGCTTGTGGAACATCCACCGAAAGATAAGAATTATCCTACTATTGTGGGTGCTAATTGTAAGCTATCAAATTTCACATTTGAATGGTGTAAGAATTTGATGTATAGCAGCAAATCAGTAGATGCATATGTAGATGGTCTGAAACAAGGATGTTTGAAATGTCCTTACAATAATTATAATTATTGTGATTATGTATTAATGCACCTTAGTAAGCCATTATGCTTCAATGAATTTAAGTGTAGTATGTGTCATGCAGTTGTACCATTTGATGCTGCTATAATAGCTACATATTGCCCTGAATGTGGTAGAAAAATAAGAAATAAGGAGTTATTGGGAAAGGTGTGAATAATTGTGAAATCTACTGAATACATTCTATGTGCTGCTATTAAAATAACTATAAATGATGAAACAATCATTATATCAGGATATCGGCATGGTGATTGTTTCAATATCGTTCATAAATTATGTCCAAATAAATATATAAATCAAGATGAACAAGGATTTCTAACTTCATCTGGTAGATTTGTAGATCGTATAGAAGCTAAGAAAATTGCTAAACAAGCAAATCAGCTTATTCGTGAATCTGTTTTAGCAAATTAATTTCAGAAGATATTTATTAAGGAGGACATTTGATGATTTTATCTATTGAAATTACATCATATAAGCCGTCAGGCAAATGGTATAGTTCATGTAAAATTACAAAGGGTTTTGAAAAGCCTATTCATATACATTCAGATGAATTTATTCAACTTGTTTACGAAAATGCAACACTTGTAACAGATGGATATATAGTTGTATCTGATTTGAGTAGCGGTGAAGGCTTTCACAATAAGCTCTTTGCTGTAGATAAGTTAAAGCGATTGTATATTGAGAACAAAGAAAACAGCTGTACTAATTGAATATATAAAAATTGTGTGGGTTAATATCCACACAATTTTTATATATTTACAATCGTTATAATAGATATAATGAAGGAGGTATTCACAATGATAACAAAAATCGAAAATGAACTCTTGCCTGATTATGCCAACCCATCAGCATGTATGTGTGAACCTATTCTTAAACATCTCAATATGCAAGGAGATAAAATCAATGAGTTGATTGATGCAGTCAATCAGCTTGAAAATAAGTCTACAGACTCATCTGAATCTAATATCGGATCAATTGATGCTAATGAATTTAAATCGGCTATAAAAGAAATATGTGACAAATACAGCATATCTTATGGTGACTGCTATGGTGGATTTGGAGAAGCATTGTCCAAAGTGATAGACGAAGCTCTAAGTATCAAAGAACCTACTAATCATAGGTGGATATACGACGGTAGGGATTCAGACTATACAAAGTATTATAAGTGTTCTTGCTGCAAATATGTTGTATTAGCTTATAGGGATACTGAACTTGATTATAAGTTTTGTCCATATTGTGGTACTAAGTTGGTGCGTAAATGATATGGTTGGTGCGTAAATGATATGGTTGGTTAGGATATATCATATGTATATAAATTATGCGCAGAACGCTCAATTAGAATCGTTAATATACAATGTAGATAATCTACATAATCAAAAATCAAAAGGAGATTAATTAATATGAGGAAAACCAAGCAGGATTTTTACATTTATCACATTGTTGAAGCAGTTGCTGGTACGATTTATCGTATGGCACCTAAAAACAGACCTCGTAATATGGCTAAAATAATGTCACATGTAATTAAGAGTGCAGAACAAGCTTGTGTAGACGTTGTAAACAATCGTCATTTGTTTATGACATATACAGAATTCGGCGAATGGCTTACTAATATGCTAAAAAGCTGTCCTGAATTCTGTGATCTTAATCTCAGCCAAGATGAATATGAAAACAATATATTGGTCGACGATGAGTCAAGGCCTAAATTTGCATTTACATCTGCTTATGATGTCGAAACTGAGGATTCATGGAGATATGATTTCATTGATCTTGATGCTGCTATTCGTAACATTCATGATTGTATCATAGCTGCACATGAAGAAACAGATTGCTTCTTATGTGACCACAAAGGAACTGAAATGTGTCACTACTGTATACTGCATTATAAAAATTCTGAAGATTATAAGAATCATTATGAATGTTCAAACAAACCGCATGACACTTCTAAATATGCTGGTTGGTGTAATACAAGTTGTCCTGAAGGAATTGCCGTTTGTTGTAAAGATTGTACTAAGAAAGATAGTTGCACTCTTGACGATAAGTGCGAAGATTCTGATGTAGGATGTCCTCGATATGTAGTGAATCCTAATTTCTAAAAATAAGGAGGATAAAATGCCTAATATATGTCCCACATGCGGGAATTATATCAACAACCCGCAGCATCGTAATCAGCGTAGATGCAACTCTTGTATAATGAGTGAACCATATGATTTTACATTCAAGCAAGGAAATTGTACAATTCAAATACATACAGAGTTGATGTCAAAGACTCAGTTGACTAAAATGATGAGAAAATTAATGCCCTTAAGGAGGTCAAAATGAAAGTTATCAATGCGAATGCTATATATTTAGATCCTGTAGGAATACACCCATATCAGTTCATCGAATTAGCAGGTAGAACTTGCTACAAGTCAGAAAACAAAATGACAGAATCAAGTGCAACGAAATTTGTATCTAATCTGCTGAAAGCTGGACATTTAGCGATGCTTGAACATGCTCATATAATTATCCAGACTACTGCAGATCATGGAGAAGCATTCAGGAAAAAATTAGATTTCAATAGAGACTATCAAGGCTATGATGTAAGAATGACTCCTTATCTTAACATAACAATAGGATCAACATACGGCAGTTTCATTTCAGGATCACTTAGAACGTTTATACAGCTATTTAGATTAGATAGCAGCGTCAATTCACTGGTACATGATGATAACATAGAAACAGTTTTACATGATGCTTATCCTGAGATATTTGATGCACCTGATGATAAAGGTGCAGGATATTGTAAAATTATTTCTAGAGATAAATTCATTGACACTGTTAAACATGTATTTAAAAATTCCAGCGAACTTGCAGACGAAGTCATCCGCAAGCATATCGTACACACAATTAAATTTACATGCGACAGAGGTGTATCTCATGAATTTGTCAGACATCGTCCTGCATCATTCGCTCAAGAATCTACACGTTACTGCAACTACTCTAATGAAAAATTTGGAAATGAAATTACAGTAATACGTCCGTGCTATTGGGCTGCTGATTCAAAACAGATGAAGTTATGGAAAATTGCATGCGATTTTGCCGAGAGTAAGTATTTTGATTTACTTATTAGTGGTGCAACTCCACAGGAAGCAAGAAGTGTTCTGCCTAATTCTCTCAAAACGGAACTCATCATTACTGCAACTGAAGATGAGTGGCAGCATATCATTAATCTCAGATATCATAGTACTACTGGCAAACCGCATCCACAAATGTATGAAGTAATGGAGATTGCATATCCAAAGCTTGTTGATAATTCAAATGGTAGATTGAAATAATCACACATAAATTAAAATCGTATGAACCATCTTCTTAACCTTATATAAAAGTAAAGGTAAGAGGGTGGTTTTTATGAATAATCAATGTTTATGTATAGAAATCTCAAATGCAGGATGCTGCATACATCCTGGAGATATTGTAAAACTAGGAAGATTTGACGAAAAGCGTTGGAAAGTTGGTTATAATTGGTATACATGGGGAGGTAATCGACCTGTGTTAGGCTGGTTTCTTACAAATATAGAAACACATGACATAAAGCCATTACAATTACCAGATTTAGATGATATCTATATCATAGAAAGTTAAATGGAGGTGATATAATTGCATAATAGTATTCATATTCCAGATACTTGTCAAGAAATCACAATAGGAAGTGTAGTTACACTAAGTAGATTTCCTGATACTAAATGGGTGACTCAAAAAGGCTGGTATTTGTATGAAGGTCAGCAATATAATGGATGGTACTTCAGCTCAATCCCAGCACAAACTGTAATTCCAATGCAAGCTACAGACTTAATTGGCATTGTAATTATATCAGGAGGTGCTTGTCAACCAATACCACACCCACCTGGTCCATGTCCGGGACCTATTCCTAGTCCATCACAACCTCGTTCTGTTGAAAAATATCTTTCAGGCGTAAGTTATATAGAAGGTCAATTAGTATGGTTAGAAACAGGTGTGATATATCAAGTTGTTAAAGACTTCATATCTAATTCTACTAGTGAATCTATTGAAGATAATCTTGAATCAGACATAAATGCTGGCAATTTGAAGCCAATATCTGCAAATTCTGTAGGATATTTAAGTTTATTGGTAAATTTCAAAGAAGTGTTTGGAACAGATAATCCTACAAAAGCTGAAGCTGATAAATATCTTACTACATTTGACCCTGAAATAACACCAACTGCTGGTATTCAATTTGTAAATTCTGATACCGAATCAGTTACTTACAATAATATATATCAATATCTGCAGATTCCAAACGGTGATGAATTGATATTTCAAAAATTGTCTGGTGCAAAAGGTGAACAAGGTCCTGTAGGCCCTCAAGGCGAAAAGGGTGATACCGGAGAACAAGGTGAACCTGGTAAATCTGCTTATGAATTAGCTGTAGCATCTGGATTTGAGGGTACAGAAGCTGAATGGTTGACTTCTCTTAAAGGCGAAAAGGGTGATATCGGAGAACAAGGTCCTAAAGGCGATAATGGTGATCAAGGTTTACCAGGTCCTCAAGGTGATACTGGTAAAAATGGATTATCTGCTTATGAAGTAGCTGTATCAGCAGGGTTCATAGGTACTGAATCTGAATGGTTGTTATCGCTTAAAGGAGAAAAAGGTGACATTGGTGAACAAGGTCCTCAAGGTGTTCAAGGTATACAAGGACAACCTGGTCAACAAGGTATACAAGGCATTCAAGGTGAAAAAGGTGATACAGGTGCTAATGGCTTATCAGCTTATGAAGTAGCAAAATCAGCTGGTTATACAGGTACAGAAGCCGAATGGCTTGCGAGCTTGAAAGGTCCTCAAGGTGATCCAGGTATTCAAGGGCCTAAAGGTGATCCAGGTGAAAAAGGGGATGCTGGTAATACTGGACCTCAAGGTAACGATGGTGAAGATGGTGTATCTGTAACAAGTGCATCTGTAAATGATTCAGGACATTTGATTATTACATTGAGTAATGGACAGAATTTAGATGCCGGTCTTGTAAAAGGTGCAGATGGTACATCTATAAACATTAAAGGGGACTTATCATCTAGTGCTGATCTTCCAAACTCTGGACAACAAATAGGTGACTGTTATCTTATATCAGGTGATTTATGGGTCTATACTAATAGTACAGAATCTGGATCTGTAAATGGATTCAAAAATGCTGGAACTATACAAGGACCTGCTGGTAGAGGTATAACATCTGTTGCAATTAATTCATCTGGACAGCTTGTAATAACATATTCTGACAACGAAACTGAAAATGCTGGAAAAGTTGTAGGTGATGCTGGTAAATCTGCATATGAAGTAGCTGTTGCTAATGGATATACAGGTTCAGAATCTGAATGGCTTGCATCTTTGAAAGGTGCAACTGGGGATCAAGGTCCAAAGGGTGAAACTGGTGCTACTGGTGTAGCTGGAAATGACGGTACAGATGGTGTAAATGGTGCATCTGCATATGAAATTTGGCTTTCATTAGGAAATTCTGGTACTGAGTCAGAATTTATAGCATCTTTAAAAGGTGAACAAGGACCTCAAGGTGTTCCTGGTGTTCAAGGAATCCAAGGCGAAAAAGGTGAGAAAGGAGAACCTGGCGAAAAAGGTGATCCAGGTCAAGATGGCACTGATGGCGCTGATGGTCGAGGTATAGTTAGCGTACTATTCAAGAATAGTACATCTGGATCAACTCCAGGTATTGCAGGTGCAACTGATACTTATGAAATAACATACACAGATTCTACAACATCTGAATTTGTTGTAAAAAACGGTGAATCAGGGTCTGGGTCTACTATAGTAATTGACACCGAAATGAGTGCTACTAGTGAAAATGCTGTACAGAATAAAGTTATTAAACAATATGTAGATGATATAGTAGGTAATATCCAAACTGTATTAGCTACTGTGGTGGAGGTGACTGAATAATATGCCTACCATATCACAACAACTAACTGAATTAGTTAATCAGAAGAATCAGCTTGCTGAAAATCTTACAACAATGGGTGTTACGGCTACATCGTCTGAAACTTTAAATACTTTAGTCCCTAAAGTATTACAAATCCCACAAACTGCTAGAAGTTCAACTGTTATATATGATGCAAAAACTCACACTGAATATCTTAGCACAATATTTATACAATATAACAGTACTATATACAGCTTGATTGAGTTTATACAATCTCATGCTGCATTCTGCAGTGAAGCAAATGAATATGCACTATATTACACATACGAAGTGTTTGGATGGGATTACTCTGCATATACATGTAGTATTACACCTGTTAATATACCATCTAAATCTAAAATATCTATCGAATATAAGTCTAGTTCCAGCGAAACTGGTATCTTTAGATTAGTTCAATCTGATACAGGAACACCTGATGATATAATAGCGAAAGCTCAGACAGATGGTAGTTATGTCGATTTGTCGTTTCAATGGTTAACATCTAGCACATATATTGAAAATTTAATATCATGTAAAGATGTTACACCGGGAACCTATTATATAGTATGGGTAGGTAGGTCTAATAATTCCCATCCATTCATATACAATATAACAGTACTATAATCAACAGGAGGTATTATTATGGATATGAATATTATTGATGCAGCGAAGGCTTTAGACGAAGGTAAAACAATTACAGATCCGGCTTGGGGAAATGCAGCACTCAAACGATTATTTGATGCGGAAGGTAGATCTGTAATAGTAAAAATCGGTTCTGCTACACTTACCAGGGATATAGTTCCGCTCATGGTTACATCTTATGTTGAAACAGACCCTGCAAATTATAACAGTGTAGATGTGCCAGAAATTATTTCAGAAAATTCTACAGATGAGTGATATCACTCATCTGTATGAATAAAGGAGTGAATCACAATGCCAAGACAAATATGGAATGAGGGCAGAGTAGTTGGATACTCTGCCTACGAAGTATATTTAAAACATGCACTCAGTGTAGATCCTGATCATGAACCTGCAACAGAAAAAGAATGGCTTGCATCTATGATGGCAATGGGATCATCTATGTTGTTAAGAATAGGAGCTGATCCTGCAGGTACTGAATATGATGGTTTACATTATGTAGATATTCAATTTCCTGCAGATTCTAGATTATGTGCTGCAAATACTATAATTGCGTCATTCTTTGATGGCGAAGGTTATATTGATGATAATCCATCTAATACTACAACAGCATGGGCGACAAAAGTAACAAGTTATGGTAGCTTAATAAAAAATGATTCAAGTAATAGTCCTAATGGTACAATAGGTCATGATGGACTCATTCCTCCATTGAACAAAACTGCAATAGCTAATGATTCAATATCATCTCAGATCAAGGAATATATGAAGATTGTAGATGGTATCATTATTCAACCGGGTACTTGGGTAAGCAATCCTAACAAACCACCTCAGAAGGATTTTACACCGACATTATCAGAATATCCAAGATTACGTATTGCATTTAGCGAACGTGTTACTACTCCGTTCTTCTTACTACTTACTGGATTTACAAATAGATCTGTAGTAGATGGTGTAACTGGGTTTGAAACAGCTGTGAATACACAATCACCCTCAGATGGAGATTTTCTTGGACCTTGGGCATTTCCGTGGTCAGCAAAAGTTATATTCTCTGTACCTAGTTCATTTGTAAATTATTTTATGAATAATAAGTACAAAAGACAATTAAAATCAGGTACAGCTGAAATTGCAGTAAAATCTGATGCTATTATAGATTTAAAGCAAAATCACAATGCTAATTTACAATCTATGTATTTTAATGCGGGTGATGATTCATTATTACCAGCAACTATTACTGATGTGAATGTTTTAGGTGATGATGCAGCTGTATTTGCTACATATATGCATTCTAACAACGGTACTAAATTACCACCTGCACTATATGCTGCACTGTTGAAGTCAACAGGTAATACACAGTTTGAACCAGTAGATTCTGTTGCACCAGGTTCTTTACATCTGTACAATGGCGATGTTGATTCTGATGAATCGTCAGCGGTAAAACAAGCAAGAGCTATAGAATCTGAAGCATATGGAAATACTGCATTCATAAGAGAACTACAAGATTATATTGTATATGAAATAAATCAAGTAAATGAATTGAGACCTATAGCGAGAGTCGATAATACTTCGTTATATGCTGTTTTATCTGTATCTGAATTAACTTCACCTATGTTTACAGTAGAAGGAACATTTCCACGTGCTGGTGTTAATATTCGTGTAGGTGACATCAATGATACAAGCACAGACGGATCAGACCCATCTGATGGGTTTAATCCCTTTAAAGAAGATGGAAGTACATGGTACATAATTGTAGACAACAAACGAGTATCAGGTACAACTGTTCAATCAGATCCTTTACCCTATAGCACACCATTTATAACAATGTATAAACGTCTCACTGGTCGGTTATCTAATAAAATAAGAAATCTATGTGGATATGAATATGATCCAACATCTAAAAAATTGAAATCAGACGGTATATGGGATGACGCTACTATGGACTATGTAAATCAGATACCTGAATCTGAAAGAACTAATTATTATTATGTAGTTTTTGGAACCCCTGATAGACAAGATAATTCAGCACCTACACCTGTTAAAAAAGGTACAAATGTTGTAGATGTGTGTATGAAATATTCATTTAGTGTGTTAGTTACTAAGTCTGGTTCAAACAATCCTACAGAGTGGATTATTCCACCTTTTGAAAATTCAGCATCTGTTAAAAAATCTAGTAAATATTTAGGATCTTGGTGGGATAATGGTGTATCAGGATTAAGTGCTGACGGTAAATCAGCTACCACATATTATAATGGTTGGGTAAAAATTCATATTGACAATATATATCATCCTATGGTATTTAGTAAGCTCCCAGAAACATCCTCAGCTCTAATATATCAAAAAAATGCATTACTACCTATTGATGGTACAAATTCTGTTAAAATGAGTGCAATATTCACAGCAGCTGAATTAGATGCTGCAGGCATTCATAATGATTACAGAGATTTTACAGTAGAAGCATTTTTACATACTGCATTATATACAAATATGGGTGATAAATCATTATTAGATCCCGACAATTCAAGACTTGAATACTTAAATATATGTCAACCGTTGTGTTTATACTCAAATGGATATAACAAAACTTCTGGGAAATTCGAAAAAGATAAACAAACATTACAAGCTTCTTTGACGCTTCGTAATACTGCATCTAATTCAGGAATGACCCAGCTTATCACTTTGCCTAAAGAATTATTAGATACAGATTCTTTAGACCCTCAAGGTACTATTATAACTACTGGTAACTTGCAACGATTAGTGTTGTCTATGGCAGATGCATCTAATGCCCCTTATTCTATATATGGTACTGATGGGGATGTTTCTATACCTAGAGACGAAATAACTTGGGAAACTCTTTTGAAAGCATTAGTAGAGAATAAAACAATAGATTTATTAGATGATAAATTAAAAGGGTTGAAAACCTCATTGAAGACTGCTAGTGACGGCACATATCAAATTAAAATAACCAACGGAAAAGTTACACTTGTAAATGGGTGATTCATAATGAAGATATTATGTGCAAAATCAATACAACCTCAGATGCCTGCAAGCCAGCAAGTTAATAGAGTAGGTAAATACTTATACAAACACCTTGACGGTGGATATGACTATAAGAAATCAGGTAATATGTTTGATGTATATTGTACATTATTGTATCAATTGAAACCTGAACTAGGCGGAGATGCCAATGATGTAAAAGAAATGACAATTGACATCAATATAACTACCTATCAAAATAAGTTGAGAATCAATACAATTGAAATGACTCCTAAAGAGCGTACACTTGGATTTGATCTGATGAAGCCTGAAGAGCTTATCGACTTGCAAAAAGCAATGGAAATTATCATCTGGAAAGTTGGAAACCGAATTCGCAAGGCGTATAAAGATTACATTATACTATTTTAAGCTTATATCAATCTCCTCTTATATTATATTAGAACTGCCCTTCACATGAATCGTTATTGATACATGTAGAAGGGTATTTCTATTGATATATATATATATTTAGAAGTCCTGCCATCAGAATATTCTAAATCGTTAAATATAACATAATAACATATAACAAAGGAGTATTTAATATGAATATGTTTAAGTATATCATTGATAACGTAAAATCACAAGCAGATCGCAATCTTACAGCCTCAGATAAGCTTTCGATGTTACATGCAGACCCTACTGAAGCAGGCTGTTACTTTGAGGAGGTGTTGATGACAGCAGTATACGAAACAATAGAGGAAAAAACAGGGCTGTTTTTAGAACCAAGTGTACAGTGTGGTACAGGCATAGTAAACGCATATGCATCTGACAGGGACGAAATTTATGAATGCACAAGTAGCTATAGATTTGAAGATGAAACAACAGCAGCGTGGGATATCATATTAGGTCTAGATGAAAACAAGATTGAGGAAGAATTAAAGCAAGAATTTGTAGATAAAGAAGTACAAATTATACTGAATTTACTTGGTATAGAATAAGGAGGCATATACTATGTATGATATCGAAGCTGTAATTTCCCCATATGCAGATTCTCAACAATCACATGTTGTACTTCCGTCTAAAGTCATAGACAGAATGCCGCCCCTTGTATCAGAAACAGGCATCAATCCAGAGTTTCAAAAATTCTATGAAGATTTAGTATTAGCTATTGCCGGAGATAAACCTAATTATCAAATATACATTGATAGACTGTATGAACTCACAGATAAAAGTATCGACATAGAAAGTTTTGCTGCTCTCATTCAGTCACAGTGGGGTTCACATTGGGATTCATTCAGATACGATTCGAGATCAACAAACAGTAAGGGAATTGATATTGAGCTCAATATGGATAGATTTCAGAATGTTCATAGAAACTTAATAGGTGGGTTCAATATCATAACCTATCATACAATTGTAAGTATTGATGAATTCTCAGGAAATCGTACTTCTAAAGTTGTACAAGCACATACAGAATTGTTATTTACTTATAAGGATGATAAATTTGTTTTACTTATACAACTCACACCATTTGTACAAGAATAAGGAGGAACCTTAATGAAGCATAAGATTATGACACCAGCAACTTGTAAACATAAGTTGAAGAATCCAGACAGTCATGCAGAATCTGAGTGTCCTGTATGTGACTATGGATTAAAAATCTGTGAAGTTTGTGGGATGGCTGAAGCTGATCTTTTAGATAATCCAGAATGTCCTGGCCGTCCTATATATGACTTAAATATTGACGAACAAGCAACATCAGAATTTCAAGTTGAAAAAGATGCAGCTACTATTGATTATTTACTTACATGCGTAGCTGAAGAATGTTTTGAAATATGCAAAGAAGCTGCTAAAGGTATCAGATTCGGCTTACACGACCAATGGGAAGAAAAGCCTACAGCACATGATGCACTAATAGCTGAATATTACGATTTAGTAGCAATTATGGAGATGTTATTTGAAAACAAGATTCTGTGTAAACTGTCTGAAGAGGAAATCGTTAATATGATTGAACACAAAAAGCATCGTGTTCGACATTTTATGGAGTATTCTGCTAAACGCGGACATTTCAAAGGAGATATTGTATAATGAAAACGGATGTAACTGAATTCAAGAAACCTCACAAATATGAAGTAGTCATTGAAACCGGCGAAAATGGAGATAATCATCATGAAGATTATTCAGCAGCACATGACTTCCTTACAGAGCTTCTCAACGAGCTGCTTGATGACGATGTAACTGTATTAGTTGCACGAGTTCCAGATAATCTTGATACTGTTGATATGTCTGATGCCCTTGACGAAACAATCGACTACATTCGTAATGAATTTTCAACAAGAGCACTTAAAGTATTCATATTAGGTTCATGCTTTGATATCAAATGCACTAATAAACCTGATAAGATTATCATGTGGCCTGAAATTATGGAGCTGGCGTTTCCAGATGTACCTGAAGGCTCTGACAATGACGAAGCTTTACTTGATAATTTCAAGAAAGCAGTTGATGATATGATAAACAAGATGAATACACCTAAAATTATCACACCTGATATTATTGTTTGATGCTGGAGGATGTTTCATGAAATTCATAGATAAACTTTGTTTGACTGTCGGAAGATTATTCATGTTGTGCATTTCACTGTCAGCAATTTGCATATGTGGATTCATATGTATAATTGAAGTTGAAAGATTCAAATTAAGGAGGTGTAACCGACATGGTTAAGATAAATTGAAATTCAGGTTCATATGCTTGAACCTTATATAGATTTGCAACTATATTAGGTTGCAAATCTATTGAATAAAGCGAGTTATGTAACATCCTGAAATCCTCGCTGAAATCAAAACATAAAGGAGTTTTTGTTATGTATTCAAAACCACACAAGTCAATCAACCGTTCGGAAATCTCTATGATGCTACTTGCATTAGTAGTTATATTTGTAGGATTTCTGATGATGTCAAACATTCTTGCAAATAGGATGGTTCAATTTGGTCCATTCTCTATTGATGCAGGAACATTGACATTTCCTATTACCTACATATTATCTGACGTTTTCTCGGAAGTATATGGCTACAAATGGTCTAGAAGAGTAACGTGGATAGCTGCAGGTATGAATTTAATATTTTCACTACTGATTATGGTTGCATGTATACTTCCGTGTCCAGAATGGTATGATGCAAGCCCATTCACAGTAGCTATAGGTAGCTCTTATAGAATTGTTCTAGCAAGTCTGGTATCTTATGTATGTGGAGACTTTGTAAATGACAGAGTATTTCAAGCATATAAGAAGCGTCATTCTGGCTTCAGCGGATTTTCTGTAAGAGCAATTGTGTCCTCATTATGCGGTGAAATTGTTGATACTAGTTTATTTGTATTGATAGCTTTCTTAGGCACTATGCCAGCTAACGAAATGCTACCAATGATTTTGATTAGTATTTTACTCAAAACTGGATATGAAGTTATCATATTACCTATAACATGTAAAGTAACTAAATGGGTACAAAAGCATGAAGTAATTAGAAATTGGAGGTAAATATGCTATCAGGACATACTAATGTATTAATTACAGGTGTTTCTAGAGGTATAGGACTTGCAACTGCAGAGTTGTTTCTAAGTATGAATCCTACATTAGATTATAATGTAATTGGAATTGATGTAGAAGATTGCCCATCAACATTGAAATCTAATAAATATTACACACATCATATATGTGATGTAAGAGGAGAATTACCAGATATTGAGAATGTGCATATTCTTATTAACAATGCAGGTGTTCAAAATTCAGGTTCTGACATTGACATCAATTTAAAAGGTACTATAAACTGCACAGAAAAATATGGTTTGCAACCTGATATTAAAGCTATTGTTAATGTTGCATCTGTCAGTGCTCACAACGGTGCAGAATTTCCTGAATATTGTGCAAGTAAAGGAGGTATGCTTGCATACACTGTAAATACTGCTAAACGAGTTGCAAAGTTTTATGCTACTTGCAACAGTATATCTCCTGGTGGTGTTTTAACAGAGTTAAATGCACCAGTTATGAATGACTATAATAAATGGTCAGCTATTATGAATGAAACACCTTTACAGAAATGGGCATCTTCTAAAGAAATAGCACAGTGGGTATATTTTGTATCGGTAATCAATAATAGTATGACAGGGCAAGACATCATAATTGATAATGGGGAGATGATAAATCATAAATTCATATGGTGAATACGTAGAAATGAATCGTTATATATGTTAGATCTAGCATTGAATCATGTAGAAGAGCTGAAGCCTTTGTTTAGAAAAATTTGGTTTGACGATAAATACAAATTCTATAATTTCGACATGTATTATGCAGATGTTGAGATATGTACAAATACTTGGGAATCTCATCAATTTGTATCTGTTGATGGTGAAGGAAATGTAATCGGTTACATAGGTTATACTATAAATCGTCAAACATTAAATGCCAATAACTTAGAAATCATTAATTTCACAGATGACATCTATACATTTGGATCTGATATGAAGAAAGCATTCAAAGACATATTTGAGAAATTTCGCCTCCATAAACTTTCATTTTCTGTAGTTGTTGGTAATCCGATAGAATCTCAATATGATAGATTGATTGAGAAGTATGGTGGTAGAATTGTAGGTATTCAAAAAGCTCAAACTAAATTAATTGATAACAAGTATTATGATGTCAAGCTATATGAAATATTAGCAGATCAATATTACAACGCAAAGGCGTTGCGCAAGGAGGAAAAATAATGTCAAATGTAAGTAGAAACAACGAAGAATTGAAAGGTGTTACATTGTTAGGTAATCAAAACACTCAATATGCAGATGATTATGCACCTGAAGTGTTAGAGACATTTGTAAATAAGCATCCGGACAATGATTATATTGTCACATTCGATGCATATGAATTTACATCGAAATGTCCTAAAACTGGTCAGCCCGACTTTGCAAAGGTGATCATCAGTTACATTCCAAATGAACGTATGGTTGAGAGCAAATCATTGAAGCTGTATCTATTCAGTTTTAGAAACCATGGTGATTTTCATGAAGACTGTATGAATATCATAATGAAAGATCTTATTAAACTTATGGATCCTAAATATATCGAAGTTAGGGGTATATTCTCTCCACGTGGTGGTATATCTATATTTCCATTTGTGAATTATGCTGCAGATGGATATGAACATATTGCAAATGTTAGAAAACTTGATGCATTGAGAGATGCTGCTAATCGTGCAGTACGATATGATAGTTGACTATTCAAAGAGGATACAGTGCTGTAACCTAGATCCTCTTATTGAATAAATATTAAAACAGAAAGGAAATTAAACATGAAGGCATTAGTATTAAGTAGCGGAGGTGTCGATTCTACAACTTGTGTTGGAATCGCAGTAGATCAACTTGGAGCTGAAAATATATCTACAGTTTCAGTATTCTATGGACAGAAGCATAGCAAAGAGCTTGAATGTGCTAACAAAGTTGCAAATCACTATGGTGTGAACCATTATGAACTTGATTTGTCTAACATCTTCAAGTACTCTAACTGCTCTTTGCTTAAACACAGTACAGATAAAATTATTCACAAGAGCTATGCAGATCAGATTGCAGAAAACGGAGAAGGTAAAGTAAGCACATATGTACCATTCCGCAATGGACTCATGTTATCGGCAGTTGCAACACTTGCACAATCTATATATCCTGATGATGAAGTATGTGTATATTTAGGAGCTCATGCCGATGATGCTGCTGGAAATGCATATGCAGATTGCAGTATAGAATTTGCATCTGCTATGAAATCTGCAATTGAAATAGGAACATATGGTAAAGTACGTGTAATGACACCACTTGTTGCAATGACAAAAACCGATGTTGTAAAAATCGGACTTAAATTAAACGTACCATATGAATTAACATGGAGTTGTTATGAAGGCGGAGATATACCGTGTGGTACATGCGGTACATGTATTGACCGTGCAAACGCTTTCAAAGCAAATGGAGTAGAAGATCCAGCATTGAAAGGTATGTGAAATATATGAAACGAGTATTTGATATTGAAAAGGATTTACTCAAGTCATACTTAGATATGCACATGACATATACAGAAATTGCAGAAAAATATGGATGCTCTAAATGGACTATTATGTCACGTGCTAAAGAATTTGGGTTAAGAAGCGATGCAAGACGCTATCAGATGACAGAAAATAATCCTATGGCAAAAGAAGAGGTGCGTTCTAAAGTATCTGACGTAATTGCTCACATGTGGGAGGAAGGCAGCTATTCTGATAGAGTAAATGGGATGGCTGGATTAGTAGGAGAATTATATCCTAACTATGATCCTGCAGGTAGTAAACACAATTATAGAGAGAAAGCAAAGTTTTACCATCCAGAGGCAAAATGTTTGTGCTGCGGAAAACAACTCAGCTGGGAAGACAATTCTATAGAGGTTCATCATGTAGATGGAGATCACAACAATTATGCTCTGACCAATTTAATGCCATTGTGTCATTCGTGTCACAGAAAATATCACAGAAAATCACAACCTGTCATGCAGATATGTAAGTCTTTTGTGTTTGATGCGTGTCATTTTCTACCTTATCATGATAGAAGATGCAAATTCATGCATGGTCATACGTATCATATGGAAATATGCGTACAGAATAGAGTTCTTCAAGAAACAGGAATGGTAATAGATTTTGGAGAGCTTAAGACAATAGTAAATGAAGATGTGGTTGATTCATTTGACCATGGATTTTTGAATGAACATATTGATTATCCTACATGCGAGATGATGGTAACATGGATATGGGCTGTACTAAGTAGACGTGTCAAAGGATTACAACACATCAAAGTGTACGAAACGGATGGATCATATTGTATGTTAACTGCTGATATGTCCAAACAGTATTTACAGAATTTTGAATGCGATTGGACTAAGGTAAGTGAGGTGTAATACATGAAAGTAGTTGAGATTTTCAAGAGTATTGAGGGTGAGGGCAAGCGTGCCGGATTACCTTGCACTTTCGTTCGTTTATTTGGTTGCAATCTTCGCTGTAAATATTGTGACACTAAATATGGATGGTCTAATGAATATGCTGATAGCGTCAAAGAAATGTCTATAGACCAGATAGTTGAAACGATAGCGAAACTAGGAATACCTCATGTTACTATCACAGGAGGGGAACCTCTTATTCACAATGATATTGTAATGCTTATATCTGAGCTTGCAAAACGAAATTTCTGGGTAAACGTTGAAACTAATGGAACAATGCTCCCAAAGTGTCATACATTATCTAATGTATTTTACACTATGGATTATAAGACGAATGCCAGCGGTATGTCAGATATGATGAATATGAAGGCAATCCAGTCATTACTATCTAAAGATGTTCTTAAGTTTGTCGTTGGTAGCATTGATGACTGCAAGCAAGCTAAAGCTATAATTGACGCTATCAAACCAGAAGCATCTATATATTTCAGTCCAGTATTTGGAGAAATTGAACCTAGAGAGATTGTTGAATTTCTGCTGAATAATAAAATGTATAACTGTAATGTTCAGATTCAACTTCATAAGGTAATCTGGCCTGCAGATATGAGAGGGGTATAATCAAATGAAACAAATTGACACATCTAAAGTTGAACAAGCTGTTAATTTATTAATTGAAGCATTAGGTGACAATCCAAATCGTGAAGGCCTAAAGGATACACCTAAACGTGTAGCTAAAATGTATCAGGAAGTATTTGAAGGTATGTGTTACACAAATGCTGAAATTGCAGAAATGTATAACAAATGCTTTGAAGATGTTCAAGCTGGAGATCTTGTAACTGTAAGTGACATTCCGATTTTCAGTTACTGTGAACATCATTTAGCATTAATGTATAACATGAAAGTACATGTCGGATACATCCCTAATGGTAAAGTTATCGGCTTGAGCAAGATTGCTCGAATTGCAGATATGGTATCAAAGCGTCTGCAGCTTCAAGAACGCATCGGCACTGATATCGCTGAAATCTTACACATGGTGCTTGAAACTGATGACATCATTGTAGTAGTTGAAGGCGAACATTCGTGTATGACAGCAAGAGGAATCAAGAAACCTGGATGCAGAACTCGAACAAGTGCTATTCGTGGAGCATTTTCAGATGATACCAAGCTCCGACAGGAATTTTATGATTTAGTTATCAGATAACTACTGAATAACAAACTCAGAAGGTTGTAACTCGTATCTTATGATGTTACAACCTTTTATATTTGTGATTCGTTATAAATGATACTAAATATACAGTAGGTGATGTATATGAATAAGATAACATTCAGTCCTAGACGGCAATATGGTATACAGATGTATTTCTCAAAAGAGTCTACTAAATTTTCTATATATGTCAACCCAGAAGATAACAGATACTATATACGTATATGGGACAATGATAGCTGGCGATATCCAGCTTGGGATGGAGTAACTGATGGATTCAGAACTTTAGGAGAAGCTCAAGAATGGCTCAACAAACATGATTGGAAAAATGCTACAGTATATCACATAGATGTTGATGAAGATGCACAATCTCAATATGATGCTGAATTTCAAGATGCTATGAATATGTTAGGTCTGGAACAAGATACAAACCCATTTTGGTCAGACCTAGATGTATACAAAACATCAGTTGTTACAGATTCTGGAAAGTATTTAGATGTACGTGTCATGAAATATGATGATACATTATCTGTAGACTACTGGATTGACGGAAAACGAGTACCAAATTCATCTAAACCTGCCGATACTTTGAACATTGCAAAAACAATCAGTAATATTGAACGTATGCTAAAGAAATATGGATATGAGATTTTCGCAAATACTATGATTGTAGAAAATCGGCATAGGTCTGCCATAATGGCTGCATTTAATACTAAAGATCTTGCAAAGAATTTAGTTAAAGTTAGATCATCAAATGTATGGGCATATGGAATGAATATCAAGAATCGAAAAGATAAAGTCGGCGATCTTGTAGTACAATTCAAAGACTCTGAAGGAGGTCCTGGTGACGTATATATCTATTATGATGTACCTATCATATCATATCGTCGTTGGCAGTCTGCACCAAGTAAAGGACACTACTTCTGGGTATATATTCGCAATAATTATAGTTATTCTAAGTTAACCGGTGATAAACGTGGTAAACTTAAAAATGCAATCAATTAGGAGGAATCAATATGAAATTAAAACGTACAAGTGCTAGAGCTATAACAGCTGCAACTTCAGCTGGAACTACTTATTATCGTGCAACATTGCAAGATGTTGAAGGTGCAATTCAAAATGATACCGCAGCAAATATATGGATTCTTAAATCATTTCAAGAATTAGGATGGGACGCTATTGATTTTAAACATGGACTATTCGGCAGTCAGATAATTGATAATGACTTATACATCTGCGAAACTGACGGCAGGGATATAAATGTAGATGGTGATATGATAGATCCAGAATCGGCATTACTTGATTATGATATCAGACAGCTTTCAGCATATGTAGAAGATGCTACTGATGACATCATCTTGAGATACATCACTACTTATGAAATTAAGACACCAGACTTCGACAAATGGGCACCTGACTTGCTTGATGACGGCAATACGTTTTTACAACTCGCAGACGCTGCAAGAGAATTTGATATTGATTGATATTGAAGTACAAGTTTACGCAGCTCTCAAAATAAGATTCGTTATAGACTATGTAATAATCATTACATAGTCTATTGTTATTTACAGGAGGTCAAAAAAAATATGGACACATCAAAAGTACTAGGTACGCATATGATATCAATGACTGTAGATTTAGCAATTCTTCACATTGATGAAGTTGCTAATAAAATTCGTACAGGATTCCAACATTATGATAAGCGTGAACTCTCAGATGTCAGGACTACAAACATCCGTTATGATTCAAACGGAGAAGCTTTTGTAGAAAGATTTCGAGTTAAATACTATCTTTCAGATTTTATGAAATCTGATTTGTTTTGAGGAGGTGAATATGTATGTCAAAGTCTACTAAGAAAGTTTGGACTATCAAAGACAAAGTAGCATATTTCTTGGAGAAATCTGTAAGAGCTAGGAATGATGATAAGTTCCTTACATTGCTGTACTGGAAATATGCAGATAAGCTCAACATGAATGATTTAGCAAATGAGTATCTTGAAAAAGGTACGCCGGCTACATCTATCATAAGAGCAAGATGTTTGATTCAATCTGAAGGCTTGTATCCTCCTAACCCAGAAGTTGCAAAACGTAGAGGGTTGAAAGAAAAAGCATTTCGCAGAACCATTTACAATGAAGGTCAAGTACCTTCAGAAGCAGATGTAGCTAACTATGTCGATGATGACGAATCCGAATATTAAGGAGTATTGCAGATGAAGACACCAAAACAGATATTTGACCAACTCAGCGAACATGTAATTGGTCAAGATAATGCAAAGAAAATTCTCAGTACAGCTATATATGCTCATTACAAGAGATGTACTAACCCTGATGTTAAGATTGAAAAGTCTAACATCATAATGATAGGTCCTACGGGTACTGGTAAAACATTAATTGCTAAGACGCTTGCAAAGGTTATGAGCTTGCCAATCGCAATTGCAGACGCCACAAGTTTAACTCAGGCCGGCTATGTTGGCGAGGATGTTGAAAATTGCTTGCTACGCCTTCTACAAGCTGCAAACGGTGATGTGAAATTAGCCGAAAAAGGCATTTTGTTTATCGACGAAATCGACAAAATTGGTCGTAAAAGTGAGTCTCTTTCTATTACACGAGATGTAAGTGGTGAAGGTGTGCAACAGGCATTGCTTAAGATGATTGAAGGCTCAGTTGTAAATGTACCAGCCGAAGGTGGACGTAAACGTCCTGATGGTGTAGGATATATTCCAATGGATACATCAAACATATTATTCATATGTTCTGGTGCATTTGAAGGACTTAGTAATAAGTCATATGTAGATGTTGATGACCTTGTAAAGTTTGGCATGATGCCAGAGTTGCTTGGACGTCTACCTATCATAGCAAAACTTAATCCGTTGACAACAGAAGACATATACAACATTATAGATGGGCCTAAGAACTCTATTCTGAAGCAATATCAAAATCTATTTGCATTAGATGATTGCAAATTAGAATTTGAAGGACCAGCACTCAATAGAATTGCAGAATATGCAACATTTAAGAACATAGGGGCAAGAGGTTTACGAAGTATATTTGAATTTGTATTGATGGATCATCAGTTTGAGTTACCTAATATCTCAATTTGTAGGATTACTGAATCAGAAGTGATTCATAAACTTAGAATAAAACAAGTGTAAACTCAACTCTCAAAAACTTTAATCGTTATATAATATGTAGTAAATGTCTACAACAAAAACTACTTATCTAAAATCAGGAGGTAAATTATTATGAGCGCAAACATTGATTCTTTGCTTTATGTAGGTGAAACACCTTGGCATGGTCTTGGTACTAAATATGAATCTGCTCCGACATCAGCTGAGGAAATCATCAAAGGTGCACACCTTGACTGGACAGTTGCTGCAGACCCAATGTCTACAGCACATCATGGCAAAGTTCAGAACTATCATGCAATTTATCGTGAGGATACTAATCATGTACTTGGTGTAGTAAATAAACAGTATCCTCGCCTTGTACAGAACATTGATGCATTTACAGCATTCAATAGTCTCATCGGTTCAGATATTTCAGTTGAAACTGCTGCTGGCCTTGGTTTTGGTGAAAAAGTTTTCGGATGCTTCAAGATCAACGAAAAGTACAAAGTACAGGACGATGAAATTGAACATTATCTTGTGGTGTTCAACGATCATATCAGAGCTGATGGAAAGGTTACTGTTCTTAATACACCTGTTAGAGTTGTTTGTCAGAATACATTATCTGCTGCTCTTAGTGACAATCTGCTTAAGTACAGAATTACATGCAGTCATGATGATGCAATCAATTCTTCGCTTGCATCACATATTTTAGAAGCTGCTGAAAGAAGTAAGAAAGCTCTTAACGATAGAGCAGAGGAGTTGCTCAAGCGTAAGGTTACAAAAGAAGATGTAGAAAAAATACTTGACGAACTTTTCCCATATATCAAAGCAGAAGGTGAGTCGACTCATAATCGTGCAAATGAGCGTACAGCAATGGTGCGTGAAACATTCCTCACAAAATGTATGGGTGCTGATAATCTTGCAAACTATCGTGGTACTCATTATCAAGTATTTAATGCTTTGACAGATTTCACGCAGCATTATTTCAAGAATTCTGATGATGGTCTTGATCTTGAATCAAGAATGAAGCTTCTCCCTGGTTCAGGAGTTGAATCTGCCTCTAGTAAAGTATCTAAATTCCTCAATATTTCTGGTAAGCTTGTTGCTTAATCAACTCATAACAATCAACACAAATGCCCTGCTAAATAATCAGCAGGGCATCTTTTATGATTCAATATTCTAACTGACCTTTAATCAATTTATCATGTAAGATTTCCATTGCTTTAGGTAATGCTGCTTTTAATTGCCAGTAATCAATTGAATACAATTCAGATAATTCTTTAATGTCATCATCAGATAATTTAGATTCATTTGAAACCATCTCATGAATGAGTAATTCCTCAATACTATTGTATTTATCCGTTAAGTATTTAGATATGTCAGAATGCTGAGTATCTGGTGCTTCTATGTACATCTCGTGATCAGCTAGATCTGCCCAATATACTGCACCAAATATAGCTTTCAAACTATTCATATCGTCAGCTGGAAGGTTAACATGAGCAAGATCTTCATATTTAACCTGTCCCCAATGTTTACCCAATTGAGCTGCTGCTTTCATACATAAAGATCGTCGCATTGAATATTTAACTTCATTCAATTCACGTTCAATCATTTCTCCTAATCTCAATGTAAAGAAGCTTGAAAAAGATAGATCTGTACGATATTTCTTTGACCAACGATACCACCACCAACATTTACAGAAATTACAAAGAGCTGATTGAAACTTATCTTTGTATTCTATAGATGGATTATTGATGTAAGTACGAGATGCAACATATCCGAAGAACGAATAGTTGAGCTCTATAATTTGATCACGTATGTCTAATCTACTTTTACGTCCTTCTTCATCTTGAGGTAGAGAGTCGTACAATTCAATAGTTCGCTGTTTCACATCAGCATATTGTTTATTGACTTCCATACGTTTTTAGCCTACCTTTCAAGTTGTTGCGTATAATTATATTATATGATATTTTAGACAAGATGTCAATACTACCCGCCATATTTAACGATTCATATTTATAGCAGTGAAATAACCAAAAATCAGTACTTTTGTTTGATACAAATCTGGTAAAAATGTAGTATTTTCAAAAATACCTAAAATCCTGGATTTTGATACAAAACCACCAAATATGCAAATTTGGATAATTATAAAATAATTGGTGAATCAAATTCCCTTAAAAACACCAATTTCTTATATTTTGAAATATGGTAAAAATAGTAGAATTGAGTCTACAAAACTGGTAAAAACACTGAAATTGATCACATTATATATAAATAAATATATAATACTAAATGTAAGTAAAATATAAGAATATATAAAATTAATGAAAACCTCAAAAACCTCATTTTTTTATTTGTGTATATCAACATAGCAGATTTATATCAGGTGTTAAATTTGTGAATCGTTATATACTATGAACCTGATCTAGTCGACCAGAAGGTTGGCAGAAAAATTATGAGTTTTTGCAAAAAAATGCTTGACTTTTTCAATGCGAGGGCTTATAATATATTGTGTAGATAAAATTAAATATTTGAATCGTTATCATTATTGCAGGTAGTGATTTCGACTGTACAGCATCAGGGCCTGCAAACCTGTTTGCTGTGGCGGTGGTTACACCTACATGCAGTCGAAATCACTGCCTGCAATTTTTAATATTTCGTCAAAATTTACCTGAATGTTAAATAGAAGGGGATGTGATATGAATGGATATGCCGGGTGCTGAGAAAGCAGCGGACAAGCTGCTCAAGTTTGTGCAATCTGTTGCTATGTCTGATTCTAAGTTATATGGTAAATCTAAACAGAGGTTGCAGAGTATTGCAGATGTTTGTTCACAAGTTGTAACAGCTGTTTCAAGTATATTGCAAACTGAAATACTTCAATCTGAACAACAAGAGTTTGAATCTAAACCAAATGTTGATATCTACGAACAAGTAGCAACTTTGAGTGCTGAGATCGATAAACTCAAAGAATTCATACAGTTTTCAGAATCTGCACCCAATTCATCTGATAATGAATCTACATCGCAAGTAGAAGAAGTTGTTGATGATGAACCTGTTGAGAAATCAAACAATACAGAGTCAGGTAAGTTGTCTTCTGACAAAATGAAAGAAATTGTAAGTAAATACGGTGCTGCATTGCGTGATGCAGCGACTACTGATAGTGGATCTGAAGTATGTAATCGACTAGCTGACGTATTGTGGAGATGGTTCCAAAATCGAATTTTCACTCAGTATAGTAATGCACCACCATTTCATTATGGAGTACACAGATTGAAACGAATAATATACTCATTTGTCATATTGTATGGATGGTACATTGAAAATCGTACTGAAGATATGTTTTTCCGTTATTTTGAAGATTGGCTGACATCATTGCGAATTTCATCAGACAGTAATAAATGGATAGCTCCTTATGAGGTGTATCAGATTGAACGAAACATGAATGCTAAATATGCTAATTTGACATCTGTAGTATTATGGGATATTTTGATAGATAATACATCTTTAAGCTGTTTGAAAAGCACATCATCTCAGGGTTATTATCTGCATGATGCAGGTGTTTGGGACATGACATTCGAAGCAGATTCATCTGTTTTAGATTCTTATGTAAACTATAAACAAGATAGATCTATTCTTGAATCGTTAAATCTATTGTAATCTTAAAGAAAGGAGTATTCAGCTATATGGTGAAATTTACTCAGCTTACAGATAAGCTGAAATATCCAGCCAAAATAAAGGCAAAGTTGTCTACATTGCATTCCGATATCATTACATATGTTATGGATAATTTTCGCAATACTGCTAAGTATAAGAGCAAGATAGTTGACACTCTCAATACTGTATCTTATTATGTTATCACTGGTTCATCATTTCCAGCAAATTGGAAATCTTCAACACCTCTAGATAATATAGAATTAGTAGATTCATCAGTATGTGAGGATAGTATTGGTAATTTATTTATACATGTGAAAGATATTACTTGGGATGTAGCCGAATCTGAACGTATTGTAGTAGATACTGCTGTGAAGTCTAAGCCTGATGATGCTGCACAATTAAAATCAATTTCTACATCTACTAAGATGCGTAGTGATGAAATAGTATTGAGTCCAACTCCTAAAGAGCACTTGTATATCAAGCCACCGTCTGTTCCTCAATTTGATACTACTAAGCCTTGGTTGCAGTCAAATCTGAATCAGACGATATATACTATATATCCGTCTTTGCCTGAAATTCCAGTTAATCAAAGTCAAATCTCAGTGACAACTGATGTTACAAAGATGACAATGCGTGATATGATGAAATTATTTCCAAATCATTTTATTCGTACAAGAGCTGCAACTATGTATGAAGAGCATTCAGGGCTCATTTTAGATGACGATATAGGAATTATCTTGCCTATTAATGGATTCAGTCCTGAGCAAATTAAGGATAATATAATCAAGTATCCACACATCTATAAGTTGACTCGAAACATAGACAACGTATTTACAAGTTTTTATTCCAAAATAGAAATTGACGGTGAACTTTATGATACGTTAGAAGTATGGGACAATTTGCCAGATAGTAATAAGCTGCCTCGTAATTCTGAATTCATAAAAGAATATGTTGTACGTAGATATCTTCTAGAACGGGATATCTTAAAAGTTGAGCATAGGTATCCATTGTTCGGTACATTAGAACCATTCTTAACCTTATTTACAAGTTCTGACGATTATATCAGAATGGGATATACTGATGTTTCTTACATTGCAAAACAATGTGTGATTGCTAGGGTAAGTTACAAACGATCCAGAAATCCAATATTAAGGATGGTGTTATAATGAATAATTGTATATTTACAGCTCATTGTACCGAACCTATTTGTGATAAAGCTTGTCCAATTCTTGTAGAAACTTCTTATTTATTAGAAAGAAACGGATTATCATTTGATAGTAAAGTATTCCACGAATCGGCTGAACGCATTGAAAGGGCATTATCTATATTGCATAAATCTGATAGTAATTTGATTGCTGTAAATTCTTCTGATACAATATCTGATAGTAACTTACTTACATATTGTGCAATATGCGAAAATTGGCAAGGAAATCGCTTACATTGTAATGTATATCATTTGAAATTTTCTAATCACATTGAGTTATTACAACGTAGTTGGTCGACTAAAAGTCCGCCTGATTCGTTAGAATATGAGCAAATATGGTCAGCTACTGCAAAAGTATTGATAATATCAAATATTGATTATGTACAGTTTAAAGATTTTCAAGCCCAGACACTTCTAAATATGATTCATAATCGTATGAATAATAATCTAACTACCATCATAGTATCACCTGGTTTGAATACACTTGTAGGTAGCGGAACATTTTTCATAAAACTTAAAGAGGTTCTAGATAAGGTGGTGATTAAGTGGTAACATCTATAGAGCTTCAAGTTATATCTAGAATACTTACAAGTGATTCTCTAGATGAAATAAATATATTATGCGGGTTTGATGATTCATATTACTCAGTGTTTAAGAAACATATTCAATTCATATTGAATCATAAGGAACGCTACAATGATGTACCAGATGTATTCACGTTTCAAGCACAATTTCCAGATATTACACTTGTAAAAGTATCGGAAAGTTTAACTTATTTAATAGAAGAACTAAATAAGAATAAACAGCATATCATGTTACTGGAAACATTCAATAAGTTGAAAGATCTAGGTGCTGGAGATGTCACAGAAGCTTGGGCATACTTGAATTCTCAATGTGAACGAGTTGCTCGTCTTGATTCTACTAAACCTTTGAATGTTGTAAAAGATGCAAGAGAACGAAGCAGGCAGGTGCAAGAATTCAGTAAACAACAAAGAATACCTACTGGATTTGACGAAATTGACAAAGTTATGTATGGAGGTTTATCTACAGTTGAGGAGCTTGTGATTATGGTAGCTCGTACTAATACAGGTAAATCTTGGGTAGGTACAAGAATGATGGAATCTGCTCAAAAGCACGGATTTCCATCATTATATTATTCTCCAGAGATGCAAGCTAGTTTCTTAGGAACACGTTTTGATACGTGGAGAGGTCACTTCCAAAACAGCGAATTACATCAAGGTAAATATGATGAACAATATTATAAATACATAGATGAGCTGGAAAAGGAAGATACACCTGCTTATATCTTAGAGGATAAAGATGTACCGGACGAAGTAGTTAATGTTCCAGTGCTTCGAAAAATAGTCAAAGCTGAACACATCAAACTGCTTATTATTGACGGACTGTCTTACATGGAAGATATCCAAGGTAAGATAAGTGATTCTGATTATGTCAAATATAAGCATCTTTGTACTGATATGTTTCGTTTGAGTAAACAAGAGGGCTGTGCAGTTGTAATAATGATGCAAGCCAATAGAGAGTCTAAAGATAACAAAGACGATAAAGGCGAAGTCTTTCCGAATATCTATAACATCGAAGGAAGCGATCACCCTGCACGAATTGCAACACAGGTATTTGCAATGCGTCAGATTTTTGATAAGCACGTTTTGGATATCCGACTCGAAAAATCAAGAAACGCAAATAATCAAAAACCTGAATTTTCATATTCTTGGGATATCAATACTGGTAATATGCAGTATATTCCAGGATCTCAAAGTGATAATATCAGCACTGTTATAACTCCACCTGTAAGTCCTTCTGGTGTAGTTTCAATTTCACCTTCTACTCCTACAGATATTGTTTTAGATGACGCAGACGATGAAGTAGAATTTTAATGGAGGTTATGATATGTCAAATGTTGAATGGAGGCCGGTTGTGGGTTTTGAATCTGCATACGAAGTGTCTAGTACAGGAGAGATTCGTACAATTGCTCGTAAAGTAAAATGTCGTGGTGGTAAATATCGTGTAATTGCGTCTAAGGTATTATCTCCACATATTGGTCAAGATGGCTATTTACATGTTATGCTTAGTAATCAAGGTAAATCAAAACTTGTATCTGTACATCGTGTAGTAGCTACAGCATTTATACCTAATCCTGAAAACAAACCTCAAGTTAATCACAGAGACGGTAATAAAACTAATCCTTGTGTAAATAATCTTGAATGGGTTACTCGTTCAGAAAATGCTCAACATGCGATTCGTAATAATCTATGGATACCTAAACATTCAGGAGATGCATCTGCTAGACGATGCGGTATCCCTGTTAAATGTTTAGAAACTGGAGAGGTATATCGTAGCAAGATTGCAGCTGCACTTGCGAATAATATGGATGATGCTTCAGTAGAGGATTCTATAAGAACTGGTAGACCTCGAAAGGGTTGTACATTTGTCCTAGCGGATAGAAAGGAAGTAGATATTGATGCCTGATTTAGTTATATATACAGATGGTGCTTGTAGTGGAAATCCTGGTCCAGGTGGTTGGGGTGTAGTAGCTAAAGAATCTAATAACATTGGTTGGAAACAAGAGTTATCTGGTTCTGAACTTGATACTACAAACAATAGAATGGAGCTAACAGCTGTCATTCAAGCATTAACTAAAATACCTACAACACATTCGTCTATATTGATAGTAACTGATAGCAAATATGTTTCAGATGCCATCAATAAATCATGGCTTACAAATTGGGTGAAACGTGGTTGGAGAAAAAGTGACGGATCTCTTGTATTAAATTCTGATTTATGGATGAAGCTTGATAAATTGCTTCATTTATATGATGTAAAATTTCATTGGGTAAAAGGACATGCTGGTCATCCTGAAAATGAACGTTGTGATGCACTTGCACGTTCAGAAATTAAAAAGCTGAGGGAGTTATATGGTTGATGTAGAATTGATTCTTGAGAAACTTCAATCATTAGGATTTCTCAGAATTCATAAACAAGTAGGTAATTATATACAAATATATTGTCCGTTTCATTCTGATGGTAATGAACGAAAACCTTCATGTGGTGTTTTAGTTCAGGAAGAATATAAAAATGGACGTCATTATCCTCAAGGATGGACTCATTGTTTTACTTGTGGATATGCAGAGTCTCTTCCAGATATGATTACAGACTTACTCAAATTGAAGTCTATATCTCAAACAGGTATTGATTGGTTAATTCAAAACATACCTGGATTTACTCCTGAGTTTGAATCTGATTTTGAATCATTAATACCTGATAACTTGATGTCTATTTTAAATGATAAATTTGCTGTAGATTATATACAATCTTTGACACAACCAAAATCTGAATTTATAACAGAAGAAGAATTAGCATCATATCGATTTACAATACCATATATGTATGAACGCAAATTAACTGATGAAATCATTGAGAAATTTGATGTTGGGTATGACGCTAATTGGGTAGCACCTGGTAAAACAAAACCTACACCATGTATAACATTTCCAGTTAGAGATGCAGACGGTAACACTTTATTTTTCTGTAGACGTAGCGTAAAAGGTAAATTCTTCAATTATCCTACAGGTGTAACAAAGCCTGTGTATGGATTATATGAATTGCCTCCTAACTGTAAATCTGTTATCATTTGTGAAAGCTGTTTCAATGCTCTTACATGTTGGGTGTATGGAAGACCTGCTGTTGCTTTATTAGGTACAGGTAATGCATATCAAATACAGCAATTAAAGGAATTAGGGATACAAGAATTTATACTTGCATTTGATCCAGATGATGCTGGTCAACGTGCTACTGCTAAATTAAAGCGAGCTTTAAAGAGTGTAGCAATTGTTTGGTCATTTGTAGGGATACCTGTTGGTAAAGATATAAATAATCTAAGTAAAGAGGAATTTGAAGCGTTAGAATTGGAGTGATAATCATGGATTTAACAAGACCTGATGTAAAATTATCCGAAGAAATTTCAAGTGTTGTATCATTTTTTAAGCGTGTTAAAAATGAATGCAATCAGAACAGAGAAAAGTTAACTTTATATGATAGGAAAACTAGTGATTTCAATCATTCTTTGGAACTCGATAATCTGAACTATAGTGAAAGGGCTAAATTAGCTACAAAGCAGCGTGATAATCTAATTGAAAGACGAAAATGTAAGGATATTATATATGAGTATCAACCGCTTGCAGATTTACTAACTTCTAAAGAAGGAATTAGGTTCTTAAATCTACTGAATGAAGCACTTGGTAAAACTAGAAAACAGGAACAGCTTCATAAAGATAGATTCTATCGTAAACGTGTACCGGATAAGGAGTAAATATGAAACGTAATAATTATATTGATTGGCATACATATTTTATGGGTGTAGCTATGCTTGCGTCTAAACGCAGTAAGGATCCATCTACACAGGTAGGTGCATGTATTGTAAATAAAGATAACGTGATTGTTGGTGTAGGTTACAATGGTATGCCTAGAGGTTGTTCTGATGATGAGATGCCTTGGGAACGTTCAGCTGAAAGCGTTCTAGATACTAAATATCCATTTGTATGTCATGCAGAGCTTAATGCTTTACTTAATTCTAATACTGCAAGTTTGAAAGGCTGCACTTTGTATGCAACATTATTTCCATGCAATGAGTGTGCTAAGGCTATTATACAAAGCGGTATAACTCATGTTGTCTATTATGAAGATAAATATTCGGATACTGATAGTGTGAAGGCTTCTAAGTTGCTATTTGAATCAAGTGGAGTATCATTTGAAGAGTATGAACGTAAATCTTATATTACTTTGAAGCTTTGATAATGATTCGTTATTATTAGTATAATAAATATGAAGGTTATCAAACATGAAAGTTTTCTTCGACACAGAATTTACAGGTCTTCATAAGGATACAACTCTTATAAGTATCGGCATGATTTCAGAAGACGGCAGAACATTTTATGCAGAGCTAAATGATTACGATGAATCAGTGGTTGATGATTGGGTCAGGGACAATGTAATCAGTCATCTGAAGTTCGCACCACCTAAAGAATATGCACCAGGACAATGGGAGGATGAAGCTTATATATTGTCAAGATTTGATCCAGATATTCCGCTCACACAAGCATTCAATGTAGAGCTTCGCGGAGATACTAAAACTGTAGCAGCGGAGTTAAAGAGATGGTTGGAACAATTTGATGATACTATTGAGGTATGGAGTGACTGTCTTGCATATGACTGGGTATTATTCTGCAATCTTTTCGGCAATGCATTCAATTTACCATCATGTGTATATTATATTCCGTTTGATATCTGTACGTTATTCAAGATGAATAACATTGACCCTAATATAAATCGAGAAGAGTATGCATATATGATAGACGCTGCATCAAGAAGCATGTTACCTAAACATAATGCACTATGGGATGCGTGTGTCATTCGTGTTTGTTACTTAAGACTTATTAATCAGATATAAGGAGGGTCTGTTATGAAGTGTATATATCATAATGATATGGATGGTAGATGTGCTGGTTTTCTGATTGCACATTTTACAGGAAATTATAATCCTGAAGATTATATCGAATCTGGATACACATCATTTCCTATTGACAGAATCTCTGTAGGTGAAACTGTTTATATTGTAGATTATTCATTCACAAGGCATACAGTTCATCACCTTGATAAGCTTCGGCATCAGATGCATTGCAAAATCATCTGGATTGATCATCATACATCTAGTATAGAGCTTTCAGAAGATCCAACTTATTCATGGGTAAAAACTATTGAAGGTGTAAGAAATATCAAACTTTCAGGAGCAGGTCTAGTGTATTGTTATTTCATGTCAACTTCACTGGTACCAGAATCGCTCCCTCGATATATTCAGTATGTAGATGATTATGACAGATGGATATATCGTCTCGGTGAAGATACAACTTACTTCAAATTAGGCCTAGAGACTATAAGTTTCAATCCGCTTGATCCTATTTGGGAAGAGCTTCGTCAATCTAATGAAAAATGTGATTCTATAATTGCTGTAGGTGCAATTATCAAGCAATATATTGATAAGAGCAATGCTCACTATTTGGAAAGCTATGGATTCCAATCTACTATTGCAGGACTTGATTGCTTAGTTGTTAACAAGCGTACAAACAGTTGGGTATTTGCTGATAAGATTGATGATTTCCCTATAGTAGCTACAGTTGTATTTGACGGCGAATGGTTCCATTATTCGTTATATTCTAATGACAACTCTGTCAATTGTAGTAAAATCGCAGAATCGTATGGTGGTGGCGGGCATAAAGGTGCTGCCGGTTTCAAAACAAAGGAACTTATATTTCATAGAACCAAATAGCTACGGATGTTTTATATGAACCTTACATATCTTTACGAACAGCTTAATTTGATTGTAAAGATACAAGATGTGACATACTAGCAAATGCACAATTATGTATGAATAGTTTGCTAGACACTTAAAAGAATGTGAGGTAATTGGTTTGAACACATCTAATATGTATACAACGTTGAGTACACGTACAAAGAACAAGCTTACACGGATACAGCAGAATATCTTTCAGCTGTATCCAGAAATATCTGAATTAGGTATTCAGGTATATAGTCATGAAGGCTTTAGAGGTGGTAAAAATGGATTTGAGTTATGTTTTCGGCTTAAATCAGATAACCAATGCCTCAATAATGTAGATATATCATGCACATTCACAAGAGATATATCACAAACTGAGCCTAGCAGTATAATGAGGCAATTCAGGCAAAGATACAGACGATTCGTTATTGATAGTGTGTAAGAAAATCGTTAAAAAGAAAAATTATTAAGAAACTATTAATTTTTTCAAAAACGCTTGACTTTTTCCTCAAATTCGTTTATAATATAATTGTAGGAATTAATATCGAGACCTACTCGTATCAAAAACATATCAAGACGTTAAATTGAAAGGAAAAAGAATTATGAAAAACCTTCACACTGCATTTGAATCCAAAATCCTCAAGCACGCTAAAACAATCGACTATATGTGTTCAGAAACTCCGTTCTATGCAACTCGTTCGTTGTTTAGAGCTGCAGTTGGTTATGAGCCGCTGTCTTACGAAGAATGGTTGTCCACTGATGACCAGTATAAGGCAGCGGCTCTTTATGTTACCTTCTTCGATCAGATAACTCTTGCATGGAAAAAAGCTAAAAGCTTTTACGTTAATGACGAGGATGGTGTTTCTGAGATGATGAAATACCTTGTAAAGAACACACCTATCATTGCAGCTAATAAGAAAAAGTATTCTCCTGCATATATCTATAAGGTTGCATACAACTGCTTGTATTGCATCAGTCGTGATATCAAGCGTGATAGACTTGCATATGAAAACAACGTTCCTCAGTATGTTCAGCACGGAGACGATTTCTTAGATCTGTTCGATACTGTTTGCGATCCTGAGGACGTAACTAAACTCATAAACAAGAAGACATTTTGGAACAAAGTTGACAGTGTAGTTGAGCATTCTGCTTGGGATGTTAAAGCAATGATGAACAAAATAATGCAAGGCGGATCATTACCTGCAGGTATTCCTATGAAGCGTAGAGCTAATATAATGGAGGAGCTGAAAGCTACATTTGCAGCATACAAGTCAATGTTTCATGATGAGGCTGAGCAGTCAGATGATGACAAGACATTAACATTTGCAGACATACTCAGAAATGATGATAATATTGCTTCGGCAGTTGTTGAACTTCCAAATGGCGAATCTGCTGTATATTATGGACAGAAATGGTACAATGCTGAAGGCAAGATTTCTAAGATTGAATTCTTCGGACCTACTAAAGACTATTTGGTACCGGCTAAGCAAGCATTGACCTTTAAAGTAACTGATGTCGAACTTTATAAGTAATTTGGAGGTGCTGTTATGAAATTAAGGAGATTTTTAATTGCTCTTGATGCATGGTTCGGCAGTTTCAGTTACTATGATGAAGAAACAGATGATGTTGTAATTGATGGTGACGAGGATGACTGTTATAACTGTTTGATGCAGACAGATGAATTTCACTTACTTGGTGAAAAGCTTGTCAGAGATATAATCCATACAGGATTTACAGATTATGATAAGTTTGTAGAATTGTGTCATGCAAATAAAGCATTTGCAATGTAGTCAATGCTAATACTTACAATCGTTATAATATATGTGAGTCGGGCAGCCAACTTGGCTCACATATTTATATACATTGTGCCAGGCGCACAAGGCACATATAATCACATCAACAAACCAATAGGAGGTAAATATTATGGCATTTAAAAGCGTAGAGGCTTACAACAAGGAGCAGTATGGAGGTTTGTTTAGACTTCCTAATGATCAGGATTATGCAGATGTTATTTTTCTGTATACACAGAGAGCAGATGCACTCGTAGCTGACACCCATTACATTAAAACAGCTGATTACAACGGTTATGTTCACTGTACAGGTAGAGGATGTCCAGCGTGTGCTAAAGGAATTCGTAAGCAGACAAAGATCTTTGTCCCGCTTTTCAACATTACTGAGAATGAACTTCAGTTATGGGATAGAACACCTACATTTGAACCGCAGCTTCATAACGAAGTATTTTTACATTTTCCAAATCCGAGCGAGTTTGTATTCAGAATTACTCGACACGGCGTTCCGAGGGATGTTAATACTCGTTATCAGATTGTTGCTACCGGCAACAATAAATTCAAGAGCTTTGAACAGATTTTGTCTGAAAACAATATTTCATTCCCTGCGTTCTATGAGAAGATTTGTAGAGATGTTGATGCTGCTACTTTATCAAGCTGGCTCAGTACTGCTGGTGCAGCTGCTACTTACAGTGCTGATTCAATGCCGGATTACACACCTACGCCTAGAGCTAATCCAGCTTCAATTGCACCATCAGCTCCTATAACACCTCCTCCGCTTGATGACGTAGGTATTGATTCAGCATTAGATTCTGAAGAAGTTGATCCAGATGTAAATTTCTAATTATCATAGGATGTTGTAATAGCAACTAATATTTAACAGATAGCTCCATAGTTTAGACAATTTAATAGCTGTGGGGCTATTTGTATATGTATTATAGTTGCAGGATAGGAGGTATATACAATTGGGTCTATTTAGTAGAGCACAAATTGAACAAGTAAATGCAATTGCTGAGAAAAGTAAAGCATCATTGGAACAGACGTCTGCACCTAAACCTACTAAAGGCTTGAATGCACAGTTAAAGTCAATGTCAGATGCTGTTGTTGAATACTTCAAAGACTCACCTGCAATTCTAATAACTTCTAAAGAACAGCTTCATGATTATATTACAAATATGATTAAAGCTGGTTACGGAGGTATAGATACAGAGACTACAGGACTTGATCGTATTCATGATACAATAGTAGGTGCATCTTTATATTATCCTGGAGGTGTTGAATGTTACATACCAAGTAAACATTTGGTACCTATATTTGATGCTCCATACAACGATCAACTTACATATGATGAAATTGGTGAAGAGTTTCAAAGATTAGCTGATAGTGATATCAGACTGATATTTGCAAATGCTGATTTCGACTTATCGATGATCTTCAAAGATCTTAAAGTTGATCTTATCAAAAATTGCTACTATGATGTAATCCTTGCATGGAGATGCTTAAAAGAGAATGAGAAAAATAATCAGTTGAAGGTTCTATATAATAAATACGTGCTTAAAGGGGCAGGAGATCCTAAAACTTTCAGTGATTTCTTCCCAGTTAAATTGTTTCCATATTGCAAACCAGAAGTTGCAAAATTATATGCAGCTAATGATGCTAAAATTACGTATGAGCTTTTTAAATGGCAACTACCATTCTTGTTGAAGGATAATCCAAAATGTAAAAATAATCATTTGGAAGCTATTGCTGATTTAGTGTGGGGAGTTGAATTTCCGCTCATGGGTGTATGTCAGAAAATGCATAGAGATGGTGTATATATTGAGCCGTCAATGGCAGAAATGTTGAACCGTAAATATATTCCTATTTCTAATTCAGAGCTTGCTAAATTACACGGTATGGTTCAAGAAATATTAGACAATCCTAAATATAGTACACGTGTAAAGCGACCATTTATGAGAGCAACTGATTTTAATCCAGAATCTCCACCTCATGTAGCTTGGCTATGTTATGATTTGATGAAATTAGATTCTGGTAGAAGCGGCAGAGCTACAGGTAAAGAAATATTGAGTACATTCAATACACCTGTTACTGCTCAAATACTTAAATGTCGAAGTCTCAATGTACTTATCAGCACATTTGTCAAGAAATTACCAAATGCTGTAGGTGCAGATGGTAAAATTCATTGTACATTTAAGCAAATTGGGGCAGATACTGGTCGACTTAGTTCAGCTGATCCAAATATGCAGAATATTCCGTCTAAAGCTGGTGACATTCGTAGAATGTTCCGTGCAGCTCCTGGTCATGTTTTGATGTCATCTGACTACAGTCAGCAAGAACCAAAACTTACAGCTTATGTCAGTCAAGATGAAAAGATGATTCAAGCTTTCAAAGATGGAAAAGATATTTATGCTATTATTGCAAGTATTGCGTTTGGAGTATCTTATGAAGATTGTCTAGAGTTCAAGCCAACTGGTGAGCTAGATGAAGACGGTAAACCTGTTACTGTATACAGTGCGTCTGGTAAAGCTCGAAGAGGCGAGGCAAAAACTATTGTATTGGGTAGACCGAAAAGGTTTCAACAATTAAGTAGAACAGCTTAATTTGTTATGCCCCCTCAACCGGAGCCTTAGTTCACAGACGGTTGAGCGTAAACTTTGTGAACTGCATAACTCACAGGTGTATAACACACGTTCAGTCGTTGCAGTAAATGGCAACTAGGTGTTATGCTAACAGGGGATGCCTAACAGATTATGCTGAGGAGAATCCTGTGCCAAGTCTTCAAATCAGACAACCTTATATGTTCTAGAACTATCATACATGTAAGGAGTGTCATATAATGAATGAGGTTTATTTAATCACGAATAGAATCAACGGCAAACGATATGTAGGTGTAACTTGTAGAGGATATCAGGTACGATTTGCAGAGCACATTCATGATGCAATGTCAGGTTCAACATGTATATTGCACAATGCGATTCGCAAATATGGTCCATCTAACTTCGATATTATGTTGTTAGAGTCTGATATATCTGATAGCGATATTGATTCTAAAGAACAATATTATATAAAGTTATACAACACTTTTTATGCTTCTGGAATAGGTTACAATATGACAGAAGGAGGTGGTGGTATGGTAGGATATAAACATACAGCCGCATCTAAGAAAGCAATCAGTGAGAGTTTAACTGGTCATGTGTTTCCTGAATCAAGAAACAAGAAAATTCAACACGCTATGACAGGGAGAGAATATAAGCCTGAATGGCGAGAAGCTTTAAGCCGTTCCAGGCTCGGTAGATTCACCGGTACAGAGAATCCATTTTATGGTAAACATCATTCAGAAGAATCTAAATCTAAAGTTAGTGCTGCTAATACTAAGTACAGAGTACTACAGCTTGACCCTATTACAGATGCAGTAATTCAGGTATTCAACAATCCTGGACATGCTGGTCAATGGGTTGTAGAGCATGGATACTCTTCCGCACATCCAGATACTTGCAAAGAACGAATTCGTCAAGTATGCAAAGGTAAAAATATTAGTTGCACAGCATATAAATTCAAATGGAGATTTGAAGAAAGGTCAATCGACTAATTATTAGGGTGGAAGATGAGTTACCATCCGAAGCGCAAAGTATCGTTCTAAGGCACGATAATGATATAGTCAGCATTATCTAGAAATAGATAAGTATTGCGATAACATATGGTCGTTCTGTAGTTACTATTGCAGATCAGTTATATTCACATGAACCTTGGTCTGATGAAGAAAAAGTCAAGAAAGCACAAAATGTATTTGATTCCGTACTGAATGCATTCCCTGCATTAAGAAAGCTGATGATAAATGCACAAAATTGTGCAAAAACACACGGGTATGTTGAAACCATTCTTGGCAGACGTAGACATATTCCAGATATGCAGTTACCAGAATTTGAATTTAAGCCAATGGCTGGATATGTTAATCCTGATATAGACCCTCTTGATATTTCTACATTAGATAATCAAGATTCTATTCCACAGCGAGTTGTGGATAAGCTGTATAAAGAGCTTACAAGCTATAAATATTTTGGACAAGTTGCTAAACGAATTCGACAACTTGCAGAAGAGGATCATATCAAAGTTATCAACAACAGATTCAAAATACAAGAAGCGTCTAGAAAATGTGTAAATTCTATCATACAAGGTAGTGCAGCAGAGCAAACTAAACTTGCTATGCTACTTATTGATAATGATCCAGAATGGAACGCACTTGGAGGGCATGTAATAATTCCTGTACATGATGAATTGATTGCAGAAGTGCCTATTGAGAATTGGGAGCCTTGTGCAAAGCGTCTGAGTCAGTTAATGTGCGACGCTGCTAGCTTCTTACCATTTGCAAGTAAATGTGATGTAACAGTTTCTTACAGATGGAATGGTATGGAATATCCATGTAAATATCCTGAGCCTACTAATTTAGATAATCTTACAGAAGATGAAGTTAGATGGGTACAATATCATTTGTTTGAAGTTGGTTATGAATTACCAGTTATCAAAGGTCCAGATGGTGAAAAACCTGAAGGTGATGCTGCTTTAGGTGTAAACGGTGTTATAACTGATGAATTTAATAATTACATTAATGATTATTGTAATCGTTATAATATTGAGAGAGATAAATTCATTTATCATATCCACATCAAGGTACACACAGGTTCTGTACCTAAATCTGTCTAAATAATATAAGGAGGAAATAATAATGTCAACAGAAGCAAGAAAACTTAGTACAATTCAGAAGAGAGAAAAGCTCAATGACGTCTATGCAATGAACGAGAGAGGTAACGGCGGTGCAAATCATACTTATGCGGTTCATAAGTGCGGAAATAATACAGTTTTTGAAACTGAACCACTTGCAGTTATTCAATTTCAGGATGGAGCACGTAAGATTCCTGATAGTATTCCCGGTGTGCTTGATACTGACCTGCTTGAGATTGTTCGTGACCGTCTGAAAGGTTTTCAGAGTGGTGAGTTTTCATGCCGTGAAAATGCATGTGCTCTCACTCATATTGAGGAAGCTCTCATGTGGATGAATCGTCGTGTTGAGGATAGAATTGAAAGAGACGTACTCGGCACCAATAATAAGTAATGGAGGTTACATATAATGTCACAAATGTTTACAGTTAGTACTAAACCTTTGATTGAAGGTATCAATCTTGGCATTGTAAATGCTAATATTTCTAACTATTTTCAGCGTAGTACTATGGCGCAGGTTACTGCTACTAAAAACAAGCTGACAATTAATCTGGAGGCTTCTTTGATCTATTCTGAGATTGAATTTAAAGGAATGGGAACAGAAGATACACCGGCTATTATTTTCGTTCAAAGTTCGCTCTTGAAGCAGCTTGTTTCTACATTTGAAGCAGCTACAACTATTTTTGAATTTGATGAAAGCGGCTTGATACTGCATTCTGGTAAATCTAAATTTACACTTCCAAAGGTAATTGATGCAGATATGACATTCCAGCGTCCTAATGCTCTTTCTTCTGATATTTTCGATATCAATAAAGCGGATTGGAAATTTATCAAAGATTATCAGCTCTATGCTCTTGCCATGTCATTTGTGCATCCTGTGTATACAACTGCTTGGTTCAGTGAGTCAGGTGATGTACTTGCAGGAGATTTTGATATTGGTTTATTTACGCATTCTAAGAAAGGTAATCTTGGTAGCACTTGCTTAATTTCTGATACAATTGTCAATCTGCTTACATCGCTGCCAGAAGGTGCAAAGCTTTACAAGCTCGAAAACAGTTATGTTATAAATGTAAAGACTGATAGTTTTACATTTACATCTGAATTTGTACCTAAACATGAAAACGATAAGGACATGGGCAGCTATAATGCTGATATGATTTTAGCTGTTATGGATACAACAGGTGAATCTGTAAAGGTCAATGTTGCAGCTATCATGAAAGTTCTTAATCAAGCTGATATGATTTCAACTAAGAGCGAAGACTCTATAAAGTTGTCGGTAAGCACTGGACAGATTGCATTCAATGACGAAAGCGTCAACTGTGTAATTCCGGCAGAGGGTACAATTTCCAATCCTTACACAGTCGAATTCAACATCGACTCTCTTAAGAAAGTAATGTCAAATTGTTCAGAAGATTTTGTAAGTATCTATGCTGCATGTAATGAAGGAGAAGTTTCAGGTATTACAATTTCTAGTAAAGATCTAACAACTTCTATTGCGGCGGTAGAAGATTAATGGGTTTTCAGCCTTTGAATTTTGCATCTGTTGCGAAGTTCAACTCAGCAGCAAGCAGTAAACTCCTTTCGTTCTATGATGATTTTGTAACTCAGAAATTGCGAGAGGAGAGCTTGCAGCCGAAAGCACAGACTTTTGCTCCTTCAAGTTTCCGATGTGCTAGAAAATGTTGGTTTCGACTTCGTGGGGTAGAAACAGATATGCTAACTACTCCTGATCTTATATTGAATTTCAAAGCAGAGGTAGGTACAGCTCGACACCTTGTTATACAGTCTAACCTCAAAGAAGCTCTTGGATCTGATTGGTTAGATGTAGAAGAATTTCTATCAGACTATCCAATACCATACGAATATGTGCTCACTAAAAATGGATTAGAAACTCTTGTGGAAATTAAGAATCCTCCTGTTCGTTTCGCATGTGATGGTATAATTCGATGGAATGATAAAATATATCTATTAGAAATAAAAACAGCTGATTATGATAGCTGGAACTCTTTGACAGATTGGAAAGCTGAGCATAAAGACCAAATCAAATGTTATAGTTCACTTTTACACATACCAAATATACTCGTTATATATGAAGACAGACAATATGGTGGTATGAAGTGCTACGAAGAGTTTGTCAATGACCTTGAGTCTCAAGCTGTACTGGAACGTATGTCATATATTCAGCAGATGGTTGAGTATAATCTAGCCCCAGAACGCGTACCTGATGGTGATTATATCTGCAACAATTGTGAATATCGACTAAAATGTAAGCAGTGGGGTTGAGAAATCAACCCCATTTTGTCTAAAAGAAAGGTGTGTTACAATGTCACTTGCTACAAAGTATCGTCCTAAATCTTTTACAGATGTAGTAGAGCAATCACTTATTGTAGATATGCTTAGCAATATCTGTAAAGGGGAATTAACTAATCGTAATTTTCTATTTATAGGTCCGGCTGGTTGCGGAAAAACAACACTTGGAAGAATTGTAGGTAATGTTTTAAATAATAATACAGGTGAGCCTATTGAAATTGATGCTGCATCTCATAGTGGTGTTGATAAAATGCGTGATATCATTCAGCAAGCACGCACATATCCTATTGGCTGTACTTATAAGATCTTCATAATTGACGAATGTCATAGCTTATCTTCACAAGCTTGGCAGGCTCTACTCAAAACACTTGAAGAGTCTCCTGCAAAAAGTGTTTTTATCTTCTGCACAACTAACCCTGAGAAGATTCCAGCAACTATTTTATCTCGTGTGCAAACATTTCAGCTGAGTAAAATCAGTCTTGACAGTATTTGCAGCCGACTTACTTATGTCCTTGATTCTGAAATTGCTGAAGGTAAAGATATTGTATATGAAAAGGAAGCTGTTAACTATATTGCAAAGCTTGCAAATGGCGGTATGCGTGACGCTTTAACATTGTTGGATAAAGCATTGGCATATAGTAACAACATTTCATCTCAGACATTATCAAAGGCGTTAGGGTTACCTAACTATGATGATTATTTTATGTTATTATCTGCTATTGCAAAGCGAGATAATGTAACAATTACTCAAGTTGTAGATGATGTTTATAATTCAGGAGTAAATTTCGTCAAGTGGTTTGAGAATTTCCATTCCTTTGTTATAAATATTGTGAAGTATATTTTCCTTCAGGATATCAACAAAACAATGATTCCATCACATTATTCGGATAAGATTTCTAAATACACTACAGCTCATTCTAACATATGTTTGAAGCTTGCTAACACCCTTATAAAGCTGAATCAAGAACTGAAATCTACTAATTATCAGCAAGAAATCACCTTAACTTATTTATGTAGTCCTAAGAAGTAATGAGGTGATTACATGTTGAATTTGATAGATGTGAATGCTGAATTTTCTGAAGACATTGATGCAGTGTCAGATTGGTGTGAAGAGCTTTATCAAGAAAATTTTGCAAAATATTTTGATGAATCTCGGGAGCTGTTTACTCGACTTAAATCAAAAACTCATCCTATTACAGATGATGAGTTAAGCTGGATTTTAATCAATTTACCGCTTAATTTGTTTGATGTTTCAGAAGCTTTGAATAAACTCAAAGTAAGTAATGAAGTGGTTAAATTGAGGAATAAACAGAAAGAATCTGATTTGATAAAGTCTTCAGTTGAGAAGACAGCTACAAAACGGCAAGAAGATGCAGCTATTAATATGTTAGAAAACAAGTTGCTTGTAACTGCATATTCGTCTGTAATGTCACGAGTAGAGAGTGAAATATCATTCTGTAGGGAACTTATAATGGGTGCTAAAAAGATATGGGATGCACGTAGAAGAACAGATTCTACTAATCCTGTTAGCCCTGTAGATAATAGCCCTCAAAATCTACCAGACTATCAGCCAAATGCATATATAAAGTGAGGAATGTACAATGGCAAGTTATAAAGATATAATCAAACGAAAAAAGCGTGAGTGGAATTGTGAATCGCTTATGGATGGTGCTCATGCACAGCGTGGAGAAAAGTTGCCTTTTTCTTCTCCTTTAATGAATTGGTGTACATATGGCGGTATACCACGTAATAAAATTACAGAATTCTTTGGAGATCCTGGTGGTGGTAAAACAACAACGGCTGTTGATATATGTAAGAATGCTATAGCTATCTTCAAGAATGAATTTGAACAGCAAGCATCTGCATTAAGGGATAAGATTTCAAATGGTGATAAATCTGCTTATTCTGAGTTAGATGATTTAACTGATAGAGGGCCTAAACGTGTGCTATATATTGATTTGGAGCATGCATTTGATGGTGCTTGGTCTAAGATGCTTGGAATAGATGAAGCTGATATGGATATAATGCAGCCACCAGATGTAATCGCTGAAGATGTTTTACAGACTGTACAGGAAATTGTAGAAACAGGTGAAGTAGGCCTAATTGTATTAGATTCAATTCCATCTCTTGTACCAAAATATGAAATCGAGAAGAAGATAGGAGAACGGACTGTAGCTGCATTAGCTGGTATTTTAAATGTGTTCTTCCGAAAGATAATATCCTTATTGACTCGATATGAATGCACATTGTTAACTATAAATCAGATTAGAGATAATCTCGATAATCCTTATGTTGTTAATACACCAGGTGGTAAAGCACCTAAATTTTATGCTTCACTTCGTATACAGTTTAGAATCGGCTCTCCTGTTGATTTCTTAGGTAATGAGTTGCCTACAAAGACTGATAATCCTGCAGGTTATATTATAACTGCTAATTTAGTTAAACAGAAGAGTGCACCTTGGGACAGAAAACAAGGTACATATTATCTCATGTGTCAATCTGGTATTCGACCTGATTTTGATTATGCACTCCTTGCAGTGAATAAGTATGGTATCATTCAAAAAGGCGGAGCATGGTTTACAATATGTGATCCTTATACCGGTGAGGTTCTTATGGTAGATGACCCTTCAAATCCTAATAAACAGAAGCCTCTTAAACTCAATGGTCTTGCAAAGGTATATGAATATTTGAATTCTAATCCTGAATACTATCAGAAACTTCAAAAATTCATATTAGATGATATCAACGGCAAATCAGATAATATGGAGGATAGTACAGATGAATGTACCAACTAAGTTCTATAGCTCTCGTCAAGAAAATATGATCGCTAAATATTTAGGCTGGAGTGTTGTATCTGGTAGCGGTGCTAGGTCTTTTAATCCTGGAGATGTTCGTTCTGATGATTTCCTTGGTGAGTGCAAAACATTCACCAAGGAGTCTGATATCATATATTGTTACAACGATGTCTGGTCTAAAATTTTTAGAGAAGCTACATCTGTAATGAAAACACCTGTTTTGTTTGTAGATAATGGGTCGCAGCTTGCTAAGAATACATGGTGTGTGTTACCTAAACTCGTTATAAATAATGTAGAAAATATATCAAAAATTGATGCAATTACTTACACATCTATCATGCATGTCTCCAAAACAAGAGTAACATTTTCGCATTGCGAGCTCAAAGATGCATTTTCAAAACAGCGTCAGCTTGTAGGTGATAAAATAATTGTATTACTATTTGATTTAGCAAGCACATCCGTTGTATTGATGTCATTAGAGTCGTTAAAGTTACTTATAGAAGGGGCTGATGATTAATGAGTGAAACTGATAGATCGATGAGATTTAAATATAGTTGGAGGTGATAATATGTTAAGTATTCAAGATGCAGGGAAACAAGTACTTACAGGTAAACCTGGAAAGTTCTATATATTTTCAGGAGAAGAATATGGAGTAAAAGATAAATATATTACATCTCTGAAGAATCATTATAGTGAGTATGTAGAATCTGAAACAGTTGAATCTATATTTAAATTGATGACTACTAAACATCTGATACCGCTACCACCTAAATTATATATCATTAGATATGATGAAACATTTATCTCAACTTTATCAACAGATACAGCGTCTAGAATCAAATCCATGAAAATATTAGGAACAATTGTATGTATATATGAATCATCAAAACATACTGCAAAATGTAACAAGTTCTTATCTGATTACACTGTTTCATTCGACACAGTTAGTCCAGAATTTATAAAGAAATATTTAACATCTGATTTTCCTAACTTACCTTCAAATGTTATTGATTTTGCAGTTAGTATTCGAAAGGATTACATGTCAGCTTGGAATATATGCAATTGTTTGTCAAATGCAGATTTGACACACGTCAATTTTGCAAATTTATCAGAGCTTGCTGCTACATTTGGTTGCTCTTCTATTTCTAATGAATTTCAGTTGAAAATTGGAATTGCATCTAGAAATTTTTCATATTCTTTAAGTGTGCTAGATTCATATGGAGATGATATCAATTCAGCATTCTATACAATATTAAGTACAATGATTGAATTAGATAAATTAGTTGATAATACCTACAGTCAATCTGACTTATATAAATATGCTAAAGGGTGGACACATGCAGATATCTATTACATGTTTATGAATACATATGATGCATTGAAGAAAGCTCGTTCATATACATCTCATGACGCATATGACAGTTTAGTCTATTTGATTGGATTACTACAATTTTCTCCTATACCAAGTCCGGAGGTGATGAATAATGGAATTAATTAGCCAAAAATCTTCAATTGAAGATTTAGCACGACTTGCTAAAGAAGATAAACATAGCATATTGATTGAAGGAGTCGAAGGTTCTGGTAAATCATATCTTGCAAAACAATATGCTATGATGTTAGATATTCCAGATTTTCAGATGATAGAACCAAAGGTGCAAAATATTAAAGATGCAATCAATGCTTGTTACATGGTTGAAAATTCAATTGTAATTTGTATTGAAAATATAGATGCTGGTGTATTAGCAGCTTCATATGCACTATTGAAATTTTTAGAAGAACCTGCTGATCATGTATACGTTATAGTTACATGTAGGAATATTCAAAATGTGCCGGATACTATTATAAGTAGAAGTGCAGTTGTAACAGTTCCTCCTCCTATTGAATCTGACTTGATAACATATGCTAACGAGAAAAATTCAGCACAGTATCTATATCTTCAAAATCAGCCAATTTGGAAATGTGCTAAAACTTTTAAAGATGTAGAAATCATATTAGAATTAGATTCTGGTAAGCTTGACTATTTTAACACCTTAATCAGTAACATACAGAAGCGTAATTCGGTATCTAATCTAGTTTGGATGCTTCAGAAATATCCAGATAATTCACTTACACCTATACAATTAGTCATTCGTTATATAATGTATACAACAAATTCAAAGACTATCTGGAACGCTGGTCACAGTTGTTTACATGAATTATCACTTAGCAGAATAGCTACACATGCAGTACTAGCGAAATTTGCATTTGAATTGAAATATCTTAAATAACCTATATTATTTATAGAAAGGAGTTGCCTAATGGTATATTTTTTCAGCGGAGGTCTTACCAAGGACATGGTGAAGTATCTCACTAACATGCCGGATTTTGAACCTATTGATGTTCTTGTATCTCAATTAGATAGAAGTTCTATCAAAAAGATGATTGAATATCAGAAATCTGGAGTAGTTAAGCAACTATTTATCGACAGCGGAGCATTTTCTGTACATACAGGTAAAGCTACTGTAGATCTTGACGAATATATCTCTTTTGTAAATTCAATTGATGATCATATTCATGCTATTGCACAACTTGATACAATTCCTGGTACATTTGGTCAACCAAAGTCTCGTGAGGATTATGAACGATCTGCAAAGCTGTCTTGGGAGAATTTTCTTTATATGTATGAAAGACTTAAATCTCCTGAAAAGCTAATTCCTATATTTCATTACGGTGAGTCTTTTGAAGCTCTCCGAAATATGCTTGATTGGCGAGATAATGACGGTAAGCCTTTAACATATTTAGGTATATCGCCAGCAAACGATACTTCTCAAAACGTTAAGAATGTATATATGAAAGAGGTATATGATTTCATTGCAAAGTCAAGTAATCCAAATGTTAGAACTCATTTATTTGGTATGACTGCTCTTGATGCATTATCTAAGGTGCCAACATATTCAGCTGATAGCGTTAGCCATAGACTTATCGGTGCATACAATAAGATTTATCATCCGGAATTTGGTGTAATATCATTGTCAAAACGTTCTAGAACTTCAAAAAGTAAGTCTAGTATGAGCTTTGTTGAAACATGTGATGATCTTGCACTTAAAAAGTTAACAGACTATCTTGAGCACCTAGGAGTAACTCTTGAAGAAGTTCAAGAAAAGCATTCTGCACGATGTGCTGTATCAATGTATGGAATCATGCAGCATATTAAAACACATCCATATAAACCTGATAATGTTAAGAAAACAAAACGATTATTTGCATTGCCAAATTAACATATATTTACAAATCGGATAGACGGTTGGCAGTTGGGACAGACCAACAATTTGCCGCTGTGGTGGAATAGGCAGACACAAGGGACTTAAAATCCCTCGGAGTAACATCCGTACCGGTTCAAGTCCGGTCAGCGACACCACCATCTAGATAAAGGCACCCTTTCATAATGATGCAGCTGATTATAATATAATAGCTGCATATGGAACAATAGCTCAATTAGAGAGCAGCTATAGATAGCAGATATAAGTTCGAATCTTATTTGTTCCACCAATCAGACTTCCACCATGGAGTACTACATGTGCGAGTGAATGAGGCATGTGGAAACCCTTCACAATGAGCTCCTCAAAGATGGCCGAGTAGTAGGACCGGCAAAGGAGTATCCTACTTAATTATCTTATCAATGCAGCGTAGTCTCAATATCAGAAGCTACGCTGCTTAATTATAGTTATTAAGAAACTATTAATTTTTTCAAAAACGCTTGACTTTTTGACAAAATTCGTCTATAATATATTTGTAAGGACATATCAAAACTTACAGCATATCAAAACATTTTGGAGGTATATTTATGAAACATTTAGAAATTTTCAACTATCGCGGTCTCGGGGACTATGGTTGCAGCAGATGCAAAACCCCTCTCATCGGCTATTTCAAAGCCATTGGAGAATCGTCCGATGAGGAGGGCTATGAATGGAGGAGTTTCTGTCCTAAATGTGCTAAGGAGTTAAATATCGCAGATTCATATGAAGTTACTCCGTACATTCAGGATTTATATAACACTTATCCAGATGCTCCGCTTCTATATTAATCAACTACTAGTTACTTGTTTATATCTATCAAGGGCAGCAATATGCTGCCCTTATTCTATGTATAAACCTTTTATATACATGTAATAACTTCAGCATTTAAATAGGAGGGATATACGTGATTAAATCTGAAGATCTAAGTACATTGTTACCTGCATCTGAAGCAGCAGCTGTAGCAGATGCTGCAATTGCGGAGCAAGAAGAGGCTGCTGTAGCAAGAGCTATTAATTACAATGCTAACACTGGTGAGAAATGCACACCTTGGAATGGTCCTCTATCTGATGGTATCAAATCTAAGCTAAAAACAAAAGGATATAAGGTAGAAAATCAGAAAGATGCATATGCGAATGATATACCTGATATGTACATTATCAAGAGCAGGTGATAATTGATGTTTGATAATAGATTCAAACTACATAAATACGAACATGCAGCTTCTAACTCTGTGGTATTGAATGTGAATCAGCTTGAGCATTTTACTTGGTTAGAATTACCGCATGATATAGGTAAATTCTTGTCATTATATAATATTCAAGAGTTCAATACTCCTAATGGTTCTATAGATGTTGAATATACTGATAAAGTAACAAGAGATTGCCTGAAACCTTGGTTTAGGATTGAAACTGCATTATTGAATACAGAATGCGGATTTCATATGTATAAGTTTCAATTTGTAGATACTCGTACAAGCGATGCTATTTCATTATATTTTGCATATAATCTTCAAAATGATAATCCAGATAAAACGTCTTATATTTACATGAAGAATAGAAATGCATCTGGACATAATCCATTTGAATCTAGCGATGACCCTAATTCAGATTCAGGATCTAGTTCAGGTTCAAACTTTAACCCAGACTCTAATGATTCATCTACTTGTCCTTGCTATAATTGCTGTAACTGTCAGAACAAGATGAAGTAGGTGCACATAGTGAGTTACAAAAGTCAATTCAATGATTATATAGCTGATTTTTCAAGATATAGGTATGATTACTGATAATTAAATAACCTACAATATATATATCTACATAAAGGAGGTTATCTTGTGAATGCTATATTTGCTTGCAAGCTTTATAAATCTAGTACACGTAAACAAAAGATACAAGCAGCACTTAAGAATCCGGTAAATGCTGAACTTGTAAAACAATTATCTGAATGTCTAGATGATGAGTATAAACCATTAACTAAATTGAATGATGGAGTTATTAAAAATGTTTCAGATACTAATCCTGCTTCTGAATCTAATTCTAATGGATCTTCTACAAGTAGTCATCCTCGTTCAAGTAGTGGATTGGGTGGTTTAAGCTCAGCATTATCAGGTCTTGATGATAATCCTAGTATATCTGAGAAATATGGTGATGATTTAGATGCTGAAGGTAACGAAGCATTTGATGACACTCAAATTGATAATAATGATGCAGACTCAACTATTACTGATGATGTATCATCATCTACAGCAGTTAAAGGTACTTCAATACAAGCTGATACTACATTAACAAAACCGCTTGTGGAGAATCAAGTATCATTGAGCGGACTTGCAGGTGAGTTGAAGGGTACTTTGAATGCTAGAAATACTACTGCAGGTGTGAATCGTGTATCTGTAAAGTCTAACGAAATTTGGATACATTATAATGATGATATCAATCTAAACAATGTGATGACAGCTGTAATTGATACATTAAATTCAGCTAACTATCACATCTTAATATTCAACAGGCTTGCACGTACAGATAATGCAATTGTATTTACTGTAAATGGTAATGATACTGCAAATGCAATGGAGCCGATGTCAAATGAATAAAAAGCTTCCGATAACAGAGGAATTAGATTTTCATTATCTTTTGAACTTAATGCCTCTTCTACACAATGAACCAGAATATGCATGGTTACCAGAATTATTTTCTACTATTGATTATGAAAATCTCATAAAATTATGTAACTACGCAGGTGGTGAAGTGATTAAGATTCCTACACTAAATCAATTATCTACTAGTATAGATTCACTTCAGTGGTTCTATGATACAGAGATTTCTCATAAGAAAGATGCTGATGAAATACCATTGCAGTATAAAGAACTTGTGTTGAAAATAAAGGAGATATACAATGCTAGAAACTGTTAAAGCTTGTATTGAAGATGTTCCTAAGACATCATTTTCTGAATTTTTTCAAGAGTATGTATTAAGTGTACAAGATTTCAACATTGACAGAGAGTTCAAATATCTAGTGAATCGAAACATTCTAGGTGTTACTAATATGTCAGCTCTAATTCAAAATACAATAGAAAGGTTGAAATTGATATGATTACAGCTACAAATTTGCAATGTGCATATAATGATCTGTACAAAGAAGTGCGTAGATATATATGGGACTTTGAAACTGTAAGTGCGCTTGCAGATTTAGAAGTTGCTACATATCAAACATTTCCAGATTTAGATCAACTTAAGATAGCTTTCAGTACGTTCAAACGATATGTAGATAGTACTGGGTTGTTACGTGATGATGAAGATCTAAAACGTGCATTCGATGCATTTGATGACATTTTATCAGATGATGATCTTGAGTTATATGCAAATATTAAATCATTCCAGGAGGTACCTGTATTATGAGTAAAAAGATACGAATTATGAAATCCAAGGTAACTGCAAATTCTGAGCCAGCACCTACAGCATATTCAGAAGCAGTAGATCATATTCAATCAGCTATTCAAGCATTGAGTGAGGCTGCTAAGAATGGAGATGTAATTGCAAAAGAGTCTATTGCAAATCTCGGTGTTGTAATGCTTGACTTAAAATAATCCGGAGGTGTTCTATGGATGACATCAAAACTGTTGATAGTTCAGAAGTAGTTTACGACCCTGTATACCAACGACAAAAAGAGGGCGTGGCGAAAATGCGTACGTCCTTATTGGCGTGTACAGACGAAAACGGAATAACTATTCGTGGTACAATTGAATCTATCACAGCAATGCGAATATATCATCAAATGATGAGAATTATCAAATATACAGAATTAATGGACAAAATAGAGGATAAGTTATACAAGTCTATTGATAATTTGATTGATACTGCTCCTAATGACACTCAAACATTAATTCAGCTTCTTACCATTCAAGAGCGACTACAAAAGAGCATGATTGAATCTCATAAGCTATTACAACCATATTTGGACATTAAAGAATTTTCTGTAGTAGATCTTGTACCTCAAGAATCTACAGCTTCTTCTGGTTCTCAGTTGAATATGAATTCTGAAGATCGTGATAGACTTCGTTCTACTGCTCAACAAGTTCTTCTTCAATTGAAAGGAGGTAGGATGATTGCAGGTTGATGAAACATATGCTTCGTTGCCGGAGAGGATTCAGAAAATTTTTGCCAACTGTAATGAGGTTGAACAGCAATATTTGTTACAGATTCTAGAAGAGCTTAGTGAATCTGATTGTGGATATTCTAAAACATATGAGGATATTTGGTTATCTGATTACAAAGAAATACCAGTAGATATTGACACATTCTTGGAGTCTGAAACATATCTTGGAAAAACAAATAGGTGTGGAAATGCTGTATATCCATTTTGGCGTAATGAGCTTAGAAATTTTTTTGGTGCTGGTAATCAGTATCATGAATGGATTCTTACAGGTGCTACTCGTATCGGTAAATCATCTACAGGTATTTCAGGAACAGCTTACATGCTATATAGATTGATGTGTTTGCGAGATCCTCAAAAATACTTCAACAAGAAAGACGTTTCTAAGTTCTCTATATTGTTCTTCAATATCACAAAAGATCTAGCAAAAGGTGTAGCGTTTCGTGAGTTTAATGATACGCTCAAGGCAAGCCCTTGGTTCAATGCACATGGTACATTTTCTACTAGTGAGCGCGATTTCTATTATATTCCAGAGGGTGGAAAAATAATTATTGACTATGGTTCAGATGCTTCGCATGGTTTAGGACAGCAAGTATTTGTAGGATTCATGGATGAGTGTAACTTTAGTAAAGCTGGTATCAAAGATGTAAACAAAGCTAAAGCACACATGAAAGATACATACAATACAATTTCAGCCCGTGTTAAAGGTACATTCAAACACGGTGGTGAAGTATTTGGTAAAATATTCGCAGTTAGTTCTAAACGTAGTGATAGTGACTTCATGGAAGCATATGTACAAGAACAACTTAGTGCAGGTGCTGGTGATCACATGTATATATCAGATGCACCACAATGGGAAGTGCTTCCAAAAGACACATTTGCTAAAGAAACATTTTATATTGCAGTAGGTGATAGACATCACAAAGGCTTTGTTGTTCCTGATAATCAATGCTTCCCTGAAGCTTTAGAAGATTTAAGAAAACAAGGTTACAGATTGCTACAGCCTCCAATAGATATGAAATCTGATTTCATTGCAGATTTTAACATTGCACTTCGAGATCTTGCTGGTATAGCTGTTACTGGTACAATGTCATTCATTACTCAGGACGCAATCACACAATGTACCAATACAGATCGCAGAAATCCATTTTATTCTGATATATTAGAAATTGGTACAAAGGATAATTTCACTATTGAAGAATTTTTCCATATGAAAGAAGTTCCTCCAGAGTTGAAACGAACTCCTATATTTATACATCTTGACTTATCATTAAATACTGACCGAACTGGTATATCTGGTGGAGGTATAACAGGTCATAAAGACATTACAAATAAAGAAGGTGCAAAAGTATCATTACCATTTTTATCACATCTATTTTCAGTAGCTATTCAAGCTCCTAGAGGTGACAAGATAGCATATGGTAAAATTGTTGCATTTATATGTTGGTTACGTAAATCAGGATTTCGTATTGAACGAATAAGTCGAGACCAGTTCCAAAGTGAATATCTTGGACAAGTTTTAGAACAAGAAGGGTTCACGGTTGATAAGTTATCACTTGATAGAACAGCTGATGGTTATACAGCACTTCGTTCCGTTTTACTTGAAGAACGTATTGATCAGTTAGACAATAAATTGTTACAAGATGAACTTGTTCATCTTCAACGTGATAGTATAACAGGTAAAGTAGATCACCCGGCTGGTGGTAGTAAGGACGTTGCAGATAGTCATGCAGGTTGGGTATGGAATGCTATCAAAAATAATCCAGGTGTTATAATACCTGCTAAAAAAGTTGTATCTGCTATTGCAGCTGTTAATAATAATTCACGTCAACGTGGGGCAACATTACCTAGTATGTTCCCTAACTTGAATACATTCAGCACATCTAAAAACAAATTTAAACGATGAAAGGTTGGATTAATATGACAATGAGAAACCTTCTCAAACCCGGAGATTTTGTATCTCTAGTACCGGTAGGTGTACATCTTACACTTCAGTATAATTCTGAAGGTAACATCGAAAAAGTATATACTGGATTTAAAGAATCTAGAGTAGATCATTCTAATGAATTGAGATCGTCATTAGTTCAAAATCATATTGTACCTGGTAAAGTTCATATCAAACATGGGACAAGCTGGGTAATGGGTGTATTATACACAAATGAGCTTTTCAATGATACAGGACATTTACCTGAGTGTGTACAAGCTTCATTGTTGAGTGCGTATATCAAACATCCTGAGCATTTTAACTTCTTCGCATTTGACTTTGAAAGCACAATGACTGAATTCAAAGGAGCTACTCCGATTAGACAAGCATTAGCGATGTCAAGATTCAATATTCTTCCAGGATGGCTTGTACCTAGCAGTTTTACTAACAATACAGTAAATACTTGGATAAATAGCCCTCAGTACACATTCAATCATATAATCACAGACTACATTGTATATCATAAAGGTACAGTAAATTACATTTCAGCAAATACATCACAGTTTGTAGCAAATAAGGTTGTCAAGTATACAGACATAAATGGATATGTCAAAGGTAAAATATATGAAAATTCAGAAGTACAGATGTGTGTGGATTATTCAGATGTTGTACGTTTGAATATTCAGCCGAATACTCTATTGATTATAGATAATACAAATCAGCTGATATTCGCGAAGCCGACAGATAGTAAGAAACGTGATAAGCGTTCTAGCTCTATAGTATGTAAACATTGCGGTAAAGCTTATCAAGTACCGCTTACAGGAGTTGTACAATGTCCAGATGTACATTGTGTTTCTAAATTGTTACCTAATGTACTTCAATTTTTCAATACGTTAGGTATTGTAGCTCCTGCTGCTGAAACTATTACAGATTGGTTAAGTTCTCAAAAGATATTATGTATTCCTGATATCTTGTCACTTAAAGATTATCAGGAATTAGAAGTTGAGGTGACAGTTTCAAAGCTGTTGAGAGCTATTGTCCCTGTTTCTGTAATTCCAAGAGATGATATATTTATCTTATTTGCAAATGCTTGTAACAACAATGTAAAATCTGTTCGTTACTATGTTAACAATCCGGCGCTGATTACAGCTGATTTAGGACTTACCCATGCGGATCTTCCTAAACTTTTGAATTGGCTGAATGATGATTGTAATGCTACAGATATACAGTCTCTACTAGATGCTCCTCAGCTTAAATTTAAGAATTTGGATAAGCGTTTTGATGGACCGCCAATATTCAGAAATAAATTAATCTATATAACAGGTGAATTCATAAGAGGAAATTCGGCAGAGATTGCTGCTATCTTACAAAGTTATTCAGCAAGAGTTACTTTACAGTTTTCTGAAGATATACACTGTGTATTAGTAGGTGGTCGCAATGAAAATATAGATGGACGTTCTATCACATCGGCACACAATCTCGGTATATCGGTAATGGATGAAGAGTCGTTTTTCAATTATTATCAGATTGATGAAGATCTGAAAGCGAACCTTGTATAAATACAATGGAGGTGGATAATTATGTCTAGAATTATAGATAAGTTGCTGAAACGTGGGCACAAATATGAACATAAGAGGTCTTGGCTTCGTAACATTGTATCAGGTTCGTTTTTGAAAATGTCTGATCTTAGAGGTAGCACAAGTATTGATGATATAAAAACTAAGATTGATACTATGCGTGCTCTTGCTAATGACTCTCAAATCAGCACAGCACTTTCATATTATGCAACTGATGCTACAACTGCAAATACTAAAGGCCAGATAATTTGGGCGACTTCTGATAACAAGGAGTGTGCTAGAATTATAAATGGCTTATTCAAACGCTGGAATATTAATTTATATGTAAGAGATCATATATTGGAATTAGCTACTATTGGAAACTTCTATATGCCTACTACATGGATGTATGATGATTATTCTAAATCATCTATACATATGGGTGTAGGTCTTGATAACAATACAATTCCTGATGATAAATATGATATGGTACCAGCATATATGATACCACCTGAGGATATAATTCATATATGGCATGAGGGACAGCCTCAAGGCTATATCTATCAGCCTGAAGACGGTATACAGGATTATGTTTCATATCCAGAAGATTCTGTAATTCATTTTTCATTAGGTGGATTGCTCGGAAAATATACAATTGATACACGTAATCCGGATGGTACAGAGGATACTTACGACATTCAATTTGCTGAACCTCTCATGAGCAATGCAGTATCTCCTACACAGACATTAAGTCTGTTAGAGGACTCATTGTTACTATCTTCATTAAGTCGTATCATAAAATTTATAAATGTAGATTGTCAGGATGCTGAAGAGGAAGAGGTTCAAAATATCTTACAGCAGGTGAAAGATACTATTGAGCAACAGTTGTCTTTGAATACTGCGACAGGCGATGCTCAAAGTTTCGTGAATCCTCAAAGTCCTAATAATCTGATTTATTTAGCACAAGTAAATGGTAAAGATGCTATTTCTATTACAGATTTGAATATGGCAGAAGCTACTGAAGCAGATAATAGTTTGCTTGATTATTATCAAAACAAAAAGTTATCTGTATTAGGTGTTCCTAAAGAAGCAATGAATTTCTCTTCTGCAGAGGGATTAGGAAATGCTGGTACTGTAATGTCACAACGGTCAGCATTATATGCAAACATTCTAGAACGATTAATGAATGCATACAAAGAGGGATGGAGAACTGCTATAAATGCATATTTCAGAATAAACGGATACAGTGGATATGTAGATAAGTTTGATCTGCATATGAATCCAATCATTACTACACAATCAACTGTTCAATTCGAGAAACGTGATGCAGCGCTTAACCAAGCTACTACTCTTATAGAACTGCTTAAGAACATAGGTATTCAAGCTGCAGATAATTATCGTGATTCGCTTGTAGAAATTCTTTCTGAAGTGTTCCCACAGATTGGTGCAGACATTCCAGGATGGGATATTCATACTGACGGAGCTGATCTGGGAGGAGGCGATGGTGATGTTCTCTAAGTCATTATCAAACACATTTTTCCGAGAGTTAAAGCAGTATAACAGTACAAATTTTAAATCTCTTCATAATGCAGAACTTAATGATGACAATCCTGAAATCATGAAAGCATTCAGTAGTGTGATAACTAGATACTTTATATTCTGTGAGAAACATCCGGAACTATCTGAAACTGAAAAGCGAATGCTATATTTCCAGTTAAAGATTGATATGGTAGCTCGTTTCTTTTCTAACTATCCTAACACTAATACAGATGATTTAATAGCGTTCCAAACTGAATTACGTTATTATATCAAAGAGTCAGAAAGTGGTGATGAATATGTCGAGTCAACCATTGCGATATAATATATCAGATTGGCATCAACTATCTGATACAAAGTCCAATAATAGCAGAGATCTACATATATCTGTAACAGATATTATTCAAGATTCTCGGCTTACTGGATTAAGAATACAACTGCATCATAAATCTTTTGGTGTGTTATTTGCATGTGTATTGAATGCTCAAGGCAGCATGGTAACTGAATTCAATGATAATCTTGTTGTAGAATTCACATCAGAACAAATTCTTGCTGAATTGAAGAAATATGGATATTTGATTACATTTGAACCTCGTGCCTATTTACCTGGTAATCAGTTGCAATATCTCATGACACTTAGAGGACTGGGATATGATAAACTCAGAGTAATGCAGGTATATACATATGACATCACCGGAACTAGACAATTCCAATGGTATGTTATTGCATTCAATATTCATGATGAAAACTGGTTAAATAATGGATATTCAATACCTGAAAAGGAATTTCTTGATGCACTTAAAGCTGGTAAATGTGTGAACATATCGGCTATCAGTAAGACACAGAGATGGTCATGGAGTTGGCTTGATTATGTAGCTAATATTGATGATATATTGGAGGACAATGCATGAGGAATAAATTTGATCCAAAACATATAAGGAGTATATGTAAGGATGTTGATCCTGATACAGTTCCATCAATGGACGCACAAACAGCTCTTAATGAATTGTGTAGATATTTCTTAGGTTCTAATTGGTATGATGAATCGGGACTTATACATCCAGAACAAGTAAATGTAAACATTGTATGTGCAATTGAAAAGCAATACAAAGGTGCAAAGTTAAAACGCAAATTAATATATGAATGAGAGGTGATAAATGATGTCTGTTATGCTTATAGGTGAAGATATTAAGCTTATGAGAGCAAGATATGACGAAGCCCTTGAGATGCAAGGAATACCTTGTAAGTATCAGTTTCCTAATATAGCTACTACAAATGAACAAGGTGAGCCACTTGTTGATAGCTATTCTGATATGATTGAAACTCATATATTCTTCGAAGGTACACCAAAAGTAAAAACATTCAAACGTTTAGGTTGGGTGGTTGAAAATGATAAAGATTTACCTTTCTTATTACATTGTAGTTTTAATTTACCAAATCTACAGAAAGATAGCTTATTTCATCTTTCAGGACAGTACACAGGTATGCCTGATAGAGTATTCAGAGTTACAGAATTGACCTGTGATATGCAAGCTCCTGACCATATGATTGCACAAGTAGTACCTGTATATGATAAACAGACTGTCGGTAAGACGAAGAAAGAAAGACAGAATACATTCAAAACAAGCAATCACTTCTTATCTGAACCTACAGATTATAGAGGTCAATATATATCAGAACAAGAAGGTGAACAGTAATGTTATATCTGTACGATGAAGCAATTGTAAATGATTTGAAACGATCATTCAATCCAAACGCTGTAGAAAATCCTGTTGTAAGTGTTGTTTCACCAGATAGAATTGTAGATATAGCTGCACAACTGCAGAATGATGAAATATCATTTCCTATTGTAGCACTTACTCGAAATGATGATACATCAATTGATACAAATCTTACTAATTTTACTCGTATGCATAAAGGTGTAGCTACTGTTATTGATCCAAAAACAAACAACCTGTATTATGAACAGTCTATTCCTTTGAAGCTTGAGTATGCATTAACTGTACTTGCAACAAATACAGCTGATATGGATGAGCTTGTACGTGAATTGATATTTAAGTATACAAGAATGTATTTTTTGACTATTACATTACCATATGAAGGTCAACGAAAAGTGAGATTTGGTGTAACTGTAGATTCAGATTCTGGTATAGAACGATCTTCAGGTATAGTTGAATACTTAGAGTCTGGGCAGCTGTACCAGTCTATAATTCATCTTAGATGTGAAGGTTGTGTATATGTCAAATATACTCCTATGCATTTGAAGCGTACACAGCATGAAATTGTATCTACAGCTGTAAATCCTTCAAAACAGTAACCTTATATATTTACATAACAATGTGAGGTGAGAAGCATGATTTATAAAAATATGTCACGCACCACAAAAACTTTTTATGGTGTGCAATTCAAACCTGGCGAAGAGCATGAAGTGCCTGGGTACATCAACCATCCTAAGTTTTTGAGACTTGCGGCCTTCTCTCTTAAGCTGGATGAATCATCTAATGTTGTAGAAACAACTAAAAAGACGTCGACGTCAAAGACTACTAAGAAGGAGGTAACCGCTAATGGCACAGATAACAATAAATGAAATCAGCCAAAATTATACATATAATATTGGTACAACTTCATTTGCAACTGTAGCTTTGCCTATAACTGCTATGTGGGGTCCTGCATATATGGATCCAAAGACTGTCGGTGTATCTCAAGATGAAATGCTTGAGATGGTCAATTGGCAGCATTTCCCTGCTACACAATCTGGTCTTGAGTCTTTTGTAGCAACTTACCGAGGTCCTGAATCTAATTTCCGTATGTACAATGATTATTCATACCAGATGGCTATGACATTGCTTACAGCTGGTTATGGTGTACTTGTATGTCGTGTATGTCCTGGTACAGCGGCAACTAATACTATGCTAATCGCTAACATGTATCATTTAACTATATCGGCTAAGTATCCAGGTACTTTTGGTAATCAGCTGAAAGTAACTCTAAAGAAGATAACAAAGAAGGTATATGATACAAAGACTTCAACATATGTAGAAGTTCCATACTATTGGAACGCTGTTGTTTATGTTGTAGATAATTCTGGCATTCAAACAGCTGTTGAAAATCTTATATTTGTATTTGATGTCTTAAATTCTACAGATACAATTCCTCATATAAGTGAAGTTGAATCAAAGTTCATAACATTTGTCTATGAAAATACTGTATTGAATGACGATATGGTCATGACAGGTGAGCAAGTTGTATATCTTTCAGGCGGTACAGATGTTGATAATAACATATCAAAAGTACCATCTACTGCTGTTCGTGGTAGGAACATGAGTGATATAAGCTGGTTCAATCCGCTGGCAACTAAACCAACTGGTTGGGACACAACATATTCTAATTATTATATGTATGGTGGTGTCGATAGTGTAGATATTTTACCAGTTTTTCTAACAGTTTCATCATCTGGCGGTGGAGCTATACCTACATTTACACCAGGACGCTATTATGAAAAGCTGGATATAACTGATAACAGTGCAACTATGTTGACTGATTTAGCTAAAATTCGCTATACTGCTGCTGGAATTTCAAATTCTAATTATGTGACTGCATTAGGTAATGTAGCAGCGACTATTATAGACGCTAATACAATATCTGCATTTGCACATATGGAGTGGATATACAATGCAGCTTATGTTGTATATGATCTTTTGAAAGATAAGCTTAACTATAACCCACAGCGTATCATAAGCCCTGGTTGGGATGACCAAGATTATATGAAATTAACAGGCGAATATGGTACAATATTTGACATTTCACCATTACATTCTAAGATCTTAGAAGTTGCATATTACAGTAGATGTGCTACTGGTTTGATTGACATTCCTCGTTCTTGTCCAAGAAGTCTTGTATGGAATGATGATCTTGAAAATCCTGGATATGCACAGATGCTATCACGTGCTGATTCGGCTGCAAATAGTACTGATGTAAATGCTATTCTGTTCAATACACATTGTGCTTTATTTGCACCTTGGGGTCAGTATAGATATGTAGGTATGGGCAAGCAATGTATTGCTCCTCCATCATTCTTAGCATTGATGATAAACAGGGCTATGATTTTGAATCAGTCTTTACAGTATGAATGGGCACTTCCTACAAATAGAAAGCATACCCTTAAGATCGGCAAGATGGATTATAAGGTTCCAAAGAAAATTTTGGATATCTGGCAAACCCTTGAAGGTGTCGGTGTAAATGTAATAACAGAGATTCCTGAACTAGGTCTCAGCCTTTGGGGCAACTCTACATTGTATGAAGTACCACCGGCAACATATCAAGCACTTGCAAATCTGTCTACTCGTTATCTTGTAAATGCTGTAGAAGATGTCGCATATAAATGCGGTCTTGCTATTACATTCCAATATAACAATGAGCAAGCTTACAATCAGTTCTATGCAGGAGTAACACCTACACTTGATACCATGAAGAATGTCGGCGCTATTGACGACTACTATGTAAAGATGGCTGCTGATATTAATGGCCTTGACCAGGTAAATGCTAACACAGTTATTGGTAAGATTTACCTTGTCATCAACGGCGTTATTAATGATATCATCATTGACCTCATTGCTCTGCCGCCTGGATCTGATTTGAACCAGTATAAGTCTTAATCCTAATATACATGCATTTCTGTACATTATAGAGATGCATGTATCATCTTATACAGAAAGGAATGATATTATGTTTACACCTTTACAGATGGGTACAAACCACATGTTAGGTATCGACAACTATGTACCACTTACTACAAATAACTTTGAAGTAAGAATATATGACATGGATGGTTCAGCGCCTACAGAGTTTTCTGATATATTGACACTTTCAACTGATGAAGTCGGATCTATTTCAGAATCTCAGGATATTATCACTGTACATTATGGCAACGGTGTTATCAAATTCCCAAGTAAGGTTGACTTCGCTGAAACTGATTGGACTCTCAACTGCTTCTGCGAACCGAACGTTATCGAAAATCTTCGTGCTTGGAGACGTCTTGTATATGATCCAGATACTCAGAAGATGGGTCTACCGTCTCAGTATATGAAGCAAGTGTACTTCATCAAATATGACGGTCAGGGCAATGTGCGTGACGTAATTAAATGTCCAGGTACATGGATCGGTGCATTGGATAATGGTGCACATAGTCAAACTGGTGGTGAAGTTGTTAAAATCAAAGTACCATTCATCATCTCAAGAGCGATTTATCTCAAACCAGAAGATTTAAGATAATAAATCGTTATAATATATATATATATATATAATCAACTATATAAATAAAGTGAGGTATTATTATGAAGAAATTTAAAGCTGTTCCTGGAAAAGGTATTGTTGCAAGCACTAATACAAACAAGAAACGTCGTCCTATAACTGCTTCTTCTACATCAGATGAACAGATGTTCCAGAAGTATCACAATGAACTCATCAATGAGTATGAAAACGGTGATGCTGTTTCAGATGAATTAGATCTATGGATTGAAGAAACACTTATGTCTGCAGTTCTGACAGCAGCTGAAAATGCATATGGTGCTGACGGCATTGAATTCTTTGCAGAGCTATCCGGCCAAGGGGGCAGAGGCGAAGATTTTGTAACACTCACATATCCAGATGGTTCAACTGAGGACTTTACAATTGATTTACAAGATGAGTATCAAATGGCAGCAGATTGTATACGTGACGCAAACAGCTTCAAAGAATGTGTCAATATGCTCGCAGACGCTCTCTATCTTGATAGATAAGTATGAAACGATTTATATTATGTTCTACACATAATGACATTCAATACGTAGAGGAAGATCACAAGTTATTATCTTCTATAGGATATGATGCTGTATATCAAATACGATCTAGTGTTGAACCTTTTGTAACTAAATGTTGCAATGCTATATGGGATTCATTACCTGAAGTAGGACCTATGGAGTACTATATAGATAAAGAGTTTGACACCCGGAGTAGATTATATACTAAGGGCATTGGTCTGAAAGGTATCATCGCATACATGCCTACGTATGAAGAAGATACAAAAGGAGATCCAATCATACCTGAAGATTGCATATCTGGTAGATTATATTCAGTGATTATTCGTCCACAAGATAAATCATTATCTACTGGAATTCCTGTCGATTGTGAGGTAGATGGATATATCATTACTTTTGAAAATTCGTATGCTGTCGGAATGTGTGATAATGATGACACTAATCTGAAAGATGCTGTAAATAAGTTTATACTTAGATACAATGCTCATTTCAGACGTAAATAAACATTAAACAATATACATCTAAAGGCCTCAATTGTTATCTCTAAGAGTTATACATTTGAGGCTTTTGTTATACATTGGAGAATAAGAAGTGATATTATGAAACGAAAAATCTTAGCAGCTAGGGGATTCAAACGAGCAGCTGAAAAATATGCTGATAGTTTAAATGATAGTATTTTTGAAAATAGTAATATGTATTATGCAACTGTTGATACTAAAAGAAAACTTGTAGTAATATGTGATAAGCATACTGATAATGTTGTGACTGAAATTCGACTTAAGACTGTCCCTATTGACGTTACAAATTCTGAATACCGTCTTGCAACACCTAAAGAAATTTCAAAAGGTATTGGTTTATATGTACGAGATAAGCACAGCTCTAGTACAGAGAAATATATTCCAGAAGCCGAAGAAACAACTTCAATTGCAAATAGATACAGAAGATAACAGAACCTTATATATAAATGTAATTGAACTCACCTAAAACTTTTAAGGAGTGTGTAAATTTATGATTTCAGAAAAAATCGAACTGTTAGGTAAAGGCTTGTACTCTGATATACCAGATGTACTTACACTTACAAATATTCCTACTGCATCTGAACTTGACTGCGTTGGCGGAGAAGATTTTGACAAAGTAATGTTAGATACAATCTTGCCAGAAGCTGTTGAAGAAAAAATCAATTTTTATGACTTGTTAGAGATTGATTATCAGTGGGTATGTAGATGTTTGCGTCTGCTCAACTTTGGCCCATACTATACTACAAATGCAATCTTCTGTAGCAAATGTGGAAAAACTTCATACGGAGAGTATCAAGTTAATTTAAATACTATTGCATGTAACCCAATTCCGGACGGCTTTGTAAATGATATCATAATTACAAAGGATGAATTTTTAGATTTCAATGGTGATATCACACTTAAGCTTCCAACAATTCGTACTATTAATACTGCCTACAAGGATAAAGCATTCCAGCTTGCAAACGGCAGCACAAATAGAGAGCTTGCAAGAATTTGCTATATGATCAAATCCATCAAAGGTAAGTCTAATCTTACTCCTATTGATATAAAGCTGATGATTCAACAGCAGTTATCAGCAGCGGATTATATTATCCTCAAGAATAAAGTAACTGAAATGACTGATTTTGGTCTGCGAGCTGGTGGTGTAGCACAGTGTCCTTCATGTGGACATGATCACGCTGCATTCATTGCACTTCCAGATGATCGTTTCTTTCGTCCGACCATGGGAAATCTCAAACAGTGGCAGCTCGATAAACGTTCAGGGAAAAATGAAGACGTTTCAAGAAATACGTCAACAAATGTATGAGAACATAATCGATGAAACTTTATTCATTGCACGAGCTTCTGAGGGTGCAGTTTCTGCTGAATGGATAATGGAACAGCCAATATTCATACGAAAGAAATATGTTGATTCATTTACTAAAGAGTTAAAAGAACGTGAACGTGCATTGAAAAATAATGGTAAGAAGCGTTAAGCATCAATGAGGGATGGGATTGAATAGTCCCATCCTCATTTTAATATGTTGTGTGTAAAATGGAGGTGTATGCAATATGCCAGATAACAACAATGGAAACAATCCTTCAAATGCAGGCTCTGGTAGCAACCCTGATATATTATCTTCTTTACAAGGATATATCAACAATACTAATACTAGTAGAAATAATGCTATAGCATTGTTGAAGTCTATTGATCAAACTACTAAACAAATATTGCAATCTGGTGGTGGAATGTCTGCATCTAATGCACAGAACATGATGCCAGGCGCACGTGGTAGCAATACTTATTTTCAAAGTCGTACAAACTACAGTAGTCGTGGATTAGGTGGAGGGGGTTCTTTCAGACAGTTTACAGATAATCTGCAAAAAACTATGATGGAAGAACTCATCGGAAATGAATTCAAAAACAGCTTACGTGATATACGAGATAAGTTAGCTCGAGATTTAGGTGTAAATGTAGAACAAGTTCCTGCTGAGCTTGGAAAAATGCTTGGTGGTAAATTAGCAGGTGCTATCAAAAATTTAAAGCCTGTAGATGAAGCAATTGGATCATTTAAGGATATTGTATCCGGTAAATTCAATGACATTAAGAATGCTTATGTACGAGGTCGTAATAATAATTATGCAAGCACACATGATGGTGCTGCATATGATCCACAACGGTCAAGTGCATCTACTATACGTGATGCTATTAGAACACCTTCAGGAACATCTATGTTTGGAGGTAGTTCTGCACCTGGTGGTAGTAATAGAGCTGCTTATAATATACAAGCTCAAACCGTTATTATACGTGCGAACAGTATAATACAAGAGTCTGAAAGACCTGAAGGGTTACAAGGTAATTTATCGGATGATGCACTCTCTAGCATATTAGATTTGCTAGGAGGTGGTAGCAGTGTTGATGACATGGTAAATGGTATTTCATCAATACTGAAAGGTAGTGCATCTTCAGCCGGTGCTGCTGGTGCTGGAGCTGCAGGTGCTGGAGCTGGAGCTGCAGGTGCAAGTGCTGCCGGAGCTGTCGGTGCTGGAGCAGGAGCTGTCGGTGCTGGAGCAGGAGCTGTCGGTGCGGGTATTACTGAAGCATTAGGTGCATTATCTGCAGTTGCTCCTGAAATATTACTTATCATAGGTGCAGTAGTTGCTGCTACTATGGTCTTTGACGCATTAGTAGATGCAGTCAAGCCAATGATAGAAGGTTCTAAGAAGCTGTTTAAATCGTTGTCAGATGCTGCAAATCGTTATGAAAAGAGTAGAGAAGAAGGCTTAAAAGCAGCAGAGGCTCGAATGAAAGCTGATTTTGAGACCGTAATTCGTGAGCCATTCAAGATACTAGAAGACGCAGCTCAAAATTTATATGATGCATGGGATCAAAATGTAAGAATTATTAATGGTACACAAGGTTATAATAAAGATCAGCTATATGACTTGATAGGAGGTTTTGCTGATCGTTTAAGAGCAGAGGGTCTTGAACGTGTTGTTAGTACTGATACAGTTACTACTAATCTTGCAAAAGTATTAGAATCTGGATTAAGTGGTTCAGTTGCAGAAGAATTTGCATATTTAGCTACAAAACTGAATGCTGCCATTCCTACTGAAGACTTTTTCAACTATGCTAGTACATACAGTTCTATTGCTGCTAATGCAATTCAACAAGGTAAGTCTCAATCCGAAGCTATTTCATATGCTAATAGTCAACTGGAGTCATTTGCAAGTAACTTGTTATATGCAAGCCGAGAAATATCAGGTGGCTTTACAACTGGTCTTAAAGATGCAAATACATTGTTCCAACAGTCTGTTCAGATTGCACAAGCAAGTAGGACTAATAATGCTACTCAGATTTCAGGTGTAATGACTGCAGTATCTGCAATAGTCGGTGCAGTTGCTCCAGATCTTGCAACGTCTATGACAGATGCTATCTATAAAGCTGCAACAGGTGGTAACAGTTCTGAAATTGTAGCGTTACGTTCGCTTGCAGGTATCAATGCATCTAATACTGAATTCTTGAAAAAGCTTTCTGAAGACCCACAAGGCGTGTTTACTAATTTATTTGATAACTTGGGCAACATGCAGAAAATGTCCCAAGATTCATATATGGAAGTTGCAGAAGGTTTATCTAGTGTATTTGGTGTATCTATGGATGCATTTGCTCGTGTGGATTTCAATTATCTAGCACAAGCAATATCTTCTATGAATACTTCTAATGGTTTATTAGAAGAGAATTTAGAATTACTTGCATCAGGTGAAACTACTACTAATGCTGAGCAACTTAGAATGCAGCAAATAAATGAGTACATGTGGAATGAAGGTCTTGCATATGTAATGGATAACGCTGCTGCTAGAGAGATTCAAAAGCATATGTGGGACGAGCAAATTGCTCGTGAGCTTATGGAGTCCGAATATAGTGTAAACATTAAAGGTGCTGCACTTGAATTTTTAGAAGGTATCAGAAAAACCATTGATAACATTCTTGGTTTTTTGAATCCTTTCAAAATGTTCAGCAAACTTTCTAATTTAGTAGGTAGTATAGAAGAAGCTGGAGCACAAGATGTAGATGTTAAGCAACTACTTGAATTAGGTAAACTGGGCGGTGGCAATGCTACAGCATTATATCAGCTTACTACTAGAAACGCAGATCTAAATCTAACTGAGAATTTAGTAAATATGATGGGTGGTGTATCTGCATACAACATTGCATCTACTAAACGAAAAGTTACTAGCGATTTATTGTATACTGGTTGGAACAACTTATTTGATGCTACATATGGTGGACAAGGTATGAATGCATTGTATGCATTAGCATCTACTAGAGCTGGTAAAGCGGGTCAAGGCATTTCATCTATGTTCAATGGTAAATCTGCATACAGTTGGGGCACTATAGGTAAGAGTACAGCAAGTGCATTATCATCAACTGCTAGTTTATCGGCAACATCTACATCAGGTGGGTTAGCTGCAATTTCATCTGAACAAAAAGAAGCATCAGCAACTGCACAAGCTCAAAAAGTAGCAACACAGAATTTAACCAATATGTTGAATTCTATGCAAACTTATGTAGATGAAGCAACTGCTAAGGGTGAAACAGCTGATTATGATGAATGGGTAAAATCAGCATCATCTACAAACAGAATAGATGACTTTGCAGCAGCTTTACAAGAAGCAGGTATGACAGAAGAAGCTGTTAAATCTCAGTTCGATGCAGCTACTACCCAAGCAGCACAAACAGCTGAAAAGGAACGTAAGCTCCGAGAAGAGAAGTTCTGGACCGATACTGTAGATTTATTGACAGTTAATAATACAATGCTTGAATCTATATTTGATAAACAAACAGAATTCTTCCAAGCAATTGTAGATTACTTCATAGATCACTTAGTGTATTCATCCTCTTATAGTCATAGAGATGTATCTGCAGTGCAGAAAAAAGAAAAGAATAAGTCAGAAACTGCTATATATGAATTAGCACAAGCACTTACTCAAAATACAACAGATTTATTAGATCCAACAGTACAGACAAACGCAATACTTGCACAAATATTGAAGTTAGTCAACGTATTAGTACAGCAAGGTACATTAAATACAGAATCAGGAGCTATGTCTAACATACTTGCAAATATGGCAACAGGTAACTGGGAGTTAAAAGTACCTACATCGTCATCATCTGAATAATATAACCTTCTATATTTATACACATCTAAATATAGAGAATTGGAGGTAAATATATGAATTTTGTCAAGTTTCCAGTAAACGCTACAAATATATTTCCTATTGCTAATACTAAGAAGGGTGGACAGTTAGTAACTGAATTCAATCTTAGAACTATAGATAGCGTAAGTACAGACGAATCTATTCAATATATGACTGGACCTTCTTATGTACATGCTTCAACTGATTTTGAAGTAAAAAGTCAAGGTTCAAGTGATGCATTCTTTGCAGATCAAGATATATCTGGATCAAGTTCAGTGTTAACTGTCATGCCAGGTAGAGGTGTTATCAACGGTCATTTTGTAGAGTTACTCTCACCTATTGAAATTGATATGACAGAAGCGTATGCATTAGCTACTAAAGCGGGTGAAACTTTAAATGGTGCATTAGCTATTGGACTTAAAGCGATGTACAGTAGTGAAACTACTATGGCAGGTGCATTGTTACCTGAATCGGTATCAGAGATTAATGTAGAAAATCCTGAAGATAGCATAAGCTCGTTGTATGAGGGTATTCAAATTGTAATTTTACCTGTAGAAGAATTTATATTACCTATAGATTCACCTACAGATGCATCATTAGTAACTGCTCATATAAAGCTGGCTCAATTTACTTATATAAATGGTGCAATCAAAGGGTTAACTAACAACTATCCTGATAAGTGTATAATGTTACCAGCAAGTAGAGTAGGTACTATAGGTGGAAATAGCAATAGTAGTGGTGCGTCTAGTGAATTTATCAGCAAAAAAGGTCTAGATCCTAAGAAGCTATATACATATGCAGGTTATAGTACTAAGAAAACACCTGAGGGTGAAACTGTAATAGCTGATACTTGGTGCGATTCTATGGATGCACTGATGGTGTGGGATGCAGATCCACAACTGATACCTGCTAGTTCTGAAGATGCAATTCAACCTTATAGTGAAGCTACATTTGCAGTGCATGGAAATGAAGTTCGTCTGTATCTTCCTCACAAACAGCCTGATATCAATGGTAAAGAATTCATAACTGACCAAACAGGTGCACCTCAACGTTATAAAGCTAAATCATATCCATTACCTGTTGCAAGCTTTGTAAATGGTACACCTGGAACAGTTGATGCTGCTTATACAAACAATGTCAAGAAAATTAAAAACATGATAAATAACATATATCAACTGATGTTAGCTAAAGGCACTCAACGAGGTTACATTGATATATTATCTTTCAACGATGACGGTGGTAAAGATCTACCTGATATCAATCCAAACTGGGCAGTAGGAGATTATATACTTGTAGGTACAGACAATACAGTAAATGAAACTACTGAAACTGTTACTACATGGATAAGAAATCCATCTACTTTATATGTAGTACTACCTGGTGTTGTTAATACTATTTCTAGTCCAGCAAAATTAGCAAGACCTGATGGAATGGAGCTTGCATCTGTTACATTGTCTGGTGAACAAATGGAGGAATTAGGTATAAACAGTGGTGGTATTTTAACCCTAGATACTGATAAATTCAATAAAATAATTGATTTGAACGCTACTGAATATAGAGGTATACCTAATCATGATTACTTTACTATAACTTATGATACTGGAGCATTAACTCAGAATACAATTTACTATGCTGTAGCAAGCATTCTACCAGGTTCTAGAATATATACTGACCCTCCTATAATGCTTACTGGTCAAATTCCGCTTGCAAGTACAGAACAAATTGGTGGATTTATAGATGTAGAAGAGACTGCACTTGACCAGGGTTTTGTTCATCTAGATAGCAACGGTAATCTTGTTTTACTTGATTATGCATTACTAAGATCAGGTGTACTTGCTTATCAGTTAGGAGAAGATTTTACAACACCTGCAGGTTCAAGTTATGAAGAAATACAATCCTTGCTCAATGAGTATGTAAACGAACGTGTTGCATTTCCAAATGCATCTCATCTAGAAACATCTGAACATCCACATGTTATCTATATCAATTTGAATTTAAGTGCAGCTGAATCACCTACAGTTTTAAATATTGGTGACATTGATTCTAGATTTGGAACTTCTATATGTTTAAACATATTCGGAGAGATTGATTCAAATACTATAATAAATATCAGTAACTGCGAGAAGATACGAATCGGAAATATACCAATCTCTACAAATGGTGGTCCACAGATTAATCTGTATAGATGTAATTTGTATTATGATGCGGATGTACTCAACTGGGTAAGAAATATTGACAATTTGCAACTATGGTATGAGAAGTATGCTGTAAATGGTGAAGATCTTTCGACTTTACCAGATCTAATGGTAGATGGACTTACTGTTACAGAAGTAGGATATCCACCAGCTGGACAAGATATAGGATACTGGACAGAGGATACTCCTAATGATAACCATTTTAGGTATGCGTTGAAGGGTGTAACACTTGATACGCATGGTATGGTAACAGGGTGTGCTGTATTAGTTAAAAATGAGAGTACTGCAAACGTAGAAACTGGTAAGTTAATCATCTCTGGCAAATGTGATTTCCCTTCTGGTAATGGTCTAGATATGCCATTAGCAAGGATTGATAAGCCTGTCAAGATTACAGGAGAATTCATAGTAGCTTATTCAACTACGTACGACAATACATCAAAACGCATGTTAGTACAGGATACTAAATTCACAATGATTACTCCTTACTATGATGGTCTTGATATTACAAATAATAAGGCTGGAACATTAGTACCTGGAAAGATACACTTCTTATGCGATGTATTCTATGTATCTCGAACAGAGGGATTAGATCCACCTCCGCAGTCATTAGATGGATGGGACACATCAACATATCATATGTTTGAAGGCTATACGCTTTCATAATTGGGGGTGCTTATATCGTGTTTATACATGATCTTATCAAGATACATTTAGTTAGGGAGGGTTACCTTCCTAACTATCCATATCATTTAATATCCGATGTTGAAATGTGCGATGCATTTTTCAACAAAGATGATGAATCCAAAAGCTACTTCCATGTAACATATCCAAGAAGTGTTGCTGAAAATGTAGGACCTGCTTATACATTAAGAGATTGCAAAGGTAAACCTATATTAGATGAAAGCGGAAACGAAATAGTTGAAACTCCATATGAAGGGCTTGAACGTGTAATCGGATATTATATGAACAAGCTGAAAACTACACATGACGACACATGTGTACTTCCAGATTGGGTGTATTCTTATATGTTAGGTGAAGTCATAAGTGTGCATAGTGAAATAATAGATATACACGATCTGATAAAACCTTTAGGTGTAGATAATATAGATGATATATTTACTCCTGCAGCTGCAAAAGCTTGCTACGATACTAGTAGAAGGTGGATAAAACAACATTTGATAGATGTATGGGAGCATAATGAGTCTGGATTAGATTCTACAGAATGTCCTGGGTGTCAAAATGTAAGGCCTCCTACAATGTTTGGTGAGCCGCATGTAATAAAGAGTATTCGACTTGATAGTGTATCTCCTATATAAGGCGGTGATAATAAATGCAATTCTTAAAGATAACACCTTCAACTACATTGTCTGATTTATCTTCACAGGTAGGTGTACGCAATGTAGATGCTATATTGTCATTAAACATGATAGATCGTGTTCCTAATATTGGTCAAGCTTATCAAAATAACTACGAGAAGGCTCAATCGCGTGATGCAGTACAAGCTCAGACTAAAATAACACGCTTGAATACAATGACATCTGATTCAGATGTATTTGAAACAGCCGCATTATTAAATGAGCTGGATTGGAGATATCTAGAAACATATGGTAGTTTGCCTAATGCATTACACATACCAGAGACTATTACATTACCAAGTTCTGTATCTATTGTAGGAAACGGTGAACCTGTATCTAGAACAATATATGATAATGTTATATCTCAATTAAATAAATCATCTACTATAGACCCTTCAGTATTCAGTGAATACAGTACTAGAAAGGGTTCAACAATTTCAGATACTTCATCTTCTGATGGCATTATGCAATGGTTTAAACTTCCATGGGGCTTAATTACATTACATTCATCACTGAATGGAAGTTCTGTAGACTTCCCGGTGTATCCTGAGGATTTTGATGATAGTATTTCAGCTAACTATGAACAAATGCCTGAAACACTGTATCAGTATGAACCTTGGCAAGTGTATAAGAGCTCTGGACCTAGAACTAACACATATACATTCAAGATGCATCGTGATATGTGGACAGGGGATCATAGAGATGGTAAATGTGCAGAACTTGTTAGATTTTGTCAAGCAAACTGTTATCCATTGTTTAAAGGAGCTGCTGTTCAAACTTCAATAGTTACATTATACATTGCAGGCAAACCTCTCATTTCAGGTATAATGACCAATGTCAAAACTAAATTTGAAGGTCCTATTGGTCTTGATGATTTTCCGTTAGTATGTACATTAGACATAACTATCACAGAAGTATCACAAGAAGCACTCAATTATACTAAAGTATCTGAGAAAGGGTTGATTGGATAATGCGAACAAGTTCAGATTTAATATATGATGAGGGCAAAGCATTAGAACAATATTTAGAGAAGAAAGATATACCATTCTATAAGCCTATATATTATGACACGCTTGTACCTTATCAGGTGTTAGAACACAAAGGTATACAATATAATGTATGTTATGATTATAATCATATAAGTCGATACAAAGGATTAAGACAGCTTACTCATAGTCCTGCTGAATCTGATAGATTCATAACATTGGAAACTCCTAATCCTATATTGAGTAATGCTAATTTCATATATTATGATGTACCATTGACAGAAGAAAACAGATTAGATCTGATAGCTAATAGATTTTATGGTTCAGCTCAATATAGCTGGATAATTGCATATTTCAATGGCATTGAAGATGGATTTACAGTAAGTGAGGGTCAGAGATTACGTATTCTTGAAAACTTTACAGATCTATTCAGCAATGGTGAATTGCTTGCTCCAATTCCAGCATTGCAGTTGAATTTAGGTTCAGAATGATAATTTATGAAATGAGGTGATACAGTGAAAAAACAACCATTTGTAAACTTTACATTAGCAGGCGTTAATCTTACTGAATTTGGAATGACTATTCCAAGCCCTGTATCTTCTCTAGAGATCGCAAATAGTGAAATAGCTAGTATGACATCATGGACACTTACATGCGTAGTAGGTGGAGATTCAAATAAGAAAATGAATGTAGCTGCATTTGAAGCTCTACTATATAGTGCTGCACAATCAGCAAGTCAATATGCTAATTCGAGTGGTATACCTGTAGCATTTATATTTGGTTGGCTTGATGATGCTGGTAATGTGGCTGAATATACATCTTATCAAGGATTCACACTTAAATTTACTGTATCAACAAATGGTCTGTATATGCAATATAAATTAACTGGGTATGCTACATTATCTATGCAAAGTAGTATGCCAGTTCTTAGGATACCTGCTATATCTGGTATAGTACAACCATCTGCTATTGTAACAGCTTTAGCAAAATCTGTCAAGGCTACTTCTTATTATGAGTTAGATATTGATAGAAATGATGCTCCTACTCTAGTAAACCACGGTCCATTGACTACTAGCTTCAACAAGTATGTAAGAGGTGAATTTACAGGTGATGATGACTATGATGATTTTCCTGGATTGCTTCCTCTGTCTAGATCATATAGTGCATCTAGAGATTCTGCAGGTATAAAATATCCATACAGAAAGCTAAGCCAAGTATTAAACAATGTATCTGTTTCACCTATAGGTGATTTTCTTAAAACTAGTAATGTAGATACTACACCTCAATGTTCGTCGTTCAGCTATTGGGTAGACGAACCTACTATGACACGACCTGGTGTTATACATTATAAGAGTAATGCCGGTTTGACATCAGCACAGAATAAAGATATACTTGAATTTGGTACATCTAATACAAATGTATTAGCATTAACTGGTACATACGATGGTGTAGCTTATAATATGTCAAATATGAATTTCACACAACTTGGATTCTCAGTAGACGGTAGTGGTAATACAATTATGCAAGGTGCAGAAGTTGTAAATAGCTGGAGCAGCTCATTGGGACAAGTATTTCAAACTGCTAATATCATCAATGACATAAATGCTCTTGCTACGCAGTTTAGTGGAGACTTTTCTGTTACTATTGCAGGTAGTGTAAAGCAATATTCATTAGCACAGCCGGTATCATTATTAGTTATGATGGGTGGTACTTTGTCTCCTATATCTGGTATATACAACATAACATCCGTTAGTCATGTACTGAGTACTACATTTTTAACTACATTGAAATTACAACGACTTGTAATGAGTAGTGCAAATCAAGTTGCTACAACACAAGGAATATTTATTGGTGGCAGTGGTAAATATGGATCATCTTCATATACAACTACAAATAATATAATTACACCATACAAAGTAGAATTAGGGGATATGTATCCTAATTTTGAACATATGTCTTCCAATATACTTTAATGCATGGAGGTGCAATGTCAATGGCAGCTGTGTATAAGAAACTTTCTAATTCACCGCTTACAAAATCAGATACTAATATACTAGTACCATATATAGATAGTCAATCTCATAGTTGGTATAAGGCATATGGCGGATATCATACTGGTGTAGATGTTGAAGGTTCAGAAATATATGCATATCAATCAGGTGTTGTGATTCAGATTGGGGATTTAGATGACGGTCTAAAAGCAGTCGTTATACAATATACAGCCAATATATCTTTACGATATGCAAATATGTCAAGTTTACTTATAAAGATGGGCGATGTTATTAAACCTGGTGAATTATTAGGAATAGCCAAGAAATTCGTACATTTTGAATATTTATCTAAAACTAAAGAAGATTCAATGTGGCCTGTTCGTGTCGGTACTATGACATACTTCAAACATGATCCTGAATTGATATTTGACGGTGTTGTAAAACTGAATGCTAATGATTGGTCACAAATAAAGATAGCCGATACTACAAGTCGACCTTATGTATTGAGAGAATCTCAATATTCTGAATTTGATACAGATGGTAGCGGAGGTGATAGATAATGTCAAATTCTAACCTTGTAAGTTACATAGATTCAGGTTCTAATAACTATAATAAACGTACAGGCTCTATCACAAAGATAACTGTACACCATGCAGCTGGAAAGTGCACATTATCACAATTTACAAACATAATGCATTCTGGACGTGAAGTTAGTTGGAATTATGCAATTGCATATGATGGCTCTATTGGATTATATATACCTGAAAAGTATAGAGCATGGACTACAGCTAATAGAGAAAATGACAATGTTGCAATTACAATTGAAGTATCTAATTCATCAAATGGAGAGCCATGGCCTATATCAGATGCAGCCTATAAATCATTGTTGAATTTATGTGAAGATATATGTAGAAGAAATAATATACAAGCTATACAATATACAGGTAATAAGTCAGGAAACTTAACAATGCATAAATGGTTTGCATCTACAGGATGTCCAGGACCTACATTATCAACTAAATTCTCAGACATAATGCAGAAAGTCAATACAAGATTAGGTCAACCAAGTACATTACCATATATAACAGATCCTACTACTGGTGAAGTTACAGCTGCTGGTTTAGGATATAATGCAGTTACTATAGATATTGCATCTTTAGTTGATTATTCACAATTTACTCCATATGTAGCAACTATTGATAGAAATGTTAAGTCTATAGATTTCAAAAAACTAAAAGAACATAGTGTATCAGCTGTTATGATTGAAGCTGGTGGTCTATATAATCGTTCACATTCTGTAGTAGAAAATTATGCTAATCCGTTACTAGATGAGCAAGTAAAAGGTGCAGGTGAAGCTTCTATTGATTATGGATTGATTGCAGATGTACGTTCTAGAAATGTAGAAGAAGCTAATGCCGAATTGAAAGAGCTTACAAGAATAATACAGAAGTATACACCACCATACGGTGTTTGGTTGAATTTGAATTTATCCGCTGATAAATCTACCAACAATAAGATAATAGATAGATATGAATTTGTATTACAAGCTTTAGGTTTGAAAGATAAGATAGGATTCTATGCTACTAGAGAACAGATGTCAAAAATTGATTGGAATGAAGATCGTCAAAACATTTGGTATCTATGGCTCAATAACCATGTAAAAGAAGAAGAGCATTTAGCACAGCTGCTGTCTCCTGAATTTTTCATGTTTGATAAAGATAAAGCAAGCGATGTCCCTGTTATCAATACTACAATTTATACTGGATATAGTGATACTGGGATAGAATCTGGAATACTTACAGAATACAGCGATTGGGTGTTTGTAGGTGATTCTAGGACTGTAGGCATGGGCATTAGTGTTTCAGGTATAACAACTATGGCGAAGGTTGGCGGAAATTATAAGTACTTCTCGTCTTTGATATCTAATATCAAGAAGCTTCATAATAAGAATATTGTACTTTGGTTTGGTGTCAATGATTTGAATAATGTAAGTAAATATGTGATGGCCTATAACGATTTATGTTTCACTATGACAGATTGTAAAATAATTGTAGCAACTGTAGGTCCTACAAGCGGTTCATATGCTAAATTGATGCCAGACATACAAGATTTCAACGCTGCATTGAAAGATAGACTGAATCATAATATTACAATTGTCGATGTATGTTCTAAAATGATAAGTGGTACGTATACATCACCTGATGGGTTGCATTATAATTCAAAAACTTATAAATGTGTATATAACTACATTACAAATGGAGTATATACAGAATAGTAAAGGTGTGGTAATATGAGTTTTGTTCCTAGATTAGAAGCTCCTTCAAGCTCTAGTCCGTATTGGAGGACTACAGGCTCAGGCGGCTATAACAAATGTATAAATATATCAGGTGGTTCTACTATACCGAACTGCGTAGGATATGCTTATGGTAGATTCATGGAAATAATGCAAGCTACATCATGTAACTTGTCAACAAACAATGCAGGAAAATGGTATGGTAATACAAGTGATGGATATGCTCGTAGCGATAAACCACAATTAGGTGCTGTAATTTGTTGGGACCACCCTGGGCAAGCTGGACATGTAGCTATTGTAGAAAAAATAAATTCTGATGGTTCAATAGTTACATCAAATAGTGCATACAATGGTAAACTATTCTATACACAAACACTTAATCCACCTAATTATACATGGAGTAGTAACTATAAGCTGCAAGGATTCATATGTAACCCTTCAGTATCTGGAAACAATACAATTGGACAAGCAAGTAAGTTATCATTATTTTTACAAACTGCTAAATCACAAATAGGAAAGAAGCAGGATTGGGTCAGATCTGTCATAAATTGTGGTGATATTGAATGGTGTGCTGCATTTGTATGTGCATGTGCAAAAATTGCAGGTGTGTTAGATGTCATAATTCCTAATAGTTATGGCTGCGGAACATTATTGAGCACTGGAGTAAGCAAAGGATGGGGCACATTTCTTAAAGGACCTGGGTTCAATTGTAATGTAATACCACAAGCTGGAGATTTAATAACATTTAGACGCAATCGTGGTTATACCGATGAATATTCTTGTAGTCATATAGGAATAGTTACAGGTTGTGATGGGTCTACTGTATATACTGTAGAAGGTAATACTGTTACAAATGATAGACATACAAGCTCTATAAAAGATAAAAGTTACGGTGTGTCCTATGAATGTATTCATGGATATTATAGACCTAATTGGTCTGTAGTAGGTGCAAGTGCTGGAGATTGGATGCTTGGCGGTGGTGCAGCCTTTTCATTATACAATACACAGAATACTCGTGAAGACGCTATGATACGGGAAATTGGATACTTAGATAACGATTATAAACCTTCTATATCTACATCCAAGATAAAATTGTCCGTTATTAATTATACATCGAAACTAGCTGAAGTATTTTCTCAAATAACTGTTGCGTATGGAGGATTTGGTGACGTAATGGTAGATGGTATAGATGATCCAAACGCTCGTACAATCATAGCTTATTTAGTTGGAAAAGGTCTGAATGCAGCTGCTGCTTGTGGAGTATGCGGAAATGTAAAACATGAGTCGGGATATAAAACAGATGCAGTTGGTGACTATGGTACTTCGTTTGGAATTTGCCAATGGCATAATGAACGTGGTACTAACATGAAGAGCTTTGTAGGTAGTGATTGGGCAACTAATCTAACAGGTCAACTTGATTTCTTATGGAATGACCTGACATCATTGTTACCTTCGACTCTTAAGAAATTACAAGCAGTGCCGAATACTGTAGAAGGTGCTAAACGTGCTGCTGATGTGTTTGTTCGTGAGTTTGAACGTCCTGCACAAGTAGATACACAGTCGGCGTTACGTCAAGCAACTGCTGCTGGGTTATTCAGTAGTTGTGTTATACAACAATCAACTGCTGCTGGGGGAGGTGTAGCGAGTCAGGTAACTACACAATCTGGGGGTACACCGTCTAATCCTAAGACAATAACAATACCTGCAAATGTCAATCAGTCTGGTATTGCAGCAAATTATACTAACTACACATACTTTTATACTAGATGGGCTAGAAGTTCTATACAGCGAAAACTTGCAGATATATGGAATCAACAAGGTAGGCCTAGTGATAGGAACATTGCTACTATAAGCGGATATTATTTATGTGCTGTAACTTTGACTATAGGAACAACTGGAGATCTAATAACTGTTGTATTGCAAGACGGTACTTCATTCAATTGTATAATAGCTGATTCCAAAGGTGCAAATCCTGGATTAACTGGAGAATCGGGTAATCAATTTGGACATTCATTCGGAAATGGAACTATTGATGTCATTGAATGGGAGAAGAAAGGATCGGCAGCTTCTGAGACTGACAATCATACACAGATTGACTTAAAAGGATGGAAAGGTAAGAAAGTAGCTAAAATTCTTAATTATGGAACATTTCTTAAGTAAGGTGATATCATGATTACATATGGATTTGCAAAAGGATATAAGTATGCAGGTGACGGTACACTTTTGATACGTGTACGAATTCCGTCGGTTCATGGGCCGTATATGCAGTCTGACTCTAATGGTAAGAAACTTAGAAATTATGTTATGGATAATGATCTACCTTGGTATACATCAGTATTGTTACCACATATGCCGCATGAAGGTGAAGTAGTAGCTGTATCATCACTTAACAAAGGGAATAGTGATTTTATCGTCATTGGTCTAACAGGTGGTAGTTATAGTGCTGGTGCTACAAATTTAGGAGGGTGATATCAATGACAAATTCATTATCGTTTCCAAATATGTTTGATGTAGCTCGTAATAAGGTAGGTGTTATATCAGATAATGAATCTATTGTAAATAGATCTAGATTACTGATACTTACAGAGCCAACAGAGTTATATCATAATCCAGATTTTGGTGTAGGTTTAAAACGACATTTATGGCATTACAACACTGAAAATGAAAAAGCTATAATGAAAGATCGTATAGTTGATCAGCTACGATTGCATGAACCTTGCTGTGTTCCTGATAAAACAGCTTTTGCAGATGGTCTATTATTCACAGGTGTAGAAGATGACAATACATATCAGAAATATAATCGTATTACTATGACAGTAGGTATAAAGACTATATTTGGTGATGATGTAACAGTAGAGCTTCAAGATTTACAGTCTATAATAGATGCCGGTCAGCTTCGGTACAAGGATATGTTATCCGATTAAGAAAGGAAGGTCGATTTTGAATGTCAGATAGATCTAAAGGGCTAATAAAATACACAAGCCGAGATTATAATTCTATTGTTGAAGAGTTTTGGAATTTAGTACCTAAACTCACTGAATTATGGAAACCTGAAGCTGATGCTGATCCTGGTGTAGTGCTTGGAAAATATCTTGCAAGTATTGCAGATATGCTTGGTGTGAATCTAGATTGGCTTGCAAATGAAATATTTGGTCCATCTGTTACTCAAAGGAAAAATGCAGAAAAGATATTTGGATTAGTAGGTTATACGCTTGGTTGGTATACAGCTGCAAGAACAGAGGTTACGTTTGTGAATAATCTTGAAAATCCAATAACCCTTGATTTTGGATTCAATGGAGAAAATTTCTGCACATTGAATGCTTATACAGATATAACACAGCAACCACGTGTTATAACATATAACATTCTACCTCGTACAAGTGAATATGGTGCACAAGAAACACGTAGTAAGCGTGAGATAATTGCATCAGCAGTTGATACTTTTGAAGAGTATGATCAAATTACATTGCAACCTGGTGAAAAAGTAACACGTGTAGCAATAGAGGGTGAGCTCCGACAAGTATCTTATAAAGTATCCGAAGTTAAGAATAACAATTATATCATAAAGCTACCTTCTCAGCATATAGATACTACAGCTGTTTGGATGAAAGCTCGAACCTCATTGAATTTTTCTGATGGCTATGAACGTACTAACTGGAAGCAAGTAGCGTCCGCATCTGAATTTGTAACACCTGAACCAAGATTCGCAGTAACATATGATAACTACAGCAATGCTCAAATACAAGTATCTAACTATTTAAATCAACTTGAAAATTACAATGACAATTACTTAACAGTATATTGGATTGAGTGTTCAGGTGCAATTGGTTCTGTAAGTGAAAATGTACTTGGTAACTTTCAACCAGCTAAACCCGCTGGATATGGTGGAAGTGAAAATCCTACAAGTATGGATGGAATCTTAATATCTAATCTATCAAATACTACAGAAATACCACATACACATACAGTAACAGGTAAGAGTCCTGAAACTGCTAAGGAAGCTTATGTGAATAGTAGAAACTATGTAAACACTTGGGATAGTTTAATTACTATTCCAGATTATAATAGATTCATAAAACGTGAGCCTGGAATTGACTGCGGTACAGTTATAGATTGTCAGAAAGCATTGGAAATTAATCTTGCTATATATAAGAACAAGTCTTTGACTGATGCACAAAAATCTAAAATGTACATCACATATCATGACTTTCCTGAGAATGAAACTGATATATTTGATTGGGAGAATATCCTTAAGTTAGGATTTGACCCAGAAGCCCCTAATAAGTTTGTATTTTCTACAAATTTCAAAACATATACTGCAATGTGTTTTGCAATTTATAATGATTTTGAATCAGTATCATATGGACAAAATACTATTGCAACTATCAATAAACCTAATCCAACTTGGGAGACACCTGTAACAGAGTCTGCACTATTTAAACGATATAAATTACCAGGTGAGGTTATAACTGGAATCTTACGTGATTATGCTCCTATAGGTGCAATGTCAGTTGAATTACAATTTGGATATGCTAGAATATTCCCTTGGTATGTAGTCGGAGAGATTTATCCAAAGAATCCAGTTTCATCAGATGTAGCATCTAATATTATCGCTAGAGTAAAGGAAGCATTAGCATTGTATTTTTCACCAGCTAATCGTGAATTTGGTCAAAAGCCTACAATCATGGAAGTAGTAGATGTTATTGAAAACGCAGATAACAGAATCAAATACTTTGATGCAGGTGGTTTAAATAATCCAGTGATTGTATACAAAGAATTTGTTAAAAATCAATATGGAAATACTATGCATATCGCATATGATATTGAATATTTCAATCCTATTTCATTCGCACAGTATAAAGATCCAGGAGCTTTAGCAACTAATCCTAACTTACGAATTGCACCTGATTGGGTACTTTCTAAATAAGGAGGCTAACAATGGACATCAAAAATATATCATTACCTGAGATATATAAAGAGAGTGAAGATTTCAGATTTTTCTGCAAATGGTTTAAAACAGCTCTTGATAAAATAAAATATGACACAGAAAATTTTTTCGACTTATATGACCCATTACGTTGCCCGGAGGAACTACTCTGGGCTCTTGCTGATACAATGGGGTACAAATATGATGACCGTCTTCCAACATCTTTCAATCGATTAGTGTTACTATATTTTATGTCTATGATACGAAATCGTGGAAGTAAAGATGGTGTAACTCTTGCAGCTGAAACTAATTTAGCTCAATTTACTATATTGATGAGAGCTCAGGGTTATACAGACGAGTATGGGGATAAACATGACGGTAAAGAGATTCTATATAATCGACTTGAGGATACATCTATACCTGTAAATTCTGTATATGTAACACCGCATACAGAGGCCGGATATATTGATGTAGTTTACTTTTCTACAAAAGTTCCTTTAGACGCTTGTATTGAATATGTTAGACCTTTAGGAATGTTCTTGTTCCAAACAGCTGGTGTTCGTTTTGATGCACGTACTAAGATCACAGTAGATGCTCGACTTACGCATACAGCAGAGCTTGGAATCTCTATTGGTCCTACACATGTTGGACATTATCGTAGAGAAGATTATGCACGTTTACAGAAGACTATAGACAATGCTACTAATATGCCTGTAAATGATAAATCACATGTTAGAAAACCTGTATGGTATAGAAACAGTGATTATGAAGATACTAAATTTGGAGATGCTTCATATGGTAGCGGTGCTGGTAAGTATCCTGATGGAGATGGTCCTGGTTGCGATCCTGGATATCGTTCTTTATTCTCATTACAGATGTCTAATAATGAAGAAATTGTAAAATCCTTGATTGATCCAATTTTCAGCTTAGGATATGAACCTCAGTCTATATCTACACAAATTCCTCTAGATTATCTGAATCCTCCATATAGAAATACTGATAGGCCTAGAGTTAATCTACGTTATGATAAACACATGGACGAGCTGTCTACACCTGGTATTAAGTTAGGTGAATATGATGTTGTAACTGTTGATAATGCACGTAGTAAGAATGTATTGAATCCAAGACCAGCAGTTAATCCAGTTATGTCATCATTAGGAGATTCTATAGCTATAAATGATACAAACACTAAGTATACAAAAGCAGATGCCGATGGTAATATAACTACTGAGAGTGTAGTAGATGGTGATCTTGTTCCTGATAATTCTTGATATAACCTTTAATAATTGTATAGAGGTGATAATATGCCTACAGCTATATTCAAAGAAAAATTTCCAAAAGTAGGACAAGGTCCAGCTACTAAGGTGAGTGAGGATTCTAATGTAGTAGATGCTAAGGCAAAGGCAAAAGATGATATAGGATTTACACATCCAAACTTGCATCGAAGAATAAATACACCGCCAGATGGCACATTACATCATAAATATGAACTAGGTATTCAGAGTGTTGATTCGTTTAGGACTACAGAAATTATAACACATGATGAGGAATCTACTACATCTGAAATACCTTAATATGAAAGTAGGTGATTATTGTTGAAACTTGATGCTATTCAATGTTCGAAAAATCTAGGTGTTAAATATAACGTAACATTTAGAATACTAGATGAAGCAACGGGTCAGTTGATTTCTGAATATATCGGTCATAATCAAGCTACAAATTCAATGTTAACAGGTATTGCACATTACCTCAAAGGCGATGGTATTCTTAATCAAGCAAAATATATGCTATCTCGACATATTCCTAGATACATATCGCTTGGTACTATGGGACTATTCTCTCAAGATGAGGAAGTTATTGCAGTACCTACAGCTCAAGGTAAGATTGAATATGTAAACACTGGATTACCTGCAGGTGTAGGTGATAAGTTATATGAAGATGACGGTGTTACAGTACGGAGTGAAGTAGATCGGTTCAAATCATATATAGCTACTATGCCAGGATATGGTGCAGATGGTTATGATAGCAATCGCAATAACAATAGAAAGTATATGGGATTAGGTCCTGTATTTGCAAACAGAGCTTCTGCAAATACTGAGAATCCTAAAACTGTAGATTGTGAATTAATATCTGATACATTTCCAAGAGCTGCTATTTCATACAGAGAGATTGTACCTGAAACTCATTCTGAAATTTCAGAAACTATTGATATTATATATAGTGCTATGATATCAACTGGTGCACTTGCACAATTCAGGGAGCCTAATAGAGATTATGTATTCATAACAGAATCAGGTTTATGGTCTTCTGATGTATGGACAAGTGGTGCAAGTAACGGCTTATTAGCTGGATATAGAATTGTTCCGCCGGATGAGAAAAATTGGGATATGACTAAGGAAGCTAATCGTGAGCTTCTCAAACGTAATATCTTGAAAGTTCGTAAGAATCAAGTTGTTCAAGTAATATGGAAAATTCAGTTAGGTTCACATCGTCAGCTGATTGGTAAAGATATGCACTGTGATTGTACATGTCCGTCTCCTGATTGTCCATGTCATGGTGGGCAAGATCCAAAACCTGAATATCCAAAGATTTCTTTGAACATAGTGCAAACTAATGTTATGTTGAATCCTGGTGAGTCTGTTACATTGGATTTGGATATAACAACTACTGTGTCTGAAGGTAGTACACCTACTACAGAACGATGGACACCTACATCTTCTACTAAAGTTATATGGTCTTCTAGTAATCCATCAATTATATCAGTTGATACTGCTGGTAAAGTTACAGCATTAGCGTCTGGTGAAGTTTCAATTGTAGCTAAACTTTCATCTGATAATGCTATATATGATACATGTACTGCAATGAGTAAGGTAGATTTGCCGATTGATGAGGAATCAATCGCATATGCTATGTTTTCTACTGGTAGTATGTATTTAGGTGCTCGTGTTCAAATTACAGCAAATCAGCTTGCAGTTAAGGAACAACTTATATGGGAAGCATCTGGTAATCCTGATGGTGTTATAGCAGGTATTGGGTCAAATGCTGGTATGTATCTACTATGTGATAATACATCAGAATCTAGACCATCTGTAGTATCTAGCGGATGGAACTATTTTGATATAAATGTATTTGCACCTGATACTATAACATATTCATTGTCAAATTATACAACACCTGATGGTATATATCGTGAGGGTTCATTACACAAACTTCCTGATGATTATGTTATGCCATCTATTCGACTTATAAATGTTGCATACAATTTGCAAACATTAGAACATATTGATGCTACATTAGGATATACAGTTGTTATAACAGAAGAATTTGCAACAATCTTATCTCCTACACAACCAAGTAGCTCTAGCCCATTCATGCAGATGTCATTGTCAGATGGCAGAAAAATTTCAGGTTATTTAGTAGGTACAATTAATTCCACAAATGTAACTGCTACTTACACAGAAAATGGATCTACAGCTTCTAAAATATTACATGGCTACGGATCCATACACATGAATTCATCTGAAAATTCACAAGTTCATATATACATAGAACCTGGAAACTACGCGATATATCAACTTCTGCATAGTGGAAATTTTGGATATTTTGAGTTTGTAAGTGCTACACCTACTACTCCAGTTCTCTTATATGTACAAGAACGTGTTCAATTATCAGATGATGGATACATTATAAATAACGGAAATAGTCGGTCAGGGTTGATATATTGTAATGGTGGAAATCTTATAGAGTCGGATGGTAATTCATATCCATCATTTAGTTGTGGTACACATAATGATATCAGATTGTATGTAGAGGCACCTAATGGAACAATTAACATACGTAATGATTCAGTTGTTAGAGGATGCTTGTATGCTGATAACATTGTATTAGGTAACGATGTACAAGTTATCATTGAATAGAGGTGATATATATATATGGATGAAATTATGTTTACACCTGCAGCTGTATTAGACTTTCTAACACAGATTGAAGAGTTACAAGGATATGATATTGGTATAGATGACTCTTCCAATATGCTTCGAGTTACAATTGGAGATTCAATTTACAATATAAATACGCGTAATACAACTGACATATCTGTAGATGAATCTGTTGTAGATGATGTTGAACTTGTAAATCAATCTGCTTATGATAATTTATCAGATTCTGGTGAAGTTGAACTTGAGCCAATCAATTCTGGGTTGATAAAACAAGTAGCAAAGACTCTATTAGTTGGTGGTCTTGTTAGACTAACTGCAAAGCTTTTGAAGTAAGGAGTGATTTTATATGAGGGCACGTGTAAAGGATAAGCCTGTAATTGATGCATCAGCTACATCTATATTAGGTACATATGAAGGTGAAGCATTAGATACTAATATTACAAACAACAATGGTTTGGATATTACTGCAGAGGTAATTAAACAAGTTTTAGCATCTGACGAATATGCACAAGGTCTTGAAAACGGTTGGTTCATCGGATTCCTAGGTCATCCAGAAGATCCAAACTGTATGGATTTTAAAGATGGATGTATTGTATTAACTGATATGTCAATAGATGATAACGGCAAAGTTTATGCTAAATTTAATCTTATTGATACACCAGTAGGTAGAATTGTAAAGACTCTTCAAGATGCTGGAGTAGTATTTGGAATTTCTATAAGAGGGGCTGGAGACATTGTAGGTAACTCTGTAGACCCAGATACTTTTGTATTTAGGGGATACGACCTCGTTTCATTTCCAGCATATCCAGACTCTATTCCTACATTTACAGCAATTGCAGCTTCTACTAATCTAGAAGATAGGAAGAAGTATCAAGCTGTATGTGCAGCTGTTAAAAATAATCTGTCTACTATAACAAGTGCATCTACTATAGATGTATTGAAATCTCAATTTGCACCTCAGTCAAATGAATATAAGTTGCTAGAATCTAGACAGACTGAGTTAGATGCTGACATTGTAGATGATGTAAATGTACAGAAAATAGAAGCAATGACCCAGCTGTATTTAGATGCAATGCAAAATGTAACTTCGTTGGCGAAACAGCTTGAATCTGAAAAGAGGCAAAATGCTTCTATATCATCTGCAACTCGTCGTAAATTAGCAGCTGTTGAAAGAATAACTGCAAGTCAGCTGCACGATGCTCTTTCTGAATTAGATTCTATAAAGGCATCTTACAGGGATATGAAGCATAAGAATGCTATATTAGGTGCTAAATTATCTGAAGTAAAAAAGACTAACCTTATATATAAACAGAAGGTAGAATCAAGTACATCCGAACTCAGAAAGAAGAGTAGAATTATTGCAAGTCTTCAAAAAGAGCTCAGTGAAACCGTCACAGCTAGTTCTAAGATCAAGGCAAGCGCATCTAACCTAGGTGTAAGTAATGAACGTCTTCAAGATGAGGTAAACATTTATAAAAATCAGCTTGATTCTTATCAACAAGCTTATGCAAGTATGTATGCTGCTGCGGTTGGTGTAGATCTAGGACATCTTCCTATCACAGATTCTACGTCTGTAGAAGATTTACAGGATATGATAGAAACTGCAACAAATACAGCAGGAATGTCTTCGATGATAGAACCTGTATATATCGAAGATGAAGATGATACAGATATTGCAACCTTGTAATAACTACAACTTTATATGTAATTAAATAAATATTAGGAGTGATTCTATATGGCAATTAAGAGATCGTCTCGTAGACCTATTGCGTCTAGCGTAAATAGACGTAGACCTATTACAGCTGGTACAAGCATTACTTCTGGTGCTAGAAGTAAGAAAGCTCCAAATTCTAAGATAATGGCAAGCTTCAATGCATTGAATCCAGCACAGAGAGCATTTGTTCGTCAGCTGCAGTCAACATGTCGTAAGCATTCATCTATCATGGGTGCAACTAATACATCTAACATTGCTGCAAGACCTGAATTCATGGAACTTCTTCCATTGTTCGTTCAGAAGCTGCTTATTCTTGATGTATTCGGATCTGTTGCAATGAAGTCCAGACAGCAGATGATTCCGTATTTCAAGTTCATTGCTGAAAACACTAAGGGTGAAACTGCTAAGGGTACAATCTTATCAAGCCCAATGGTTCAGAGACAAGGTCTTGATCCAAACTTCACAGGACGTGTTGTTAAGAATGAAGTTATTGGTTCTGGTGTTCTTACAGCAGCTGCTGATACAGTTCTTGCCTCGTTTGCATATCTTCCTGTACTTCCTGGTTCGGTTACAATCGAAACAAATAAGAGCGGTACTACTACATCTTATGTAGATAACGGCCTTGGTGAAATTCTTGACAGCACACAGACTACAATTGCTAATATCAACTACAGCACAGGCGAAATTACACCTGTTACAGCTGGTGTTACATCTCTTACACTCGCAAGCGGCGATACAATGAAGGCTACATATCAGTATGACAATGAGACTGTAGGCCCAAATGCCGAAGGTAATTACGGTGCTCAGATGGGTAAGGGTTATCTCCAGCTTGATGAATTCAATCTTATTGCTGAAGCACATCAGCTTGCTTGCTACTGGTCAATCTATTCTGCATTTGCAGCTCAGACAGAATACGGCAGCAACATTGCAGATGTTGCCAAGGAAGCAGCATTCTCTGAACTTACAGCTGAGATTAACACAAAAGGCTTCCAGGAACTTGAAAAGGCTGCAAGCTTCAAGCCGCAGTATAACTGGGATGCATCTCCAGTTCTTACAGGTTCTGTTGTGCCTTCTGATTATCTCAACATGTTCAAGCTCAAGCTGAACCAGGCATCTTCTGCTATTTATCAGGCAACTAATCTGTCACGTGGTAACAGACTTGTAGTCGGTTCTAACGTAGCTGCTTATGTTGCAATGATTGATAACTTCGTTGCAGACAGCACAGAAGATACAGTAGGTCCATATAAGCTTGGTCGTCTTGATCAGTTTGAAATTTATGTAGATCCTGCTTACGATCCTAATAAGTGGGTAATGTGCTGCAAGTCTAACGACATTAGACGTAACTCTGCACTGTTTGGTGAGTACATGCCATTCACAGATACACAGGCAATTGGTCTTGCTAACTCTAGCGTTCAGCAGGGCTACGCTACAATGTATGCTATGAAGGTTGTAAACCCAGCAACAGTTGTCAGTGGTAAGATTACAGGCGTATTTTAATTAATACGCCTACCAATACAATTATAATGACGGAGGTTATGCAATATGGCAACTTATAAGATTAAGATCACCTATAATGGTCCTGCAAAGCCTGAAAGTATTCGCTTTGTAGCTCCAATTTGTCCTATTTACTGCCCTTGCAATAGTTATACAGATACCGCAGGATATGACGGCACTGTATATGATACTAATGTTAAAGGCTTCGGCGAAATTGATGTTATGGAGCCTTATGCTTCTACATCATTCCCATTCCCAGTACCGCTTGCACAGTTCAAGGTAGCTGTTATTGGTACACCTGTTACTGCATCTGATCCGGACGGTCCTAAGTATGTTGAATTTGTTGTTGACACATACATGGAAGCATTCTGGTACAAGCAGGCCGGCGTTGCTCTTGCCGATCAAGGCTTCGTAGTAGAAGTTACAGAAAATAACCCGGCAGCTGGTAATTCCTAATCAATTCAATCTTGTTTGTAAGGAGGTCTAACATATGACAATGAATGAAATCGTTGAACAGGTAGCATTTATGTTAGGCCTACCTGCAAACGAAAATGTAGAAGGTATGCAAATCGAACAAGCTGTTAACATTGCATTCAGAGAGTTGAAGCGATACATGAAAACTCCTGTAGATAAAACAGTACCATATGCTCCTAGATTAGATCTAGTGAAATTAGGTATCAACACCAAAAGAGTTTTATACGTACAAGCAGCTTATCCGAAGCTAGGTCTTACCTTAGGTTCTATTGAAAGCGGTAATGTCTTTCAAGTAGCAGCGTCTGTAAATACATCAAGTACAGGTAATTCCGGTACATCGATAAATATAGACCCTATAATGAATGAATTAGCATTATCGCAAGTTCGTAATTGTCTTGCAACAGATTTTCAATGGAAACATGATACACTTAACAATGTAGTCTATTGTGCGCACAGAGCTCCTGTACCCGCCGCAGTTACAATTCGTTATGTACCTATATACAACGATGTATCTGAAATAGTAGGAGACACCTGGATAGATTACTTAATACGAATGAGTGAAGCCAACATGAAAAAGTCATTAGGCAGATCACGTTCTAAATATAAAATCGACGGGTCTAATGTTTCACTTGACGGGGATACACTTTTATCTGAAGCTAATGCGGAGCTGGAAGCTATTCGCAATGAGCTGAAAGAAAAAGGCAGTAAACTTGTTATTCTTAATTAATAAAAATTCAATGTACAATACAAGGAGGAATTGCATATGTTCATTCAGAAGAAAGGCATTAGAAGAAGAGTTATGGCGGAGACTGATGTAGCACCTGATGCTGCAGAGCTGTTATTCCAGGCTGAAGATGTTGCTGAGCTTGTTGCTGAGGTTACCGGTGAAGTTGTTGAAGTTGAAGCTGACGACGCAGGTGAGTCTGTTACATTCAATGTCGGCGAAGAGGCATTTACAGTTGAAGCTGAAGGTACAGAAGAGACTGTTGAATCTTCTACACGTCTTGCTCGTTCTAAGAGACCTGTATCTGCATCTACTAAGCGTGGTACTGTTGGAAGAAATAGCAGAACTGTACGTAAGGCACCTCGCAGAAGATAATCGTTATATAATATGTAAATAAGACATAAGGCTTCTAAGTAATATCGCTTGGGAGCCTTATTTACTACATTTGAGGTGATAATTATGAATGTTAAACGTACGAAGAGACAACCTGTATTAGCAGGAGAAACATTGAAGAAGCTTACAAGTTTCTTAAAAGGTGTATCTGAGAAGCTGTTTAATCTATTTGATACGTTAGGTGATGAAGGCTTGAAGATTGTAGATCAGAAAGATACGCAAGACGGTGGTCAATGGTTAAAGTTAGAATATGACGGTAATAATGCTGAAATAACAATTACACCTGCAGACGATAAAGGTGTATTCAATATTATCTTGAAATCGCCAATGGGTGGTACAACTAAGTTTGACAAGATAAGCGAAGCGGATATTGATACTAAAGTTAAGTCAGCGTTGAAAGATATATTCAGTAGCACACAGCTGAGCTCTTCTAATCCTAATAAGCTTAAAGTTACATTACAGAGCGTAACATCAGCAACAGGTGTAGACATTAATTTAACTGCAATCAAAGCTAATTATGATACATCGGCAGCTATTCAAGATTTGGAAGCTATACTAGGTGACGATGATTTTGTATCGCAAGTTACAGCTGAACCTATTTCATTTGAAATCACAGATAATGGTGAATGCTTTGATATTGAAGAAACATGCAGCTTTGACGCTTCGGATACAATTGTACAGCTTATTCAAGCAGCAATGCAGTTATGGGCTAACTTAAAAGTTATCCATTGGGCTGCTAGAGGCTTAAATAGTTTTGAGCTGCATTCAAAATCAGATAACTTAGCATTCTGGGTGATGAATGATGTAGACTGCTTTGGAGAGTATCTTGTTGAATCTAAATGCCCTGCAGTTAATCCATTACTAAATCAATGTAATTTATCGTTGATATCAGACCAGCAAGGATTTACTGCCGAAGAAGGATATTGTATAATGAAGTCAGAAATTTCTAAATATGTAAACATATTAGAAACATTATATGTTAACTTTCCGCATGATTTCCAAAGTGTTCTTGATAACATGATAAGAACTTGGAAGAAAGAATCTGAATATTTCCTCACAAGAGCTACAATGTAGGAGTGTCTATATGCTTAAACGTGTACGCAATATAGTATATGCACATTGTTCTAATTTTGATGAATGGTATAATCATTGTATTCAAATAAGTTCAAAATCTGAAGTTGATGAATTGTATGAATCTGCATATGTTCAATATATGGATATGATTGGTGAATCACATTATGTGCTCAAATATAATGAAGTCAAAAATATGGTTTCTATCATAAGTAGCCCAGACTGGGACACTCGTCAAGAGCCTACAGTAGGAGATAGTATATGTGCTTCTTATGATGAGTATGGTGAAGTAAAGTGCAAGCTAATCAAATCTACAGGACAAATATATCATAATAAATGGATGTTTGTTCAACCATCATATACAGGGTTCAACATTACAGCTTCAAAGTTACGAACAGTGTTATGGAATCGTATTCCTAACATCAAGGAGCTTAAATGTAAAATATCATATCGCAAGTATTGGAATCAATTATTGAAAGAAAATGGATTGTCTCTATGATATAGATTCGTTATATACATTACAGTCTGCTACATACTATGTAGAGGAGGATAGTAATGTCACTAGAAAAAGATTCCAAATTTAGACGACATCTAGAACACTGTGATAATATATATGTAGAAGTGAGAAATGTGATGAAATCTGCTAGAAGATTATCAGAAAATTATAACAATCAACTATTGCATTCTAATGCAATATCTCATGTTGTACGAGGTGATGAATTGGAAACACATCCAAGTTTAGCTGATAGTAAGAACGAATATGAAGCACGCCATATAAGAAATCTATTTTGCACAATTGATGATAAAGAAGTATGTGATGCTGTGTATGATTCGTTTTATGATAGTAAATCTGCTAATCACCTTATATATGTGTATAATAATGTCGAAGATGAACCTCGTAAAGCTCGTGTACGTGTTCTGACTCGCATGTTATGGCATACATTGATTAAGTGAACGGAGGATTAATTATGAGTGAGAATAAAAATACTGTAGATGATATCTTAACTCCACCAATAGATTCGGATGTAGATGTTAAAAAGGAGTCGGCTGATAAGAAAACAACTGATACAAAATCTACTGCAAAGAAAACAGAATCTGTGAAAAAGACAGAAACTGCAAAGAAATCTGATTCTGAGAAAACTGCATCTAAAGAAGATACAAAAGTTACAGAGAAACAAGTTGAAACTTCAACAGGCAAATCAAATAAGTTGACAGCTGGTACAGAATTTACAGCGAATCGCTTAGTACGAATCTATCCTACATCTAATATGTATATGTATACAAATACACGTTCAGGCAAGATGTATATATATGCAGATGGTGTAGTAAACGGCCGTATTCGTCTAACTGATGATATAGAAAAAGTTGGTCAGCCCTTCGGTTGTATCGGCTGGGCATCTGTAGATGCTGTAATGCAATGTATTGAATAAGGAGGTATTCATATGAGCGATGTAAAGAAGCTTACTACTGATAATGGTTTGATCGAATCTATCGAATGTGACCTCACATACGAAGATTTACCTGAAGATATGAAAGCAGAATTTGCTGATGGTAAAGGAGGAGAAGACTAATGTCTTATACAAATAGTCCGTTGGTTACTAAAACACAAAGATCTTCTAAACACAATGATAGAAGATATCCGATAACAAAGATAACAATTCATCATGCTGCTGGCGTTATGAGTTTTGACACACTTCTGAATTATGTTGCAACTTGTCCTAGAGATATGTCTGCTAATTATGTACTACGTCAGGGAAAGCTTGGACTTGTTGTTGATGAAAAATATAGAGCTTGGACATCTTCTAATGCAGAAAATGATCATAGAGCTGTAACTATTGAAGTTGGTAATTCGTCCTCAGGAGGACAGTGGCCTATTGCAGACGTAGACCTTGAATTGCTCATTAAATGGTGTGCTGATGTATGTAAGAGGAACAATATTCCGAAGTTGTATTATGATGGAACTCCTAATGGATCTCTCACACTTCATGAGATGTTTGCAGCAACTGGCTGCCCTGGACCTTATATCAAGTCGAAAATCAATTATATTTGCACGGAAGTAAACAAGCTTATTAATTCTACCAGCACTGGTAATACGACGCCATCTGCGCCAAATGCGACTGGTAATTCAACCTATAAAGTTGTGACAAATATATACGGTTATATGACAGCAGCTGATGCTGTAGCTGACAAGAATCGTAGGCGTACAGTTACTCCTGGTACTTATTATGTATATAATGAGACAGCTACAGCGGTGAATGTAACATTGAATAAAGCTGTTCCAGGTGCTTGGATTTGTAAAGCTAAAAACATCACAGCGTCTACATCTGCTCCATCTGCTAAGAAGTCTGTAGAAGACATTGCCAAAGAAGTTATCGCTGGTAAATGGGGTAACGGTTCAGATAGAGTAAATAAACTTACAGCAGCTGGTTACAATGCTACAGAAATACAGTCTAAAGTAAATGAATTGTTATCCGGCAAGAAATCTACAAAGAAATCTGTTACAGAAATTGCTAAAGAAGTAATCCTAGGTCAATGGGGCAACGGTTCAGAACGTAAGAAGAAGCTTGAAGCTGCTGGGTACAATTATGCTGAAGTACAAGCTGCTGTAAATAAATTACTGTAAGCTAGGTGGTAATATGAATCTTAGAATAGCAGGAACTGTCAACGATTCAATCGTTGATGGTCCTGGTATACGTTTTACTATCTTCACTCAAGGATGTACTCATCGCTGTAAAGGGTGTCATAATCCACAGACTCATGATCTATATGGTGGTAAGATAGTTACTATAGACAGTTTGATAATACAGATACAATCTAACCCATTATTAGACGGAGTAACATTCAGTGGAGGAGAACCTTTTCTACAAGCCGAATCATTAGCTGAATTAGGTAAATATATTCATGCTCATACATCTCTCAACATAGTGACATATACAGGCTATACATTTGAAGAACTGCTTTCAGCATCAAATGTTGATAAAGCTTGTATGAGGTTACTTGAAGAAAGTGATATCTTGATTGATGGGTTATTTATAGAGTCTGAGAAAAGTTATGAACTCCGATTCAAAGGTAGCTCTAATCAAAGATGTATAAATGTTAAAGATAGCCTATTGCAGAACAAAATAGTATTAGCTAACATATAAGATAGAAGTGCAGGTCACATAGATCTGCACTTCTTATTTTATGAATCGTTATGTATTGTATAGTAAATAAAAATATAATTTACTATATGAACAAAACGTAAAAAAAATACTAAGGAGTTATGACAATGGACAAATTTACAAGAAGACGTGCAATTGCAACTTGTGCGTTATTAGCAGTTGTAGGTGTAAGCGGTTTTGGTATTGTTAAAAACAAATGCGAATCTCAATGTAGTGCAATTCCTACTACATATGAATATACAGATGAAGTAACAACAATGCCTTATATGGTTACAAATACATCTACAAAAATTGAAACAACAACTGAAGCTGCTACAACATCTGTTACTACTACAACTACAACGACAGAAGCAGCACATTTATATACAACAGTATGCGAAACTTGTGGAAGTGACATTACTGGTATATATATTACAGATACAGAAGTACAGATCTTAGGCACACTTGTATACCTTGAAGGTGGGGCAGAATCTTATGACTGCCAAAAGGCGATTGCAAGTACTGTTATAAATAGAATGATCACTTCCGGAGATACACTTATTGAAACTATCTATGCAGATAATCAATATTCAGTAGCATGTATGCTCGATGATTCATCACCTTCAGATGAATCGTTAAATGCGGTGATGGAAGTATTAAACAACGGAACTACAGTACCGGAATATGTTACATTTTTCAGATCTGGTTACTATCATGATTGGGGAGATCAAGTACCATATTGCAGGATTGACGATACATATTTTACATATAGTCAATCATTGTTAGATGCTTATGAAAATTAAATTATAAAGGAGTAATAACATGAAATTTGAAGTAATCAATAGTGACGGACAAGTTGTTATGCAGACTACATCAAATGAATGTATACCTACTCTTGATGAATTAGAATCAATGTCTTCCGCAGGCTATCGTTACAAGGTAGATGGTAAGATAGTTGGTAAAACACGTGTTATGGAAGCAGTAGGCGGAAGCAAGCTTACTGCTTCTTCTATTAACACAACATCAAAGAAGTCAGGTAAACAGGTTAGATGTATAGAAACTGGTGACATATATTCAAGTAAAGTAGAAGCTGGTAAGGCTTTTGGAATTTCAGATTCTTCTGTATACGATTCAATTCGACTTAAGAAGAAAGTCAAAGGTTACAGCTTTGAATTAGTATAATCGTTATTGTACATGTGATAGATTTTATGTGAATATGTTATGAACATGTATTTGACTATTTTATTAATTCATAGGAGGTAAACATGATACATGTAATTCAAAACAATGATGTATATGAACTTACATTTAAATATGATGAGCTACTTATATCATATGTAAAAAATGTACCAGGTCGTACTTGGTTACCAGATAAAAAGAAATGGACTATTCCAAAGGAGCATCTAGGATGGTTCCTCAATGAGATAAAGGGCACAGTATATGAAAATTGTGTTAATATCATATCAGATGAACACTTGAATGAAAATGCTACGCTTGATTCAACATCTGAATCCCAAATTCCTAATATAGATATTTCTGATATAGATCAATATGTTATGGAAGGAGGTTCATTATATAAACATCAGATTGATTTCTTGAAATATGCTAAATCTAGAAATTCAGCAGGGTTCATACTTGCAGATGAAATGGGATTAGGTAAAACTTTGGAAGTAATAAACTATGCACTTTATCAAAAGAAAGTACATGGATACAAACATTGTTTAATCATATGCTGTGTGAATTCTGCAAAATATAGTTGGAAAGAAGATATAGAGAAGCACACTAAAGGTGCAGAGTCGGCATATATTTTAGGAACACGAAAGAAACGTAATGGTGGTATTAGATATGGTACATCTGGAGCTGATAAAACTCAAGATTTGATATCTGGGCATATGTATAGTGATCCAAGTGAACCTGAACTTCCATTCTTTCTTATTACTAACATTGAATCATTGAGGACAAGATCTGGTAAACAATATACACTAGTTGCTGAAATTGTCAAGATGACCTGGAAGAAAGAAATGCCATTGATAGCTTTAGACGAAATACACAAGAATATGTCACCTAAATCTACTCAAGGTAAGATGGTTCTTAAAATCAAACAAATGACTGGAAGTGCTATAGAGTGGATTCCAATGACAGGTACTCCAATTGTAAATAAGCCTACTGATGTATTTACACCATTGAAATTGATAGGTGTGCATAGTGTCAAAAGTTACTGGGAATGGTGTAAATTGTTTGTTATATATGGAGGATATGGTGACCATGAAATAATGGGATATAAAAATATACCTCAGCTGAAACAGATGTTACAAAATAATATGCTTCGTAGATTGAAGAAAGATGTACTAGATTTACCAGATAAAATACATCATAATATATATGTGGAAAACACACCTACACAAGCACAGTTGTATGCATCATTACAAACTGAAATATATGAAAATAAAGAATCTATATTAGGATCTATGAATCCATTAGCATCATTTCTTCGTTTACGGCAGGTCAATGGAAGTCCAGAACTTGTCGATAAATCTATTGTAGTAGATGATAAGTATTTATCAAAGAATGCTAAGCTGGCTGAACTCATGAGGTTGCTTGAAGATATAATTGAACGAGATGAAAAAGTAGTAATATTTTCAAACTGGGTAGAACCGCTCAAAACCTTATATAGATTTGTAGCAGCAAAATATAAAACTACATGTTTTACTGGTACAATGTCTGAAGAAGATCGACAGAAGCATAAACGTGTATTCTTGAATAATCCTGACTATAAGATTATGCTTGGCACTATTGGCGCACTTGGTGTTAATCATACTCTTACTGTTGCAACAAATGTTATTTTCTATGATGAACCTTGGACACCTGGTGATAAGATTCAAGCTGAAGATCGTTGTCATCGTATTGGTTCTAAATATCCGCTTAATATTTATACACTGTTGACAGTTAATACTGTTGATGACACTGTTCACAAAATAATAGGTGATAAAGCGGATATCTCAGGATACATTGTAGATGGTAAGCTGGATTTGAGGAACAATCCAGAATTGTTTGAAAAGCTTCTAGGAGATGTACATCGAATTTAAACGGAGGTGTATAAATGAAACGCAGAGTAATATCAGCTCAAGCTATAACAGCTGCTGAAAATGATTCAGCATTTGATGATATCATTGGTAATATCAAAGCTGATTTTGAATATATTATAGACGGACTTGAAACTCTTAATCGTAGAGGTGCAGATTCTGTAAAACAAGCGATGTCTATCGCTACTAGCATAAGTGCTGACCTTGAACAGCACATTGCTGCAGTAGCTGATTCTATTACAAAGTAACGGAGGCATAGCTTAATGAAGATAACAAGAATTTCGCTTGAAGACGATGCCCAACAATTATCTTCTGACATATTTTACTTTCAGTAGATGATAAATCGTCTGTAGACATAGACCCAGATGTAGGTTCTCCTACGTTATAATTATCGCGAATGAGGTGAATATTATATGAAAATCAGTAAACATAAGATTTTAGCTGCATCTAAGCTAAACTATAATACAACTGAATTGAAAGAGCTTCGCAAAGCTATTCAAAATATTGTAGTAGACAATGATGCTGAATTTATGTAGCTTGTCGACGATATGATAAATAATACGACAATGAACTATGTTCCTGAAACACGAGAACTCAAACGTTGCATTGACAATATGCTTGAATATGACAGTGAGAGCGAAGTTCGCAATTGGGTACTCAAGTATGCAGCAGACCTCGGATGTATTGCATCTAATAACATCAACAGTGCTTCTACATGTGTAAATGCTGCTACAGAATACAGCATTTCTGATGTAGAAAGGGAGCTTCTCAATCGTATCGGATCTAGAGTCGGTGCTGAGCCTGCTATTATCGTGAATCTAGGTACAGGTGAAGCAGGTGTAATCTCTGAAACTGCTGATGGTGATATTGTACTTGATAACTTAGATACTGGAAAGCGTACATGGGATGCACAGAATGTAATTGAAGAAGTGCTAACATCTTGGGACAAATCTATTGAGTGAGGTACCATATGAAACGATTTATCAAATGCTCTACAAGTAGCTGTAAAGCTACAGGTCGTACTTGGTCTGAATTTATCCGAAATATAGAATCTACTTTAGGATATGAAGTAGATTCTGCATATCGTAGAACATCTGATCAGCTCATTCTAATGTATTTAGATGGTGCAGAATATGAAGGTGAAGTAACTAGATATTCAGATGGCACATATGAGTTAATATGTGATAACATATATCCAGCCAGGATGTAACTAAAGGAGATAAGCATGAAGTTCAATGTTGATACTAGTATAGGTAAGAAAGCAGAGGCTAAAATAAAAGAATGGTTAGATAAGCCTGAAGAAGGATATTGCTTCGACAGAATACCTGACCAGATGACTGGATTTTATGGTTCTAAAAACATATGTGATTTCACATTATTCAAATCGCCTAACATGTATTACATTGAATCTAAAGCTACATGGGAAGATAGATTCGACTTCTCTATGCTGTCATCAACTCAGCATGATGGTTTGTTAGAGAAGTCGAAGATTCCTAATGTATATGGAGTTGTAATTGTTCTATTTGCACACCATCAGAGAGCATTCATAATAGATATAAATGAAATCAAACGTCTTGAAGATTTAGGGAAGAAGTCTATCAATATCAATAAGATCGACAATTGGGGTATTACATATACAGAGATTCAGACCATACCAAATAGTCGTAAAACATTTCTTGATTATACTGGAGAGTTCATTGTAAAATCGAGTCTTTAAATTTAGAATCGTTATATAATGTAACATCATAACAATCAAATATATGTTATGAAAATTGGAGGTTACATTATGAAAGAGAACAAATTATACTATGCAGCATTTGGAGAGCTTGAGAATGCATTCTACAATGAGCACTATAATCTTGAAATAAGCGAAAATGGTGATCTTGAAGCAACAGCTTTTGAGGATGCAGATATGATGCCTAAAATCGCTATTCATAAATCTGAAGTTGATGGTAATTATTACTATTCAGCTACACTTGAGTTTCCTATACTCGATAGCACAGAAATGGAATTCTATGACAGTATTGCGTACTGGATGAAGCGTTGGAGTGAGATTGGTCATATCATAACTATGCTGGATCAGTTTGTATATGATCCATCTTTGTATGAAGACGAAGAAGAAAATACAGAAGATTCGACAGATGATTGTGGTATTCAATCTGTAATAGAGTTTATCAATTCTGATAACTTTGACATCGGTTGGTTCGTATGTGATATGTACAATGGTAATGCTAGCTCAACTGGAGATGCATTTAGACAGCTTATAGTAGAATCGGCTATCAAATATCTCAATGATGCTTGCAGCGGAAATAATGGACTATGTCATGATGCTATAAATAGTACAGAAGTTCATAAGACGCTTTGGGACATGACCGAAGGTTATAAAGTATAAATTTTATACAGACAATCGTTAAATAGTATGCACGTCTATCTGATGTGCATACTTTATTTTTAAGAGGTTTGATGCTATGAAGAACTATATAGTTGGTGTAGTTGTAGCGACTGTAAAATGTGATTCGTTATATAATATGTAACAAATTACAACGGAGGTATTTAATATGTATAATCTTGATGTTATATCAAAAGGAGAATTTCGTTTCTGGTTCAAGCGAAAAGGCATGTCCTGCGTATGGGATGTTTTTGAAATGACTAAAAATATCAATGATGCAGATGCTGTACCGCTTACAACATACTATGAAGAAAGTGATCTAATTGATGATTTTGAAACTGAAGATTCTAACATCTTTGATGAAATTCGTAAAGAGTTCAATATGTTCCGAGAGCAGAGACCTGAATATTGTGTCGGCATTCCTATTGATGTTCGTCTTATTTCTGATTGCGAATGTTCTGATGAGCTGCTTGAAGAACGACAGTATGTTTTTGAAAAGTTGCTTACTGCGGTAATTGCTATGCAAGAAACAGGTGACCGTGGTATTGATTATGCACGTAGATGTATCAATTGGTTGAGAAATGGAGATTTTTATACAGCCCCTGCGTCTACAAGATTCCATGAAGCTGAACCTGGCGGTCTTCTTAAACATACACTTAAAGTTGTGAATGCTATTTATCAGATCAGCGTTGTAGACTCTTTCAGCGAAGTGAAGTTACATGAAGCAGTACTGGTAGCTCTTGCACATGATTGGTGTAAGATTGGAACATACGAAATGTACATGAGAAATGTTAAAGATGATGCTACTGGAGTGTGGAACAAAGTCCCTTCATACAGGAAAGTTGAATCTCCTATTCCGTTCGGTCATGGTACATCATCTATGTATACTGTACAGAAATTCGTTCATCTGACCATGGAACAAGCGTTAGCAATCAGATGGCATATGGGTAGGTGGTATGTATCTGATTCTGAAATTAATGAACTTCAGCATTCAAATGAAACCTATCCACTTGTCCATATGATTCAGTTTGCCGATCAGCTTGCAATCACATCTTATTTTCACTAAAATATTAAACATATTATGATAATACAGTAGGCGTTCAAACTGGACGCCTATTTTGTATAACCTTTAATATCATAGAACATATATTAGGAGGTATACTATGGGTTACATTCCGACTACTATAAAACAGTATGCAAACGAAGACATAAATGCTGCACTGAAAGCAGTATCAAACAACATGAAGTTATCATCAATGTCATTTGACAGGGACGGCGTAGATAAAAATAGCGATGAATATACTGTGTATGCAACAGCTATTATTGCATGTCCAGATCTCAAATTACAGTTTGAGTTCATAATGGAATATGTAGTGACAACAGACGGTTCTGTATATGCAAGTGGTACAATTGATGAGTTTGCTGATTCGCTTGAAGATAGATATGCTGCTTGCGAATCGGGTGAAGATGGTGAACCTATCACTGCATCTACTAGAGTCAAGAGACAGCCTATCATGGCAGCAGAAGACGAAGATGAATTCATAGACACTGTAGATGATCTTTCAGATAGTGTAGACGATATACAGGATACACTTGATGAGATTGACGGAACAGAAATCGAAGAAGATGAAGTTGATATTGAGGTTGATAACAATATCGCAAATCATTACATTGCAGAATGTGATACATGTCATGGGCTTTTCATTTCAGCGTTGATTGAATCAGATCAAGAGGTTGAAAAAGTATCTGGTGTCTGCCCACTCTGTAATGAAGATACAGATCAATATCTAAAATTTATCGTGCGTCTTATTGAGTAGAGAGAGGTGTGGTAAATGGATTGGAGTTCTATATTTGTTGCGAGTTTACCAGTAATATCTGCTGTGCTTGTAGCAGTTCTAAATAATTGGGAAAAGATCAACCCAAGTAAGCGTAGAGTAAATGAAATGTATAAACTTGTATCTGATCTTAAATCTGAATTACAAGCAAACAGTCATCAGTTTGATGAATTGTCTAAACAAGTAAAATCTGTATCGTCTGCACAACGCATAAGTTTGCAAACTAGAATTCTTGAATATTGTAAGAAGATTCAGAATTCTATAGATGCTGGTGAAATAGATTATCGTGAAGATCTGAAGCAGCTAATCCTACTCTACAGAGAATATTATCTCTGTGGGTACAACAGCCAAGGTAGATTATACTTCAATGATACTATTCAAAAAGCAGCAGACGATAACAATACGCTTGTTCATGAGCTTATGACTACATATTTTTCAGACTACGACCCAGATGCACATATCTAAGGAGAAACAATTATGATGAATCAAATATTAACAGCAATACTAAGTATAATAATTACTGCATTAGGTACAGTAATTACTACAGTGTTGTTACCTGCACTTTGTAATTGGCTTAAAGCTAAAACACAGAGCCAAAGATTACAATCCGTTATTGATGATATAACGATTACAGTTCAATCAAGTGTAGATATGTTGGAACAAACTGCTGTAAAACAGCTTAAAGAAGAGGATTCATGGAATGCAACATCTCAAGCGCAAGTTTTAGAATCAGCTGTAATTGAAATTATGACGAATTTATCAAATCAAACATTTGATATATTAAAATCGGAGGGTGCTAATATTGAAAGCTTGATAAAACGTCATATTGAAGCATACATTCAATCGAAGAAAAACAACCCAGAGGTGATTTTATGCGAATAATTAAATCAAATCGTAACATTGCTGCTGCATCTATGCCGCCTAATCCTTATGATATTGGACCTGAAGATCCTAAGGAGTATAGCAAGCTCGATGAATTTGATTCCGAATTAGAGCTATATTTCGATGAGCCTGTAACTATTGATGAGGATGGTTATGTTGAGCTTACAGGTACAGAGTATATGCTCAATCCTGCACCAGACCGAATGGGTATGTATCTTGATTATGATTACAATGTTGAGATAGCAGATGCAGATGACATATATGACCGACTCGGTGATGAATTAAATGCTATAGGCATAGGTTCTAGATATACACCTGGAACTTACAAAGTAACTGGTATTATTAATCTAGTTTCTTCTGCTAGTGGCATAGAATATGATGACGAATATTCTGGTGTTGATGAAGACGGTGATCCAATTGTAGATAGGTCTTATTATAAAGATGATTCAGAATATACTATCAAATCATTTACAGTATCAGATGTAAAGGTGTCAGGTGCTGCTATAAACAGTTCTACAACTGTAGTAGGGTATGATGACATTGATGAAGACAGCTGGAAGTATCTCCGCAGCAAGCAAGTGATAGATTCAGATGGTATGCTAACTGATTATACACTATACAAAAATGCAGATGGTACACAGTTCATATGCATGTTTGGTGATAACGATTTGTATGAACCTGATCCTGATTATGCAGACTGGGAAGGTAGCTCTGAGGAAGAAGCTATTGAATGGTTTGACAATTACAGCAGCGGTTATGATGAATACGATGATATCTATGGTGCAGAATCTGCAGATAAAGCTGATGCATATGATGAAATCAAAGAAATAGGTCAAGAATTTACATCTGAAAATACATCCATTAACAGCGGTAGACTTCCAGCAGTGTTCAACATGGTAAATTTTGAACCTGGTACAGTCAACCTCGACTACGGTGGCGGTAAGTTTGACAATGTTGCAGAGTATCTCACACAGTATGATGTTATCAATCTTGTATATGATCCGTACAATAGAACTGCTGAGCATAACAAAGAAGTGATTGGACTTATTCGTGAACATGGCGGAGCTGATACAGCTACATGTTCTAATGTGCTGAATGTTATCAAAGAGCCAGAAGTTCGTTTGAATGTTCTTCAGAATATCAAAAAGCTTGTAAGACCTGGTGGTACTGTTTACATTACAGTATATGAGGGCAAAGGTAATGCAGCTGAAGGTCCTACAAAATCTGGTTATCAGCCCAACAGAAAGACAGCCGATTATATGGAAGAAGTTCAGCAAATATTTCCTGATGCAAGACGTAAAGGTAAACTTATTATCGCTACTAACAGTAATGCTGTTACAAGCTCTACAGATTATGAAGATGATGACATTGAACTCATCACGCTGTAACATCAGTTAATAATTTATGAATCGTTATAGACTACATAGTCAAACATACTTGGCTATGTAGTCTATTTTATTATTCAAGTACATGTTGGAGGTTATGATAATGGCAAAGAATCCTGCTCAAGAGAGAATTACACATAATTTCATATCGGATGGTAGTCCTTATGATAAGTGCAAGAAATGTATACATTTCACAAGAGAGGGAGGTTATCAGCATTGTAAAAAGTTCGACAGATTTGTTCCGACAATTGGGTTCACGTGTTATAAGTTCAACCCTAATCAGACAGGAGGAGATATTTA